GCTCTATTGATACAAATTTTGTTTCAACAAAAAGAACATTCCTACCTGAATTTTTAAAATAGGAATACAGATAGCTTAGAGAATAGTATAATGTGCTTCATAGAAAAGAAGATGAAGAACGTAGAGCTTTAATTAGGCAACTAAAAGATTGGAAAGAAAAAGATGAAGTACAAGAGGAATAATTTTTATTATCCTCTTGACAACTTCATTTGATTATGTTATTATATGGATGATTCAAAGGAGTAACTATGAATCGAGAAGAACGTAGAGCGGCTGTAAAGAAGCTCACTAAAAAAGGTTTAACAAAAGAAAGTGCTATTACTTTTGTTAAAAGAATGGATAGCATTACCACCAATCCTATTACTACATGGGAAGGTGAAAAAGTAACTTTAGATTATAATCGAATTATTTCATATCCAGATTGGAAGCAAATGAGAGAAGATTATAGAAATTGGGTTACTGAACATAAAAATGATATTTTTACAGTTGAATTTGACCCTTTGAAAAAAGAAAGGCAGACTGCTGATTATAATAGCCTTGTTCAATTTGTAGAAGATGAAACTAAACCAAAATGGTTATTTTGGGCAGGAGATTTAATTCCTGTTGAGGGACAAACAAGACCTGATACTGAGGAAGAAAAACGAATCAAAGAATTCAACGAGAAGATTGATAGTATTCTATCTAAGATGGAATAAGGAGGATAAAAATGGAACACACGAATTTTATGATGATGATTGGAGTTGTTGCAAGTGGCAAATCTACTCTTGCTCAAAATCTTAAAAATATGTTGACTAAAATGGGTCAGCCTACAATGATTGTTTCATCGGATGAAATTCGTGAAACTGTTTTTGGAGATGTAAATGACCAGACTCATAATGATGAGGTCTTTAAAGAAGTTCGTCGCCGTATTAATAATTGCGTTGACAAGATGAATATCATTGTTGATGCAACTAATATTAATGTTAAATCTCGTAAGAGCTTGTTGGATATTGTTCGTAACAAGGAGAATGTTACTAAAGTAGCTTATGTTATGACTACTCCCATTGCTGTTTGTAAAAGACAGAATAAAGCGAGAACTCGTACAGTTCCCGAAGAAGTTATTGACAGACAGATTGGCAAGTTTGAAATTCCTTTTTATGAAGAAGGTTTTGATACAATCAATTTAATTGGTTGGAATTTTAATCAGTTTGAAGTAATTGTACCTCAGTCTAATTGGACTACTGATGATGATTATATTATGAGTTTGATGAAGGGGTTTGACCAGAAAACTTGTCATCATAAGTACACTTTAGATGAACATTGTAGAATTTGCGCAGAAGAAGTTGCTAAAAGAACTGATGACAAGATTCTTTATAGAGCCGCACAGATTCATGATTTAGGTAAGTTAACTACTGGTCAGCCCAAGGAAGATGGTTCTGGAGATTATAGATATTATAGTCATCATAATGTAGGAACATATGACCTTTTAGCAAATCTTGATTGTATTGGATTTACTAACATGGATGATATTTTAAAATGTCTGTTTTATGTTAATTTCCATATGCTTCCTTTCTTCCTTGAAACTGAGAAATCTAAAGCTAAATGGGAAAAGATTATGGGAAAAGAAAATCTTGATAAGCTTTTCCTGTTTAATGAATGTGATAAGATTGCAAGTGGAACTTACGAAGAGTAAGTTGGAATAAATAGTAAAGGAGAGTTAAAATGAATTTTCATTTCAAAAAAGAGTATACTTGGCATCCTCTTTATGAATATGTTATGACTGTTAAAAGAAAGTATATCCAGTCTTATACTCTCCTTAACAATGAACCTTGTCCTGAGAATTATAATTTCAATGATTGGCTTGACAGAGTTCTTGAGGTATGGGGGAATATTACTCCCAAACTTAATGAAAAGTTGAATAAGATTTTTGACCCTCTTCAGATTACTTGTTATGACCATTATGTGCTTTTTAAGTACAAGGGCTTTATTGAATTATCTGACGATTATGATTTAAATACCTTTTTTGAATTATATGATGGTCTTTATAGAGAATGTCGTTCTTGTGTCTTTGATTTAAAGAACGATGAAATTGCTCTTGCATCTTTAGCAAAGTTTAAGAACTATGGCGAGGATGATGGTGATTGGTCTCCTAAAAACATTAGGTCTAAATATAATTTTGCTCATGCGGTCTTTATTACTAACAAGCTTGATGGTTCTTACCAGCAGTATAGATATATTGCAGATGAAGACCGAATCTTAGGTTCTGGTTCTCAGGCATTAGACCCTGTTGAATCTTGGAGACTTGCCGAGGGTTATAAGCTTTTATCTGATGGGCAGAAAGAATTAATTAAGGATTATCCTGATTATACTTTTATTTTTGAGTATATTTCTCCAAAGAATCCTATTGTTGTTAAGTATGATGAATCTCAAGAAGGATTATATTTACTTGCGGCAAGAGATGTTAAGGATGGTAAGGAAATTTCTTTTGATATCCTTAGTGATATGGCTGAGGAATATGATTCTAAAATGACTCAATGGTATTATAATGCTACTTTGTTTAGTGTTTTAGCTGATACTGACAATTATCTTTCTTCTGAAAAAGAAGGTTGGGTAGTTGATATGGTTGATGGATATAAAAATCATTTTAGATGCAAGGTTAAAGTTGATGATTATCTTCTAATGCATAAGGCTTTGTCTAAGAATATTTCTCCAAATGCTGTTATTAATGCTATTCACGAAGATAGATTTGATGACTTTTTGGCAAAATGTCCTGAAGCATATAGAGATTTAATTATGGAATATTACAATACTGTTCATGAATATCTTAATCTCTATAAAGAGCTTATTGATAAAATTTTAGTTAAAGGAAATGCTGAGTGTGTAGATTTTTGGAATGATAAAAAAGAAGCAATGCTTTGGATGGATAAACTTCCCAAGGTATTGAGGGGCAGAACAAAGACCAAATATCTTGGACAAGAAAACGATTTCTTGTTGAAGAAACAGTTTTGCTATAAATATTCTGAAATTACAAAAACCCTGCACAATTTAAAGCGTTTTAAAAATTCTATGGTGGAAGGGTAACTTTCCACCATTTTTATATATTATATAATAAAACAGGAACAAATTAAAATTAAACAAAAAAGGATTGACAAATATGGATGTAAAGATTAAGTTGCTGTCTAAGACAGCTAAGATGCCTATTAAGGCGCATGAGACTGATGCTTGCTTTGACCTTTTTGCTGATTGTCCTGATGATATTTATTATAGTTGGGATATTCAAAAAGATGTTGCAGGAATTAAGATTCGTCCTCATGAAACAGTAAAAGTAAAGACTGGTATTGCGACTGCAATTCCTGTTGGATATTGGGGTGCTGTCTTTGCTCGTAGTGGTTTGGCTACTAAGCAAGGTTTGCGTCCTGCTAATTGTGTAGGCGTAATTGATGCAGACTATCGTGGTGAATGGATTGTTGCTCTTCATAATGATAGTACTGAAACACAAATTATTAGACATGGGGACAGGATTGCTCAAGCTATGATTCTTCCTGTTCTTCCCACTACTTTTGAACAAGTAGAAGAACTTCCAGATACTGAGCGTGGTGCTGGTGGATTTGGAAGTTCTGGTAATTAAAACTTAAAGGAGAAAGTTATGTAGGATTTTTGGAAATTAGCCTTAGAAAATCTTTTAGCGGCTTTAGTGGGATTTTCTATTTTTGGCATGGCATATCTTTCTAATGTTAGTTTCTCTTTGTATTATAATATTAAAATCGCAGGAGAAACTTTTGAAAAGCAAAGATTGTTAAACAGTCTTTATAAAATTTTGGCTTTTGCAGGTGGTACAATGCTACTTGTGCTTTCTACCTCTTTAATTATTCCTTGGGCAAATAAAAACAATCTTCCTATTCCTGCTGAATATAGCACTGTTATTTCAACAGTGGCAACTTTGGGAGTATGTTTATCTGGTTCTTTGAAATATATTTTAGAAGCTTTTAATAAGATGAAGAAAATTTTATCTATTAAGGATGAAAATAACACTATTGAAGCAGCGAGAGCAAATGCTCTGGAATCTAATAAAGCTGTAGAGGGAGAGTAATTATGGCTCTCCCTAATTATAATAAGCTCGTTATAGGAGATACTGAAACAACTGGATTTAAAGAGAATAGAATTGTTAGTATTGCAATTTTAGTATATGAAAATGGCAAGAAAATTGCTGATAAATATATATTAGTAAATCCATAGGCATAGATTGAAAGTGGGGCATCTAAAGTCAATGGTATTACCTATGATACTATAAAAAATTGCCCCACCTTTGATGAAGTATGGGAAGAAATAAAAGATTATATGACAGACAGTGTTTGGATTTTTCATAATGCCAAATATGATGCTAATAAAGTAATCTATCCAGAACTAAAAAGATATCACATTCCAATTCCAAATCATGCTGTTTGTTGCACTTTGGAAAATGCAAAGTGCTTAATTCCAAAAACAGAAGTAGCTAATTATAAATTAGGAACTTTACTTGAATATTTTGGTTACACTTTGGAAAATGCTCATAGTGCAGATGCAGACACTTGGGGTTGTATGAAATTATATAATTAGTTAGTTAAATTATCTGATGGTAATTTAGATGTTACATAAAAGGACAAAAGGAGATTGATGTTATGGTTGTTTTGTATACTACTAATTGCCCTCGTTGTATTGTTTTAGAGAAGAAACTTAAGCAAAAAGGGATTGAATTTGAAGCCAGAACTGATTTCGATGTAAAGGAAATGATTAAAAAAGGTTTTGCTTCTGCTCCATTACTTGAAGTTGATGGAGAAATTATGGCTTTCAATGAAGCAAATCAATGGATTAATAATAATTAAAAAGGAGGAGCTTTAAGTTTTATGAACGTTAATATTAAACTTAATAAAGATTTTGAAAGGCAGTTTAACAGACTTGTAGAAAAATACGGGGAAGATTTTTTAAAGCTGTAGGGATTAGATGAAGGTAAATTAAGTTTTACTGACTTTATCGACAATTTTGTTGATAGTGATAATGTAGCTAATGCTTCAGTTGACCCTAATGCCAACGTTGGGCATAAAGATATTGTATCACTTATTAACGAAATGAGTAAACCCCATCAAAAGCTCCTTGCATACAATAAGCTTTATTATGAAATTAAAAAGAAATATGGGTATCGTGCAGCTAATGATTGGCTGGAAGCTGAATGGAACAAGTCTCTTTATTTACATGATGCTCATTCTGCAACTTTCACTTCTTATTGTTTTGCTTATGATTTAAAAGATGTGGCTGAGAAAGGGTTGTTTTTTATTGATAATTTCAATGCTGAACCTCCTAAACATCTTGAAAGTTTTATCGACATGGTAAAAGAGCATTGTAGTTATGCTTGTAATAGAACTTCTGGCGCAGTAGCCTATCCTAATCTTATTCCTTATATGTGGTATTTTTGGAATAAAGATTGCAAAGATGGATATTATTTAAAAAATCCTGATGTTTATGCTGACCAACAAATTCAAAGATTAATTTATTCTCTTAACCAGCCTTATTTAAGGGGCGGAATTCAATCTGCTTTTACAAATGTAAATTTCTTTGACCACCCTTATTTTGAAGCCATCTTTGGTGGAGGAGAATTCCCTGATGGGACTTTTATGATTGATGCTGAAGAAGAAATTATTGAATTCCAAAAGCGTTTTCTTAAAATGATGAGTAAAATTCGTCATTCTAATATGATGACTTATCCTGTAAGTACTATTAGTTTATTAACTACTCCTGATGGAGAGTTTGTTGATGAAGAATTTGCTAAATTCGCTTGTGAACAAAATAGAGAATGGAATGATTCTAACTGGTTTGTAGATTCTAATGTTACAAGTTTAAGTTCTTGCTGTCGTTTGAGGAATGATGTTTCAGAATTAGGGTATTTTAATAGTATTGGTGGAGCAGCTCTTAAAGTTGGGTCAATTAAAGTTTCTACTGTTAATCTTGCTCGTTTAAGTTATATGTATGATACTGAAAAGGATTATTTAAAAGGGCTTCGTAAAATTCTTAATCTTGATTTAAAGGTCCTTGATTGTCAGCGCGGTATTATTAGACGTAATGTAGAAAAAGGATTACTCCCTAATTTTTCTCATGGATTAGTAGATTTTGACCATAGTTATTCTAGTATTGGTATTATGGGAATTTATGAAACAATGGCTACTTTTGGATATACTGATACAGATGAATTTGGAAATGTTATTTATAAACCAGAAGCTTATAATTTTGGCAAGAAAATTTTTGAAACTATCCATTCTATAAAGAACGAATTTGAAAAGGATAAAAATTATAAAATTAACCTTGAAGCAATTCCTCGGGAGTCTGCGGCAGTCAAGTTTTCTCAGGCTGATGCCATGCTTTATCCAGATAAAGTAAACAAAGATTTACCATTACTTGCAAATCAATGGATAGGTTTGGGTATTAAAACTTCTATCCAAGAACGTGTAAAAATTGCTTCTGCTTTTAGCGAATATTGTTCTGGTGGAGATATTTTACATATTAATGTAGATGCTCCTTTTGATAGTTTTGATAAAGCGTGGAACATGCTTAAATATGTAGCTAAACAAGGAGTTAAATATTTTGCTTTTACTGGTAAAATTTCTGCTTGCAAACATAATCATGCATTTTATGGAGATGTATGCCCTGAATGCGGTTGTCCTAAAGAAACGGAATATAGTCGTATTGTAGGATTTTTTACTCCTGTTAAAGCTTACACTAAAGAGCGCAAAAAAGAATGGGAAATGCGCGATTGGATGAATTTAAACAAATGAAATGCAAAATTAACAATGGCATGATTAACAAATTTGTCCAAGAAGAGGAACTACCCCTGTGGTTAAAACAAGGGTGGAATCGTCGGTGGTATAATCAAGAAGAGCAAAATAAAAAGAATTCAGAAGGAAACAAAAAACGTTGGGCAAATGTGTCTCGTGAATCATATCATGAAATAACAGGTGTTAAAATTTCAGAAACTTTAAAAAAATATCATTCTGAATTAACAGAAGAAGAGAAAGAAGCTAAAACTCAAAAAAGGCTTCACACAAGAGAATAGTGGACAAAAGAAGAAAAAGAAGAATATTCTCATAAAATGTCTGAATCAGCAAAAAAACATAGGGCAGAGGCATCACCTGAATATTGGGAATAGTCAATTGCAAAAGCTTGGGAAACAAGAAGAAAAAATTAGACTTTTAATAGCTCAAAGCCTGAAGATGAAATGTATAAGTAGTTATGTGAAAAATATCGGAAAGATGATGTAAAACGTAATTATGATTCAGATGAAAGATATCCTTACGCTTGTGATTTTTATATCGTTTCAGAAGATAAGTTCATAGAATTCCAAGGGCATTGGACTCATGGTAAAAAGCCTTTTAATCCAGAAGAGAAAGATTGTCAAGAAAAATTAGCGAAATGGCAAGAAAAAGCAAAAAACTCTAAATTTTATTAGACAGCGATTTATGTTTGGACTGATTTAGATGTAAGAAAAAGAGAGTGTGCTAAGAAAAACAATTTGAATTTTGAGGTAATTTATCCATGAATGAAACTATTATTCATCTTAAAGGTGTTGTCATGGAGGACTTTGTTAATTATGCGAAGCCCTCTCTCTTCCTTATCACTTGTAAATGTGATTGGAAATGTTGTCATGAAGCTAATATTCCAATTACTGTATGTCAAAATGAACCTGTGGTAAGACAAGCTACTAAAGAATTTTTAATTTCTTCTATTTATAAAGCTTATATAGACAATGAAATTACAAAGGCAGTCGTAATAGGAGGTTTAGAGCCTATATTGCAATTTGAAGAAATTTTGTCTTTATTGGATTATTTTAGAAAGCAAAATTGTAATGATGATTTTGTAATTTATACGGGATATTATAAAGAAGAGATAGAAAAAGAAATTGAACAATTAAAAAAGTATCCCAATGTAATTTTAAAATATGGTCGTTATAAACCAAATTCAGTTTCACGTTTTGATGATATTTTGCAAATTACATTGGTTTCTGATAATCAATATGCAGAGAGGATATCTTAATGTTAAAAATTGTATTGAACGATGATAAAGATTTAGTAGACGAAACAAACCGTCAGCTTGCAGAAATGAAAGAGAAATATGGAAAACAATATTGTCCATGTGGTTTAACTCGAACTGACGATATGGTTTGTATTTGCAAATCTTTTAGAGAACAAAACTATGCTGGGGAATGTAATTGCGGAAAGTATAAAAAGATAGAAGTTGATTAAGGGGTATTATACCCCTTTCAACTTATTTCTTATAACTTCTTGACAAGACAAAAGTTATTTGTTATAATGTCATTAAGTAAGAATAGATAAATGTATTTATATATTGTTACTTATTTACATTAAGGAAGGTAAATTATGAATTTAGAAAAGGTTAATAACAGAGTTCATTCAGATTATGAATTTTTGAGTGAACTTGGATATAATGTAGTCGGCGTATTTGTTTATGGTAGTAATAATTACGGAATGGCTACAGAACATTCTGATGTTGACACAAAAGCAATTGTGCTTCCTCATTTTGATGATATTGTTGATTCTAAAGATTGGGTTAGTAAAGAATATCATCGAGATGAAGATGGAGGGAAACTTGAAGTTAAAGATATTCGTTTAATGTTTAATAGTTATTTGAAACAAAACATTAATTTTACAGAAACTTTATTTACTAAATATTTTGAGCTTAATCCTGAATATGCTGGACTGTGGTTAGGGGCTGTTGTTAAAAATAGAGAAGCTATTGCACATTATTGTCCTCAAAAAGCTGTATTAACAATGTATGGTAACATGAAAACAAAATACAAACAAATGCTTCATAGAGCTCCTCATAATGAATTTGATATTGACAATTATGGATATGGGTTGAAGGATTTTCATCATATCGCAAGATTAGCAGATTTTATTAAAAGATATATAGCAGATGAACCCTATGAAAAAATTTTAACCCCTAAAAATCCAGAATTGTTAATTAGTTATAAGACCACTCCTCTTCCAGTTGAAGATGCTAAAAGAATTGCAGAAAATTTAATTACCGAAGCGGAAGTTCTGGTAGATGAATATGTAATGGATAAGCATTTTGAGACCACCAAAGAAGTAGAAGATGTTTTAAGAAATGTACAAAGGACAATGATTGCTAATTCTTTAAAGAAAGAGCTTTTAGAAAGTGAGACTAAATTATGAGTTATGCAGTAGTTGGTATTTTAATTGTTTGGGTTGTTTTATCTTTGCTTATTATGAGCACAATTGATAAGTAATGGAGATTAATATGAATAATTACGAAAATATTGCACGTATTAAGGAATTAACGAGTCTGTTAAATAAGTATCGAGATAAATATTATAATTATAGCGAATCTCTGGTTTCTGATGCTGAATATGATAAACTGTTTGATGAGCTACGTGAATTAGAAACAGAAGAGCATTTTGTTCTGGCGAACTCTCCTACTCAGACAGTTGGCTATGAAATTGTTGATTCACTCAAGAAAGTTAAGCATGACCATTTAATGCTTTCTCTTGATAAAACAAAAAGCTGTCAGGATTTACTTAATTTTGCAGAAGATAGAGAAGTAGCTTTATCTATGAAGTTAGATGGCCTTACTATGTCTGTTAAATATGAAAATGGTAAGCTTGTTTCTGCTGAAACTCGTGGCAATGGTGTTGAAGGCACTGATGTTCTTAATAATGCTAAGGTTATGAAGAATCTTCCTTTGACAATTGATAGTAAAGAAACTCTTGTTATTGATGGCGAATGCATTATTCTTAAAGAAGATTTTGAACGAATTAACTCAGAACTTTCTGATGGGGAACAGTATGCTACTCAGCGTAATCTTGCAAGTGGTAGTCTTTCTCTTTTGGACAATAAGATTGCTTCTCAGAGGGGCCTTCAGTTTTGGGCTTGGAGCTTGATTGAAGGGACTACTGGTAGCTTTAGAAGAGATATGAGCAAACTTCAATCTTTAGGTTTTACTATTGTCCCTTGTAATTATTTCAATGGCGATAATGTTGACATTTGGGGAGTTGAAGACTTAACTATTAAGTTAAAACAAGCCGCTGACAAGAAGGGTATTCCTGTTGATGGTTGTGTTATTACTTATGATGATATTGCTTATGGTTTAAGTCTTGGTAATACTGGTCATCATTTCCGTAAGAGTTTGGCTTTCAAATATGAAGATGAAACTGCTGGAACTGTTCTTAGAGATATTGAATGGGCAGTTGGTAAGACTGGTGTAATTACTCCTACTGCTGTATTTGAATCTGTTATTCTTGATAATACAGAAGTAAGCCGTGCATCTGTTCATAATATTAGTATTATTAAATCTCTTGGCTTAAGAAAGAATTGCACTGTCAAAGTTGCAAAAATGAATATGATTATTCCTCAGATTGTTTTTTGTAATAAAGATGGAGATGTTGATTTTGAAATCCCAAAGGTTTGTCCTTGCTGTGGTAAACCTACAACAACTAAGATTTCCGAATCTGGTGCAGAGACTCTTTGGTGTGAAAATCCTGATTGTCCTGAGAAGAATTTGGCTAAGTTCGTTCAATTTGTATCTAAGCCAGCAATGAATATTGATGGTTTAAGCGAAGCTACACTTAAGAGATTTATTGACGCTGGGTATGTTAAGAAGTATGCAGACCTTTATCATCTTGATAAGTATAAAAACGAAATTATTGAGATGGATGGTTTTGGGGAAAAGTCTTATAACAAGTTAATTGAATCTATTGAAAAATCTCGCCATGTTAAACTTGAAAATCTTCTTGTCGCTTTAAGTATTTCTAATATTGGCAAGACAGCGGCAAAGGAAATCAGTAAACATTTTAATGGAGATTGGGTAGCTTTTGAAGAGGCTCTTGATTTTAATAATTTTGATTTCTCTACTTTAGATGGCTTTGGTGAAACAATGTCTCAAGCTTTGCATAACTGGTGGAATAGTGAAGATTCATTGTTTACAAATCTTATTTTTGAATTAAATTTAGTTTGGGATAAGCCAGTACAGATTGCAACGAATGAGTTTATTAATGGCAAGACTTTCTGTGTTACAGGTGCTTTTAATACTATGAAACGTTCTGAGATTGAAAAGATTATTACTGATAATTGTGGTAAGTTAACTGGTTCTGTTTCTAAAAAAACTGATTATCTTTTAACGAACGAAGCTAATAGCGGTTCTTCCAAGGCTAAGAAAGCTGTCGAATTAGGAACTCCTATTATGAGTGAAGAAGAATTTTTAAAGAGGGTTGGAAAATAATATGAAAGCAATTAGAGAATTTAGAGATGCTTATGCTTTTCTTTCTAATTTTTATTGTTCTCCTATAAAGTATAAGGGGCTTATTTATTTAAATGCGGAAGCAGCGTTTCAAGCACAAAAAGAAAATTGTGAAAAAGATAAAGAGCAATATACTAGGATGAATCCTGCACAAGCAAAATTAGTAGGTAGAAATTGTAATCTTAGAGAAGATTGGGAAGAAATTAAAGAACAAATCATGTATGAAATTGTAAAAGCTAAATTTACACAAAACCCAAATCTTGCAAGGCTTCTTCTTGATACTGGTAACGCTTATCTTGAAGAGGGAAATTGGTGGCATGATACTACATGGGGAGTTTGCAATGCTGTTGGAGAAAATAAGCTGGGAAAGATTCTTATGCGCGTAAGAGAAGAACTTGATGGAGGAATTTGGGAATGAATAGTCAGATGGCTAATAAAGTAGACCATACTATTGATGGTAAATGTTCTGGATGTGGAGCTTGTTGTTCTGCAATTCTTTGCGTAAGTGATGCAGAAGTAAAGAAGATTAAAAAGTATCTTGGTCAGCATCCAGAAGTAAAAATGATTAATCATAATACTGCTTTAGATAAAGATTTTAAAGATATTTGTCCTTTTTTGAACAAGGAAAATAAGTGCCAAATTTATGAAGTACGACCTGAAATTTGTTCTCGTTTTATTTGTTCTGCTTTTAAGGACACTTCTATTCCTCCTCTTAATCATAGAAATAAGAAAATTATTAATATGATTACTACATTTATGGGAGAAAAGACTTGTCCAAATGCTCCTGACCTCGTAGGGTTGAATAAGTTTTATGAAAATAAAAAGAAAGAGGTTTATGGAAAATGACAATTAAATATTGTTGTGAAAAATGTGGGAAAGAATTTTAGTCTTTAGGCGAATGCTATTTACACGAGAGAAAATGTATTGACGGGATAGATGGAAAGAAAGCCGTTTTAATGCTTGAAGAATTAAGTTATCCTTATGGGCAAGCTGTTTGTAAACATTGTGATAATCATTATATGGTCTATGGATGTGAGCTTTCTTGTAAGTATGAAAGGTCTTGTAAAAAGAGAGATAATTATCCTTTCTGGAAAGAAGAGGAAAAGAAATGAATCTTCCAAAAAAGCAACTTTTAGAATCTACTAAATGGTTAAAATACAAATTTAATAGAAAAGAAGATAACATTGAAGATGCTCAGAATAATTTGTTAAATTGGACACTTCTTGTTTATAATCCCGTTCATAAAGATTATGTTTTAGCGGGTGTAATTACTAAAGTTACAGAAGACTATGTAGAATTTTTAGGAGACCCTTCTGTTGTTGATACCAGTTGGTGTCAGCAATCGTCTATTGGAAATAGTTTGGAGTGCTTAAGTTAATGAATTATTATATTTCAGATTTGCATTTTGGACATAAGAACATTCTTAGGTTTGATAATAGACCATACAACACCACAGAAGAAATGGAACTTGATTTAATTTCTCGTTGGAATGAACAAGTTTCAAATGCAGACCATGTATATGTACTTGGAGATTTTTTATGGAAAGCAGGGTCAGATGAGTGGATTCGTATTTTAAATAAGTTAAACGGTAATATTCATTTGATACTTGGAAATCATGACCCAGAGCATTATTCTACAGGTGTTCAGAAAAGGTTGTCTGAAATTTGTCATTATAAAGAAGTAACTGAGACAGTTGATGGTAAACCATATAGAATAATTCTTTCTCATTTTGCTATTCTTTCTTATTATGGGTCTTGTTATGAAAATTGTTTTCATTTACATGGACACACTCATACGACTAAAGAACAAGATTTGGTAGAAGATTTTGCTGAAATGGCAAAAGAAAAATTAAAAAATTCCAGTGGAAATGAATATTTAAATAAAGCACAAATGATTAATGTTGGATGTATGATGCCTTATATGAATTATACTCCTCAAACATTTGAATATCTTTTGATGAAATATAAGAAAGGAGAAACAAAGGCATAATAATGTAGGTAACACTTTTAAATCCAGAGGTTCTTAAAAACTTGTATAAAAATCATGGAGAATTTGCTTGCGAATGTTATGATACTGATAAAAAGTATGCAACTAAGGTAGGTAAATCTTGTGAAACTTCGGGCCATATGTCAGGTTCTCGCTGTGAATATATCAAATTTGAAATTGAAGCTGATAGAGGAACTTTGGAACAAATGATGCGTTCTGAAATTGGAGTTAGATATAATCCAGAAGAGAAATATTATTATATGGATATGCTTGAAGCTATTCCTCGTGTTTCTCCTGATGAAATTGTAAAAAACATGCAATCGTTTAGGTATGTTGATAAGAATAATTTTACTTATGTTACTCCTGCGACTATTGCGAATAATCCTTTAGCTCTTTCTTACTATCAAAATCTTATGAGTAATATTGATACAACTCGCAAGATTATTAAAAAAGTTTTAATTGAAAATGGAGTGGATGAGCACAAAGCGGTAGAAGATGCAAATTTTGTTCTTCCTCGTGCTACTAATACCAAACTTACAATTGGTTTTACACCAGAAGCTTTAATTCGTTTTATGCAAAAGCGCTTATGTGTAAGAGCACAGCCTGAAATTCGTGCCGTTGCTGTTGAAATGAGAAAACAAGTAAAAGAAGTTAACGAGGAATTTGCAAATAGAGAATTACTTCCTCATTGTCAGTATCTTTTGTGGTGTCCAGAAGGGAAAAAAAGTTGTGGCGCATATCCAACTCGTGATGAATTAAAAGAAAAAATTGCTTCGCTTTTAAAGAATTAGAATTAAAGGAGAAGTTTATGAATGCAAGAATAATTATAATTAATGGTTCTGGTGGAAGTGGAAAATCCACTTTTGTTAGGTTCTGTAAAGAAGTTTTAGAAGATGTCCCTAATTGGGATGTTTTAGAATTATCTACGGTTGATTGGGTAAAAGCTGTAGCTCAATTTGCGGGATGGAATGGCCGTAAAGAAGAAAAAGATAGAGAATTTCTTTACGATTTAAAAATGGCTTTGCAAAAATGGAACAATTCTCCCAATCAAAAAGTATTTGACCAAATTAATACTGTTATTGATAATAAGATGTTGGGTAAAAAAAATTGGCTATTTTTTGTAAACATTCGTGAACCTGAAAATATTAAAACTTTTATTGAGCAAAATAAAAAAGCTACTGGATTACCTTGTGCTACAATACTTGTAGTTAATGCAAATGTAAGACCAATTATTTCCAATCCTGCTGATAGAGATGTTGGACAATTTCATTATGACACTGTTATAAGCAACAGTTCTGATTTAGATAATCTTAAGCAATGGGCGCATGATTACCTTGAATTTATTCAAAAAATAATTTAAAAAAGTATTGACAATATGGTTCTACCTATGATATATTATTCGTAGGTAGAATCATATTTTTAATATGGAGTATATTATGAAAAGAAAGTTAAGTTTCATTGCTTTACAAAATATGGATGGTCATACAGTATGGGTTCATGATTTGACAAATGATTGTTATGACCAAGAATGTATTGTAAAAGTTAATGTGGTTAGAACTATTAATCCTTTTAAGAATCAAAAAAAGAAAATTGTTGAATTTGTAGAATCTATTGAGTTAACTAATGAAGAGTTTAGATTCGTGTATGGGTTAAACGGAAAATGTTTAGATGGAGATTTCGAGGTGTATGTAAAATGATTTGTCAAGTTAATGCTTACCATTATGAAAAGGGAAATAAAATTATTGTTCCTCTTGGACGTGTAGAAGAAAAAGGGACTGATATTATTTTTGAAGCTCAATATCCAGAATGTTTTAAATTGATTAAAAAATACATTGACAATAAAGGATTTAAGAGTTATTATTATAATTGTTATGTTACTCCAGAAGGAGTTTATAATGTAGATTATGGTAGCTACAGTGATTTTTGTGAATTCTATAAGGTGAATGATGATGAGTAAAAAGAATTATAGTTGGCTTAATTTAAGTTATTTAAATAAATCTTATAAAGGATTACCTTTTTTGCATCCAAAAAATTTAAAAGACCTTTATCCTGTGCACAAGCAGAGAAAAGATAGAGCTTTTAAGAGTTGGTGTAATAGGGACGTTTGGAATTTTGATGGTTGGTTTCAACAGGTAATCCCTGAAATGCTAGAAGAATTAGCTAAGACTCACGTTGGCTACCCAATGATTGATTTTGATAAAACTCGTCAAACGGGTAAACGAGAATGTCGTAATTGGAACGAGCTTACAAGAGAAAAGTTTAATTCTGACGAAGAATATAAAATCGCAGAAGAGGCTCAATGTAAGGCATGGGAAGATTACTTGAAAGAAATTGCAACTCATATTCGCAATTCTACTGAAGAGACTTGTCCCAAGAAAAACTCCGTCCTTGAAAAGTATGACGGATGGGCAAATAAGATTCCCGAAGAAGAAAAAGAACAGTACTATCAAGAAGATGCTGAAATTGATAAGTATAGGCAATCTGAAATTGAAAAAGCTTTAGATATGATGAAGCCAATTTTCTTTGATTTGTGGGATTAATATGAGTAAAAAAAGAGTTAAAATTTTAACATATGATTCATTAATTTTTGAATCTCGTTTAAATATGTGGCTTAGTAGTTCTAAAAAGAATATTATAGATATTCAATTTACTACAAGATATGATGAAGTGTTGGGCAGGGAAAGATATACAGCTTTTATTAAATATGAGGTAGATAAATGATTTATTTAGACCATGCGGCTACAACTTTTGTATTGCCTGAAATCATTGATATTATTAAAGATGATTTGGTTGAATATTGGGGTAATGCAAGCACAACCTATGGTTTAGGGCGCAAGAGTAAAAATTTAATTGAAGAAAGTCGTGCAAAAATTGCACATGTTATAGGTGCTTTTCCAGAAGAAATTTATTTTACTTCTGGTAGTAGCGAAGGTAATGCGTGGGCTTTAGCTCAAAAAGGCAAATGCTTGTGTAGTCCTTATGAACATCATAATATCACAGAAAATCCCAAGTCAATAATTATTGATAAGAATTATCTGATTGATGCTGTTAAAGTGACAGAGAAAAGTGAAGAGTTTGGCTTTCTGTGGGGAGATTATACTGGATTCCTTTTGTCTTGGATGTATGTAAATAATGAGACAGGAGAAATTTTTAATCCTCGTGAATATATGGATTTAGCTCATAGACTTAATATGTATTATCATTGTGATATGACACAAGCTTTAGGTAATGTTCCTATTGATATTAGACACATGGCTGATATTGCTACATTTAGTGGGCATAAGGTGCATTCTCCTAAAGGTATTGGCTTTATTTATTTTTCAAAAGACACTTTTCCTGTTGAGAAGATTAAGCCTTTAATTTATGGTGGGGACCAAGAAAGTAATCGTAGAGCTGGTACTGAAAATATTCCTTATATTCATGCTTTAGCTTTAGCTGTTGATAAAGCTGTTGCTGGTCAAAAGGAAAAAGATTTAGTTTGTAAGAAAATGAAGAAAGCTTTCCTTGAAGAACTTGGTAAATTATTTGAACCAAATGATTATATGATTGTTTCTCCTGCAAATAGTATTAATTCTACAGTGTGTGTTTGTTTCCATAATGTAGAGGGAGAAATTCTTCAATCTATGTTAGATGAAAAAGAAATTTATGTAGGGACAGGAAGTGCGTGTAATACAGGAGACATGAAAGCATCTGCTGTATTAGAAGCTATGAAGATTCCAGAAGATTATATTCGTGGAGAAATTAGAATTTCTATAAATGAAACTCAGAATACAGTTGAAGATGTAATTGAGACTGCAAGAGTATTACATGAATGTTATAAAATGGTTAGGAGTTGATTATAATGAACTTTAAGCCAAGTACATATCAACAAGATATTTTAGATTTTTTTCTTAACAATCCTCAAAGTAACATGCTTGTAAATGCTTTGGCTGGAAGTGGTAAGTCAACAACTGCTTGTATGCTTTCTGAGCATTCAAAAACTTCTGATTTATATATTGCATTTAATGCAAGCGTAGTTGAAGAGTTTAAGAAAAAAATTAAGAATCCTAAGACTAAGGTTATGACGATGCATTCTTTAGCATATTCTATTATGCTTTATAATGTAGAACAAGAATCCAAGGATTCAGGAGAAAAGCCAAAAGGTTTTGGTTCTCAGCGCTCTAAAAGAACTGTGAGTTTAGATAATTTTAAGCCACATAAAATTCTTGATGAAGAAATCACAAAACGTTATGGTAGATATATTGAATTTGCCAAGCGAGTTTTTTTGAAAGATAATTATATAAATCTTTATAATTTGTGCAGATTAACTCTTACAGATATGTCTTCAAATAAAGATGTATCTCGTTTAATTGATGACCATGTATTATTTTTGTATTATGGTGATGAAGGTTATTCTGCGCCCGATATTAGTGAAATTACTTCTACTTTGAAGATTCTTGATACTAAAAGTAGACAACAATTTGAAACTCAAGGTGTAATTGATTTTACTGATATGCTTTGGATTACTTTTAATAAACTTAAATATGATAATTGGGAAGTCCCTTATTGGGCTTTGTATACAAATATTTATTGTGATGAGGTTCAAGATTTTTCTAATATTCAATTAAATTTCTTAAAGTTTATTAAAAGAACTAAGGGCAGATATGTTTTTATTGGAGATTTTCATCAGGCCATTTATAATTTTGCTGGTGCTAATGCTCAAGCTTTTAATCAAATTCCTAAGATGTTTGCTCCTGTAAAAACTTTTGATTTACCTATTTGTTATCGTTGTGCTAAGTCTCATCTTAGTAGAGTAAATAGAGAATATGGGATTCCTATTCTTCCTTGTGATGATGCTCCAATGGGATTTGTTAAAACTATTGACAAAAGCAAAATTTCAGAGTATGCTAAAGCAGGAGACATGGTAATTTCCAGAAAAAACAAATGGATAGCTGAAGTAGTACTTGATTTAGCTCGAAATGGAACTCCCATTTTTATTGAAGATAAAGAGATGGTGGGGGCAATTAAAAGACAGATTTTATCATCCAAATGCACCTCGGTTGGCACACTCGAAAAATTTCTCCAGAAAGTAATAAGTAATTATAATAAAAAACTCTTTGAAATCGTTTCAAAAAATGTCCGTGAGGGGGGACACGAGGAAGAGCGTTTGGAAGCCGTGGCGGAGACAAATTCTAAGATAGATAACACGAGCTTTTTGTTGGAGATTTTGGAAGGCTATCTTGAAAATCATGCCTCTTCTGACAGTGTTTCTAAATTTTCCACCTTCATAGATAAACTTTTAAATACTACTCCTTCTCCTAATTGCGTTAGGCTTTGTAGTATCCATAAAGCTAAAGGTCTTGAAGCTACGAATGTTTTTGTTTTAAATGAAGCTAAAATTAATTACGATTTTAGGAACAGCAAAGAACAAAATATTCAGGAAAAGAATTTAAGTTATATTGCAACTACTCGTGCAAAAGAGGGTCTGTATCTTGTTAAAGAACCTTCTAAGACAACAACTACTAGAAATACGGGTTGTCTTCTTTCAGATAACTATCTTCTTCCAGATAACGATGTCTTAAAGAAAAGGGAACAGGATTTTAAGAAAGCTATTGTACGAGAAACTATGGGTTGCTTTTAAGAAAGGATAATTTGATGGCTAAGATTGAATGTAAAGGTTGTACTCCTAATTGTCCTTATTTTCCATATATGGATGGAACAGTTGATTGGGAATATAATGAGAAAGGATTGAAAGTCAGAAAGAAAAAAAAGATTTTTGTTTGTTCTTATGACGGTCATCAAATTACAAATTGGACTGATGCGTGTCCAAAAGAATTAGATAGAATACTTAGTGAAAAAAATAATTAATTATAAAAGGAGTATTTAAAATGGCTAATATTTTTAGTCGTAATTACAAGTTTGATGAACCAGAGTTAACTTCTACTCAGGATAAGGATTATTTTACTACCGCAGTTGCTTCTACTGATGAAGATGGTAAGATTGTTTCTACTTCTGGTTATGTTTCTGTTTTGAAGCCCAAGGTAATGCATTGTCCTGATTGTGGTTGTCCTCTTGTGGTGCGTGATGGTAAGCTTGAATTTGCCGATGAAGATGATGAAGTCGATGATAACAGTTATGAAAATCCTGTTGAGTACGAAGAAGTAAATAAGGATATGTTCGACCTTCCTCCTTATTACAATATCTGTTATGGTATCCCCGCTGACCTTTCTTTGGGTAGTGATACTGCTCGTAGACTTGACAATTATTATCATATTGTTGATAAGATTCCTGATAAGTTTGATGAGCGTTGTGCTGGTGAAGCTATTTGGATTCGGAATTTATTCTTACTTATGATTGCTAATAAGAAGTATGAACCAATTACTATGACTAATCTTGAACATTGTATTGAAGACCTTGCCCAGTATTGTATTAATGAAGAGATTTCTTATCTTGCTATGCCTTTTATTGGGTGTGGTAAGGGTAATCTTGATTGGGAAGATGTTCGTGAAATGATTCTTCGTGTTTTTACTGAAACGATTAAAGATGCTAAAAAGTTTGACGAGGTAAGCAAGAATTATAAGATTCATCTTACTTTCTGCTACCAGTAATTTAACTGATTGGATTAGTAAAAAATAACTGAATAAACCCTTGACAAAAGTAAATCTCTATGGTAATCTAATCATAGAGATTTACTTATAGGAGATGAAATTATGGATTATACTCCCAAATATTTAATCTTTGTAGACCCTAATTTTGGAGACCTTGGACATAATAAATATTATAAAATTAGTCCAAATGGAGATGATACTTTTACGGCTGAATATGGTCGTGTTGGTGCTACTCCTCAGACTAAAACTTATCCTATGTCCAAATGGAATTCTACACTTTCTTCTAAGTTGAAGAAGGGATATGTTGACCGTTCTGATTTGATGCAGGAAGTTATTGCTGATTCCAAAATTGAAGACAAGTCTAACGGGGTAGATGAATTTGGTTTGGTTCAAAACTTATCTGTCCGAGAGATTGTTAAGCGTCTTTGGGATTATGCTAATAAGACTATTCAATCTGCTTATTCTGTTCGTGCTGAAGCTGTTACTCAGGCTATGATTGATGCTGCTCAGGAAAAGATTGACTATATTGCAGCGAATTATAAAAACTGGTCTGTTGAGGAATTTAATAAGAATTTAAATGAGTTGTTTATTATTGTTCCTCGTAAGATGAAGCGTGTTTCTGATTGTCTTGTTTCTGATTCTTCAGAATATGATAAAAAGCTTTCTGAGGAACAGAGCTTGCTTGATACTATGGCTGGTCAAGTTTATAAACCCAAGGCAAAAATTGCTGACACTGATTCTGAGATTAAGGCTTCTGAAAGCATTTTGCAGAAGATGGGTATTACCATGGAAGATGTCACTCAGGATGAAGTTGCCAGAATTAAAAATATGCTTGGGCGAGATTCTGATAGATTCGTAAAAGTATGGAGTGTTAATAATTTAGAGACTAATAAAGCATTTAATTCTTTTATTAAAGATTATAATATTACAAACACTAAACTTATGTGGCATGGTAGCAGGTCTCAAAATTTCTTTAATATCCTTAAAATGGGTTTGAAGATTCGTCCCGCAAATGCTATCTATACAGGTTCGATGTTTAGCGATGGATTGTATTTTAGCACTTTAGCTCGAAAGAGTATTGGTTATACAAGTGTAAGTGGTTCTTACTGGGCAAGAGGAAGTAATAATACTGGATTCATGGCTATTTTTGAAGTGGCTTATGGAAATCCTTATACTGTTTATGAACATACTTCCGAGTGTTATCATTTTAATTTTGATGTGCTTCAGAAAAAGAATCCTCCTTGCCATTGTGTTTACGCTTCTCCTGAAAAGGGAATGCTTCGCAATCCAGAAATTATTTTCTATCGTCCTGACCAAGTAACTATTCGATATTTAGTGGAGATTAGATGAATGAAAGAGCCAGTAAAAGTTGGAGATGTTTTTGGCCGTTTAAAGGTTTTGTATAAATGTGATTATTAGTATCATGGTCCAAATCGGAAACGTGCTAATTTATGGCATGTACAATGCCAATGTGAAAATAAAACAGAATTTGATGTTTTAACACATAGTTTAACTTCTGGTAATACAAGGTCTTGTGGTTGTTTACAAAAAGAAGCTGCTATTGAAAGTGGAAAGAAAAGAAGAAAATTAAACAAATATGATTTAAGTGGAGAATATGGGATAGGATATACTTCTAAAAATGAACCTTTTTATTTTGATTTAGAAGATTATGATAAAATAAAAGAATATGTTTGGGTGTATAATAAAGAAAAATATCCTATTGCAACTGTTTATAAAAATAATCAACCTCATTGTTTACATTTAAAAAGATTTGTTTTAGATATTACTGACTCTAAAATAGATGTAGACCATAAAAACCACGTTCCTTATGATTGCAGAAAAGAAAACCTAAGACCTTTAGAACATTACCAAAATATTGGTCATTGTAAAATTTATACCAATAATACTTCTGGTGTTAAAGGCGTAAGTTATGATAAAGTGCGAAATAAATGGAAAGCTTCTTTAGTTGTAAATAAAGAAACTAAATTAAGCAAACGTTTTGATACTTTTGAAGAAGCTGTAAAAGCACGTCAAGACGCAGAAGAAAAATATCAACAAGGATTTAGATACAATCCTGATGAAGATTTGTATAATAGAGGATAAGTAAAATGATTGGTGAAATGCAGACTGTTTCTAGTGTAACTTTTGGTATTCCTTCTGATTTTCCTTCACTTGTAGACTCTGTTGTGGGTTCTCTTAAAAAGGGATATAGAGATTATTGTTTTACTAACAAGCAACTAAAAGAAATTATTGAGAAATGCCATGAAGCAAATGTAAGTTTTGCTTATCGTAAACAGTTAGATGAAGATTGCAAGATTGAATATATTGAACTTATTCCTTGTACTTTTTATTTTGCAGAAACAGTCGATGAGAATAAGGTAGAAAATATTCAGGTAGAAATGGAAAATCTTCCTGTAGCATTAATTTTTTGTCCTAAAAATAACAAGACCGATATTACAATTGATGCTGATTATCAAGAAAAGAACGAAAAAAGAGTAAAGAGTTATAAGAAGCTTGCATATTTCGATGATGATGGTTATCCAGTATATATTGAAGACCTTACGAGAATGAGAAAGGAAAAAGAAAATGGAGTATAAAACTTTAAGCGATAGAATGAAGGGTGCTTACGAGAATAGATATCGTAATTATCTTCCTGAGAACATCCCTGTTATTGCTAGGCTTGACGGTCAGCACTTTCATTCGTTCTGTCGTGGTATGAAGAAACCTTTTGACCCAATTTTTGTTAAAACTATGCAACAAACTATGCTTAAGCTCTGTGAAATTATTCCAAATGTTAAGTTTGGTTATGTTGAATCTGATGAAATTTCTCTGGTTATGATTCAGAGCGAAAGAAATTCTCAGCCTTGGTTTGACAATAACATTCAAAAGATTGTTAGTACATCTGCGGCTCTTTGTACTCTTTGGTTTAATGATTATTTTGCCGAGAATACTATTATTGATACAACCTTGGATATCTTTAATATAGACAAAGATTCTTACGATTGGAAAATGGTTCGTAAAGGAAAAGAAATGCCTACTTTTGATAGTAGAGTATTTGTGGTCCCTGCCTTTGAAGTGCATAATTATTTTGTTTGGAGACAGCAGGATTGTACTCGAAATTCTATTCAGGCAGTTGCTCAATCTTTGTATTCTCAAAAAGAACTTCATGGTATTAATACTACCAAATTACAGGATAAGATGTTTACTGAAAAGGGTGTAAACTGGAACGATTATACGACAGTAGAGAAACGTGGTACTTGTGCTTATCGTATTCCTACTACTGTTATTGGTAAAGATGGTCAAGAGACTATTCGTTATAAATGGATTCTTGATTATGAAATGCCAATTTTAACAAGTGAAGAAGGTAAAGACTTTATTAGTCAGAAGGTATTTACCAATGAGTCTGTTTAAAAATATTGCAAGAGCAAAACAATTAATTGATTTTAGTGGGTTGAATGTAAAAGGCACTAAAATTTATCCTACAGATACAGATTACTATATGGAATTATGGGATTAGGGCTGTGCTTTAGGAGAGTTTAAATATAATAATAAGCCCATTGAAAAAGGTCAATATCTTTGTTTATCAAGACATGTTAAAACTTATACAATGGCAGGAAAATTTGCAATTGGGTTTATAGCTGACCATTATATAAAAGACCCAGAAGACATGATTCCTGCGGATGAATGTTATGTTAGAGCATATTGTTATACTGGTTAGTCTTTAAATGAAAAAGGGGAATACAATTTAGAGCCGCCTAAAAAGCCAATGACTGTAAAAGAATTACAGGATTGGTTTGTCAGAGAATGTAGATATAGACTTAGAGCAAGTTTAGATTAAATTATATAAATAAGAAAGGAGATTTTTCCGATGCAGTTTAAAGTTATGAGTCGTAGAGATTGCGTTAAATATAGTTATGGTTCTCATGAAGAATCTTCTGTTGTAATCAGCATTAATGATTCTGTCGAGATGGGAGTACGTCAACTTCCTAATAAATTTAATAATATTAAGGCTCAATTATCTCTTTTCTTTGATGATATTCAGCCTTATAAGGGTATGCAATACTGGAAAAAAGATGAAGGTTCAATTGTAGAAAATTTTACAAATTCTGATGGCTTTGTCTATGAATCTCGTATTTATCAATTAATGACAAAAGATGATGCTAAGAAAATTATTGATTTTGTCAATAAATGGTATGATAAGGTTGATGTAATTATTGTTCATTGTAATGCTGGTATTAGTCGTTCCTCTGGAGTTTGTGCTGGTATTATGAAATGTTTTACGGGGGATGATAGCCAGATTTATGATAATCCATATTATCATCCTAATACTTTGTGTTATAATTTGATTTTACAGGAATATTATAGGGAAGGAGAAAAAACAAAGATGCCACTTAATACAGGTCGAGAATATATTCCATGTGTTTGTTCAGGATGTGAAAACGAAGCAATTTGTAAGTATACAGATGATGTGGTCAGAGCAGAAGAATCTTTTAATGAGCTCAAAAAAAGTATTAAAGATTATCCTGAGTGCCTTTCTGTAAAGCTTTCTTGTAAATATAAGAAGTATGTTACTACCAAGGCTGACATGTGGGGGTCAGATTGGGCTGGTTCTACTTATACTCGTACAAGTGCGAATTCTAATTTAGATATTACTCCTACATTGAAAAAGTCAGAATTTTAGTATTAAACTATTGACAAAACAGTGTTTGTGTGGTAATATAAATATACAGTTGGTTAATCGGTAGCTGTGAGAAAAGTAAGATAACTCATAGAGAAATGTGGTTCAACGGCCTTGCTTACTCAGGGTGCGTAATATGTTGCCAAAAGACACCTTCCCAACTATAAAATTAAAAGGTAGCGAGTGTACCATTTTAACGGTTTTGGGTACACATCTAAATAAGAATTTCAAGAAAAAAATAAAAAGAAAGTTTTATTAAAGCCTTGACAATTTGATGATTGTATGTTATGATTATCATATTGAAAGGGAAAAGAAAATATGCTGGTGTGCTGGAACTGGTAGACAGTGCAGACTTAAAATCTGTTGATATTTATATCGTGAGGGTTCGATTCCCTTCACCAGTACCATTCGTTTTTTGCTGAATAAACTTTGAATTAAACAAATTGAATTGAGAGAAAATGGTATGGATTTACAAAAAAAATACGAGAAAATAATCGAAGACTATTTACAAGAAAATAAATTTGAAGATTATCTTGGGCCTGTAGAGAATTATGCGTTACAAGAAGGTAAACGTCTTAGACCATATATGACACTTGCGTGGTGTGAATTTTATGGGGGGAATGCGCAGGATGCAATTTCTTATGCAATGGCTATAGAATATATTCACAATATAAGTTTGATTTATGATGATTTGCCTTGCATGGATAATGATAATTATCGTCGAGACAGAGAAACGACTCACAAAAAATTTGGTGAGGCTGCTGCAATTTTGGCTGGAGGTGGTTTAATTGCTGCCGCTTTTAAAAATTTAACTGAATGTTATCTTCCTTCAGACAATAAAATTGAGGCTGTACAAACACTTTCTAATACTATTCAATTAATGGCTTCTGGTCAGTATCTAGAAACTTTTAAGACTTTTGATATAACAGAAGTAAATAGTAGGAAAACTGCTGTTCTTTTTGGATTGGCTTGTGAATTTGGAGCTTTAGCATCAATGAATTCAAACAATAATCGCATAAGGTCTTATAATTGGGGATATAATTTTGGTTTGGCATATCAAAAATTCGATGATTTGATTGATAATAAAAAGAAATCATTAAAAGTAGCTTTTGACGAGTCTTTTGATAGTTTTATTAATGGGAGCAATTATCTTGAAGAGAATTCTCCCTCAGCAAAATTTCTAAATGAAATTGTAAACAAAATCAAAAGATAATTTTTATATCATTGGCAAGCAAAAAATTTTTTAATTTTTTTAGAAAATAAATTGTTTGAACAAACTTGAGGCGAGGGAAGTTAGAAAATAGTAGTACCTGTACTACGAATTGATTTATAACTCGCCCACACATTTCTGGGTGTAGCTCAGTTAGTAGAGCGCGTGTCTTGGGCACACGAGGCCGAGAGGGCGGGACTCTCCACTCAGACCAAATTTAAAATTTGTTATAAAAAGTGAGGAATTAATTATGCAGAAGAGTTGGAATAAGTTTGTTGCTGGTCTTCTTGTTATTGTAGCTTTTGTTGCAATTTTAGCTTTGTCTGGTTGTAATAATAGCAAGAATAGTATTGGGGCTGATGTAAATAGTGTTCCTGTTGGTTTTACTGATACTGGTTATATGGTAAAGAATGAACAGAATCGTGTTTATCATATTGTTTCTGATATGAATGGCTGGCTTTATTATTGTTCTGATGTTGAAGGCAATCTTACTCCTGTTCTCAGTGTCATTGGTACTCCTACTAAGGATACTACTCCTTTTGAGGAAATGAATAATGGTTGAAAATTATTCTCCTGATGAAAAGTTTCTCACTCAAGAATTTACTCTAAAGAGAGATGAGTTAGGAAGCTGGCTTACAGACGCAATGTGGGAAGGTCTTAAAGATTGTTTTAGGACTCCCATTTGTGAAGAAATGACTGGGGAGAAAGATATTGTCTATGAAAGAGTCGTTGGGTTTGTAAGAACTCTTTATGTTGACCCTGAAAATAATTTTGTAACATTTGAAGGGCTTTTTTGGCCTAAGTATTCTTCTAAAATTAAAGAAGAGTGGAATAATATTAATCTTTCTAATGTTTCTTTTTATGTTATAGAAGAAGAAAATCCTACAAAGATTCCTGTGTCTTGTTTTACAGTGTGAGGTAAATTATGTCTAAGAAGAGTTTTAAATATCGTAGTTAGGTTACTTGTCCTCGTTGTCATCAAAGGTATTTAGTCAACTCTAATTATGAATGTCCTTATTGCCATACGAAATTCTATGATTTGAGTTTTGTTGATACAAAAACAGAAAATGGTTCGCCTGTTTATATAAGATATAAATGTAATGGGTATACTGGCTTTGCAGAAAATCCTAAAGAAGAGTATGATGTATTAGTAGCAACATTAGGGATTAATGTCGAAAACAATTTTAGTCATAATTATGATTATGTTTATAATTCTCGAAATGAATTTTATGCAAGACGTTTACAAACCTCTTCTTTTAATGTAAAGGTTGAAATGGAAGCCTTAGCTATTATGGAAGAAAATGGTGAACCTGTTCTTTTTGTAGCTGAAGCTGTTCCTAAGAAGAAAAAATAAGGTATGCGTCTATAGTCTAACTGGATAAAACAAATCTCTCCTAAAGATTAGTTCTGAGTTCGAGTCTCGGTAGGCGTGCCAGAAAGGAAAAGATATGCCTAAGTGGTTGATTATTACAATTGTTTTAATCCTTAATCATATTCTGTGGATTTTCTTTGCTCGTGTGATGAAGTGCATCGCAGAAGAAGATGAAGATTATTGGGATTTTTCTGAGCCATTTGAATCTTTAGGTGTATTTTTCTTTCCCTTATTTGTATTTATGTTTTCTGCGGCAAAGTTTGTCAGTAGGAAAGCTATCTATTCTGGCAAATTTGATGATAAAAAGTAGGAGAAATAAAAATTTTCTTTTATTAAATACTTGACAGATTTAAACATCTGTGTTACCCTATAAAAGAAGTGAGGAACACAAGTTGGAACTCTCTAAGAATCCTTCAATTAGGTTTTTAACAGTTGTAAATGGTAAAGCTTGGTGTGATAATGATTCAGAAACTAAAAAGTTTAAACTGAATAATATCCCTCCTGAGCCTTTGAGAAAAGCTGTTGATATTATGGCAGAAGATTTGGGTCTTGATTTTCCTGTGAGTTCTGCTAATTATGTCGCTAAAGCTTATAAAGAATTTCTTCTTAAATACTTTGATTCTTATCATATGTATTATAAGAAGTTGCAAGAAAGTATTTCAGAATAAAGGAGAAGGTTATGTCAGTGTCTATCATTCAGGGCGATGTCCTTAAGACTTCGGCAAAGTATATTTGCCATCAGGTTAATACCTTTGGTGCAATGGGTGCTGGTGTAGCTCTTCAAATTAAAAAGAATTATCCCCATGTTTATTTGGAGTATAATAAGTTTTGTAGTTATCATACTCCTGAAGAACTTTATGGTAAGGTTCTTCGAATTGAGGAAAACAAAGATAAGGTTTTCCTTAATATGTTTTCTCAGGTTGGTATTGGTGGACCAAATGTAAATACTAATTATGAATATTTTCATGAGTGCCTTCTTAAGATTCGTGAAATGGTTCCTTTGGCAGAAGAAATTGCTATGCCTTATATGATTGGTTGTGGTCTTGCTGGTGGAGATTGGTCTATCATTAGTGCTGATATTTCTGATACTTTAGGATTAAGCCATATTGTACGTTTGTATGATTTTAATGGCGTGACTTCGGTGAAAAAGTAATTATGAAAGTTTGGCTTAAATATACTGGTTGGTATGAAGAATCTTCTGTTGATTCTGTGCTGACGAAGGAAGCTATGCTTAAAGATAAGCAGAGTTATCTTCTTGAGGCAATGACAGAATTTAACAATAGGGTTGAACATCTTGAAAATGAAATTAGGATTGCAAAAGAAAATAGACAGCCTTGTATTGAACAGCATAAGGAATATTGTCAGAGAAAGAATGATTTAATGGAATCTTTGGATTCATTAGCAACTCTTTCTGATGACCAGCAAAAGCGTCTTTATGTTTTACTTAAAGATGTAAAAGCGAAACTTCGTAAGTACACGAAAGAAATTGAGCGTAAGAGTTTTCATATTCATGATTTAGAAGACAGCCTTAAAAGGCTTCAAAGTAATTCAGAAGAAGACATCCTCAATTCTTATCTTATGAGTCATTATATTCAATATTATGAATGGGAAGTTCTTGAATATTAATTAAGTTAGATACTCCACTGGTTAAGTCTACGCTTGTCTGGTTAAGCTCATTACTTTACTGGTATCTTAGTAGGAAACCTATCAGGCTAGCATGAGGTCTCTACGGAGTGTGGGGTTTGATGCCATTCATGCGTGAGTGGTATCATATATGCAGGATTAGTGTTAGCGGTTAGCACGACGGTCTTCCCCTTTAATAGTTTAATGTAAAACCAATATGAAAATATTGATGTAAGTTCAAATCTTATTTAAAGGTTCAAAACCGTAAGGGCGAGTTCGAATCTCGTATCTTGCTCCATCAAATTTTATTTAATAAACACTTGACAAAGCGTTTGTTAGATGCTATAATTTAAAATGTAAAAAGGAAGTACGAAAAATGACTGATATTACCCCTATTGTAGTTGCTGTAATTGGTTTGTGCTCTTTGATTTTTACAGTTGTCCTTATCCCTTATCTCAAGAAGAAGGGTAAGTTGGACGATGTTAATCATGCTCTTACTCAAGCAGAACTTATTCACAAGTATGCTTTGATTGCAGTTAAAGCTGTTGAGCAGATGTTCCCACGGGAAATTGAAAAGCGCTTGCAGGAAGCAACAAAGTATTTTAATCAGCAGATGGAAGCTCTTGGTATTACTCTTGATGCAGATGAAGCTCGTAAGGCTATTGAAGCCGCTGTTTATGAGGTGAATCGTGAACTTCATGATGAAAAGTTGAAGGAGAGCCAGCTTCAGAACACCAATCCTGTCCCTTCGAATGACAAGATTGATAACACTGGTAATGTTATCCCTAATGAAGATACTGTAACTGAAGAAGCAGTAGGTTAAGATAATTTTCCTTTCTTATCTTAATAAATGTGTTGTTGAGACGCAATTACTCAGCGTCTATAAATAAGTTAAGTAACGTGAGGTTTGTTGGTAAAATACGAAAGTCCTCTCGGGAATGGAAAAACCAATATTATATGGGAGTATAGTTCAACTGGTTAGAATGCCGTCTTTACACGTCGGAGGCTTACAGGTTCAAGTCCTGTTACTCTCACCATCGGATTTGAATTTAAAAAGTTGACACTCACAGCAAATTTATTTTATGTTTTTGGAATAACGTCGTGTAAGGTTCGACTCCTTATTAACAAATCCCTTGAGCAAGGAATAGTTAACCGTGGATGGCTAGAAAAAAGTGTCAAGATTGCTCATTATGGAGTAGTAAGCCTAATTGGTAAGGCACCAGTTTGCTAAATTGGTAGTAGCTTGAAAGAGCGTACTGGTTCGAGTCCAGTCTACTTCGCCACAGAATTTATTATCGCTGCTCGTAATAAATTCGTAGTATTAGAAGCAGTAAAGGTACGAGTATGGTATCCGGCACGGGAATGGTCGTTAAGGGCGAGATAAAGCTGAGTTCCCTTTTATATCCTCATTAGTGTAATGGTGCATTCTCGTTAACTGATATTGAGTAAACACTAAGGTAGCTCCTTAGCGATAACAGACATATCGGGAGAGGAAGTTGGTTCGAATCCAATTATGGGGTCCACCGAGGTTCGGGTTAATTGATAAATAATTAGTAAATGAGTTGCTACATTGAAAGTTGTGTAAAAGGATAAATGCGCTATAGTGACCCCGATAAAAGCACCTCGGACCAGAAAGCATGATAGTATCTTGCAAATTTATCAAGATAGAGCTTCGCTTAACCGATGGACTATCTCTCAAGGTTAAGATGTGTATATGGCGCAACTAAGTTCAGACCGTCCAGAACCTACAACCATATTAGCGGTGACAGCTTGGAGAGACAGCAAATATGCGGCAACTGGCGTAGTAATAAAAATAGCCATGGACAATATTTTTATTATGTTTGGAGTTCGATTCTTCGATGCCGCTCCAAAAGACAGAATGGTTAGATATTTCTTGATGTCTTTTCAAAAAACAAGAAATCCGTAAGATATAGTACGAAACTTATCTTGGAATACAGTTTAGCTGGTTACAATGTATTCGACCCTAAACCGCCATCCACGCTTGATGGATGTAAAAATAGAAAAGTCGTTGCTTTTGCTCAAGATGGGTACGTTAAGCCCTTATACAATAAACAAGACTGATGATGAAAATGACCAAGATAGTTGAGTGTAAGCATCTTATAAGAAATAGCCTCTTCTCAACCAAACCGAGGGCAGATAAGTGAAAAGCTGGTCTGTCAGTAGTCATTAGTTCTTGTTTTATGTACCTTTAATAAAAATAAAAGGATGTTTTTATGGATTATATTGATAAGCAATTTGCTAAACATGGATATAAATTTATTTCTTCAGATAGATTTGGAACTTATTATGAAAAAAAAGACAATGAGCTTAATTATATAAGTGAGCTTGCTATTATATCTAAAACAAGTGGTAAGTATATTATTTAGTGTTATGACGCACAAATAGTTTATGGTTATCCTGAAAAGGATTCTAATAATTATCGCATTATGAACAAAGTTGATGGAATTGACACTTCTCTTTTGTTTTGGATTTGGTTGAAATTTCATCAGCTTAAGTATAAATACAAATGAATCAGGGTGAAGAAACATGATTAAGAAATATATTAAGAAGCCAGTTACCATTGAAGCTATTATTTGGGATGGTACTAATGAAACTGAAATTATGGAGTTCGTTGGTGCTCATTGCTGTGTTACTACTCAGCATACTATTAATGGTACTGTAATTAATCTTATCATTAATACTCTTGAGGGAGACCATCATGCTTCTGTTGGCGATTATATCGTTAAAGGAATTAAAGGTGAGTTTTATCCTGTTAAGCCTGATATTATGAAATTGACTTATGATGAGGTAATTGAATAATGGATACTTCTTCGTTTAAAATTGTTGGTCATTATTCTATTTGGACTGGTGAAATTACTAAATTTCGAGTTGATGATATTCTAAGAGATAAAGAATTTAATTATTGGTATAAGATAGATTCTGAAACTATTGAATATCCTTGGGAAGTTCGCATTTTAGATGCTACTCAAGTTTGGACTAATGCTGATTGTTATCAAGATAGTACATCGGGTAAATGGATTTATAGATGTATTCCTTATGATGGTTTAATCTTTAGTCTCGAAGCTAATTCTATGACAGAATTGGTAGACCTTATTAGAGATTTTGTTACTCCTCCTAAAGACAAAGAAGAAGAACTTGTTGAAAGTTCCAATCATGATTGTTTTACTAATCAGGTTTCGGATATTTGTTCAAGAAAAAATTCTGACAAAAGTTCTAATAAAGACTTGACAAAGATTTAAAAGTGTGGTAAGATAAATACATCTTAAGAGAAGAGAAAAATAAAAACTTCTCAAAAAGATAAAAAGTAAAAAAAGCAAAAAGAAAATTTTAATAAGTGGTTGACATCTTAAAGATGATATGCTATAATAAGTGCATAAATAAAACCTCCTGAATAATAAAGTAGACTCTTACAGCAAATTTTCTAAAGGTTAACACAATTGTCTTGAAAACAATCATTAGCGAGTTCGATTCTCGTCAGAGGGCGCTCTGTGGTGAATAATACGCAAAGAGTCTAGGTTAATAATATGGTGGCGTAGTCAAGTGGTAAAGACACGGGCCTTTCACGTCCGTAGCATCGGTTCAAATCCGTTCGCCATCACCATTATTCAAATCAGAAATCCGTTCTTATGATAGTGTGAGTAAGTTTTATCGGATTTAAATGAGGGGAACTTAAATCTATCGAAGGGTTAAGAAATAATTGTTTGACGAAAAGTTGTTTCTCCTTTCTCTCTATCTGAGATGAATAATTTCCTTTCTGTAAGATGATATTTATAAAGTAGAGACTAACAGCAATTTTGAAAATATGTTAAAAAGCCAAACTCCCATTCTTCGGTTCGAATCCGAACGTCTTCAGTTGAAGTATGTAGCCAAGTGGTTTAAGGCAGGAGTCCATAATAACAATGTCTCTAGTAAAATAAAAGGAGCTAAAATGCCAAATAAAATTGATTTAACAAATTAGACTTTTGGAAAATTAAAAGTGGTTGAGCCAGCTCCATCTAAAAATGGAAAGACTTATTGGAAATGTTAGTGTGAATGTGGTAATTTTACTATTGTTCAAACTGGGCATTTAAGGTCTCAAAAAGTTCGTTCATGTGGTTGTCTTAAAACAATAAGACCTCACGGAGATTTAAATTTAGGTTTTAAAAAATGTGCTTTATGTGGGAAAATCTTTAATTCTAATAATTACAAGAGGAATTATTGTTATGAATGTTCTCCCAAAGGTTTAGATTCGGCTAAAAGATTGCGTTTTTTAAAAAGAAAAATCAAACATCTTTTAATTGAATATAAACGGGGAAAATGTGAAAAGTGTGGTTATAATAAGCATGAAGCTGCATTACAATTTCATCATAAAGACCCCTCCAAAAAAGAATTCAGTTTAAGTTAGGTTAATCTTAATTCAGAATTCACAATAGAAAAAATGAAAGCAGAAGTCGATAAATGTGCTTTATTGTGTGCTAATTGTCATATGATTGAGCATTTCAAATTAGACAATTTTGATTTATAAAGATGCGTTTGTAGCCAAGTGGTAAGGCACCGCACTTTGTTGGATAGCATTAGGGCCTCGATAAGTTCAAGACTTGTATCCAACCCCATAATGCGGGTATCGAGAGTTCGAGTCTCTCCAGACGCACCAATAGCAGAAATGCTAATTTTGTAATGACTTCAATAGTAGACGCTTACAGCAATTTTAATTGTACTTATCTGTTAAATAAGAATACACAAAAAGCGTCTAGCCCCTTTCTAAAAAAGGGAATAATTAAATGGGTGAGTAGTGAATCGGCAAACACGCTTGACTGTAAATCAAGTTCCTAACGGAGTAGAAGGGTCGGCACCTTCCTCACCCACCAATTTAAAATTTAAAGGAGAAAATATTATGGGTTTTATGGGAGAAATTTCAGAAAATATTGGTTGGAATAATTGTATTAATTATCTTCTAAAAAATGTTGATAAATTTCAATCAACTTTAGACGGTGGAGCTTATGATTATTTTCCCAATGATGAAATTAAAGAAATTTTAAAGAATTTAATTAGACCGGAAATCTAATAAAATTTTTGTTTTAAAACTCTTGATAAAATGAAAATCTTATGCTATAGTAAAAATATGATAAAGATACAAATTTATTTGTAAGCTAATTGTTCATTTTTTATTGTTCATAAAAGCATTCCTTTCAAGTAGACTCTAACAGCAACTTTACAATCACAAGTGCTATGGGCCTGTTTGTTGGAGGTTCGAATCCTTCACTCCCGACCATCGGGAGTTAGCTCAACGGATAGAGCAACAGATTTTGTAAAAATGAGTCTAGTCAATAAATTGACGCTCCTATTTTTCTAATAGGCAAATATAAATTCCTTTCAAGTAGACACGTACAGCAAAATTACTTGATGCTTTAATATGGAAAATTAACGATAAGGTTCGACTCCTTAATCTTCTTTTGAAGATGCGTGGTTGCTGGAAATCAAAAAAACGTGTCTAGTATTAATTATTAATTATGCAGGATTGGCGGAATTGGCAGACGCAACGGATTCAAGTCCCGTTTCCTAATGGAGTAAGAGTTCAAGTCTCTTATCCTGCACCATAGTCTTGATGATAGACTAACAAAACATCATCCCCCAACGCCCGTCCGAAGCCTTGGAGTAGAGAACAAGTGAATGGTTCTCGAACGCAAAGTAAGCTGCCACAAGCTGAAAAAGGCTATAAGCCGCACATGGGTAGAACACAGATATATGGTGAGAGATGTTAGGGTGCGAATGTAACATCAAAAACCTACAGCGAAAAGCTATACGGAGAAGTCTGTGCCGTGTTTACGGGAATAGGTAGTTGCGTACCTATTCAAACAAAAACTCTGATTACTGCAACTAAATCGGGGTAGGTATTGAGGTTATGGGTCATGTAACCTTAAAACACAATAAGCCGAGCATACTGCTTATTGCTCCTAACAGGTGGTGCTGAGGATGAACAACAAAAGCCAAGTTATAGAGTTCTTGTAAAAAACTCTGTTGCTATTTGAAAGAATAGCTCAATTATGGGCCTGTAACTCAGTTGGGAGAGTGTCTGCTTTGCACGCAGGAAGTCGCAAGTTCAAGTCTTGTCAGGTCCACCATAAGAGTTAGTTGCTCTCTTAGGATAAAAAAGCACCGTATTAACACGAGTTTACGATAATTAACTGGCCCTCGTCTGTGGGTAAACAGCAGTTTTAGGCTACTATAAGCCGAAGTTTTAAGGGCAGTTTCTTTAAAAAACATGCATATGGTTTTTCTTGTTATCTCTTTTTTATCCTAAAAATAAGACGTAGCAGCATGACTTGAGGCTATACATCAAGCTCCTGAGACCGAAGAAAAAAAGCTCCCTGTATGTCAATGGGAAAATAATCTATCTGTTCCTTAATAATAGGTGGGAGGGAGTATTTTAGGTCGGCAAGACCACGAGAGGATAGCGCTGTTCTCTCAACCCTTTGCAAAGGTTGCTGATGGGTTTTCCAAACGGATGTGGAAATTAAATGAATGGAAGGGTATAATTCAGCCCAAAATCAGCTCTAAAATTCAAGAAAATATATTTGGGTGTGTAGTTCAGTCTGGTCAGAACACTTGACTGTTAATCAAGGAGTCGAAGGTTCAAATCCTTCCATACCCGCCAAAAGTGGAGAGTGTAGGTTCGAGTCCTGCCCCGCTCGTGGGAAACCCTTGCAGGAAGCTGTTAGGTACAGCGCCACTTAGAATTTCTTTCACCTTATTACGCGAAATATGGGATTGAGATGTTGCTTTAGTCGGGTTCTTTTACAGCAGAAAATAAGAACGCACCTGTTTAATTGGGTTTTTCAGCACAGTAAAAACAAGAAAAACCTCGGTTGTTTAGAAATTTTCTTCTGATATTGAATGAAAACAAATAGAGAATTCTCTCATTGCAATGCCGAAAGGTAGTAAGTTACGAATTTACCCATGATAAATTACGAACTTGCTACCGAGTAGGGATAAGAGAGAATTAAACATGCTTTGGTAGCTCAATTGGTAGAGCAGTGGACTGAAAATCCACGTGTAGTCAGTTCGATTCTGGCCTAAAGCACCATTGCTGGCGAGTGAAACGGATATATAAATCACGCTTGGCTCATACCCAAGTAATAGTGGGTTCGACTCCCATGCTTCAGCAACCAAAAAACAAAAGGAAGTAAATTCTAATGACTGATTTTAAGACTTACATTTATTAGACAGCAAGTAATAAAAAGTTTGTTTATAGATGTCCTCATTGTAATAAAGGGATAATGCAAGTAGTAGAGACAAAAATTGCTAAAAATGAAACTAATTTTTTATCTTGGAATTATACTTGCCCAGTTTGTAAGAAGCAAATGGTTTCTATTGAAAAAGATGGTTGTTCTTCTTTTAAAAGTGTGTTCCCTCCGATGACTCAAATTACTAATAAAGAATTTACTGATATTAAAAAGGATGTAGGAGAAAAAGGTATCTATCTGTTCTCTGAAATATAAATGCAGGAGTGCGCAAGTGGTCATAAGCGCCTAGACTTGAAATCTTGTGTGAGCTAAATACTCCCGTGGGTTCGAATCCTACCTCCTGCGCCATTAAACGGAGTCTTTAATATGAAAATCTGGAATGGAAATGATTTTGAATATCTTGGTTATTTTGTAAAAAATAACAAGAAAGTTAAATATTTTGAGGTTTTTGACAAAAATGGCACTCTTCTTTTCAGACAAACTAATTGGGGTCATGCTTGCGTGACTTCAGTTAAACATAAGATTGAAGACTTTCATAAAAAATATGGAAAGGAAATTAAAAATGAGTAATAAGAATTCAATCGAAATCGAACGTAAGTTTTTAATCTCTGGTTTTCCTAAAGTCGATTTTGATGAAGTCGGAATTGTTAAAACTATTTATATTAATATCAAATATAATTCTGACGGAAAAATTTTACAGGAAATTCGTATAAGACGTTGGTTTGAAAGTGGCAAAGGTTATCGTCCAGATGCTCTTACTTTTAAATCTGGTGGTACTTTAACCCGTACCGAAATTGAAACAAATCTTACAGATAATTCTTTGTTTGACTGTTTTAATGAACTTGGTTATAATCCTATTGTAAAAGATTATAGAGGTCTTTACAATAATGGTTATTTAATTGAATTCAATCTTGTAGATGGTGGAACTGATAACTCCTTCTATTATGCCGAAGTTGAATTTGATTCCGAGGAAGAAGCTAATAATTTTGTTTGGCCTTTTCCTGAAGTATTTATTGAGGAAGTTACTAATAAGCCTGAATATAAGATGGCAAATTATTGGAAACGTACTCGTGGATAAGGACTATTGTTTAGTCCTTTATTTGCTGGATTAGCTCAGTTGGTAGAGCGATTGATTTGGTAGAATGACAGAATGGCAATGTCTGAGGGTAGCTCCCAAGGTCAGTTAGTAACTGTTATGAGTTCGAATCTCATTTCTATCCCCAGTAATCAATAGGTCGGGGGTTCAAGTCCGTCATCCAGCTCGTCACCATGTAAGAGCCTTCCCGTGGCGGTGATGTTTTTACTAATCTTACGAATAAAAGAGGATTTTTATTATGGACGAATTTTTAATCTCTGAAATCTTTGAGCAGATTAAAACTTTAAAGAAAGACAAGTATACCAAGTATACCATGAAAGATGTTAATACCATTTGCGATTTGCTTGGTATTGAATTGTTTTGGTATCAAAAGTTTGTTCTTCTTCGTCAGCTTAATGATAAAAATTATATAATGAGTAAATAGCCTAAATTGACTCCTTTACAAAAATTAAAGTTTATTAAAATATGGTTAGGAGAGGATTTCTTTTTTCCTAAGCAACGTGAAGAAAAACTTTTAGATTTGTTAAAGGAAGAAAAAGAAATCAAATGCTCAAAAGACTATAATTCTTATTTAGCTACTTTAAAATTTCTTGAACAAATTCTTACAGATGCTCAAACATGGGATGAATTTGTTGAGGATGAGTAAAAAGAAAATTTAAAAAGTACTTGACAAGATGATGAGTATGTGGTATACTTAAGATGTGGTTGAGAGATACAACCTAAAAAATGCGGCAGTGTGGAAGTGCTATCCAGCCCTGACACCGAATTAGGGAGTCGCCAGTTGGAATCTGGTCTGCCGCTCCAATTCCTTAGTAGTTTAAAAGACGATAAATAAATTAAAACACCCTTCAGTCGGAAAGCCTCTAATGAGTATAGAATGGCACTCAAGTAGGGAGTTCTGGATGGGCGAATCGGAACCACCAGCTAAGGAAAAATATATAGGGGTGTAGCCAAGCGGTAAGGCAAGGGACTTTCAAGAATTAATTCAAGTAGAATCCGGTGGATTAGTTTAAAGACTGTTTCGACGGTATATTGGTTCAAGTCCAATATTCTTGACCAGACTCCCTGATTCGAAGGTTCAAATCCTTCCATCCCTGCCATAAGCAACAATTCAAATTATCGTTTAACGTAGACGCTTACAGCAAACAATAATAAAATCAAATTCTATTAAAAAAAGATTTATGGTATTGTTCCTTGCTAATTAGTTTATGATGCTTTCATGATTCTCCTTTGTTAGTATTATGCGTCTAGTTTATAAGTGCCGTACCAAGGTTGGAGCTGCTCGACGGAGAACTTAAGAAGGGGTTCGAATCCCCCACGGTGCAAGATTGAATTGTTTGGAGTACTACAAACAAGATGGTAAGTTATTGATGATTTAAAAGTAAACCCTTACAGCAATTTAATTATTTAATTTTAGCCTTTACAGAAATTAAAGATAATAAAGGGTTTAGTCCTGTAATGTTGAAAAAGTAGACACTAACAGCAATTAAAATAAAAATACTGGGAAATATATTTAATTGGAATAAATACTTTTTTTAGATTTTTTATGGTGTCTAGGATTTTATATGGTGTTGTAGCTCAGTCGGTAGAGCAGTCAACCTCAGAATAGCTTAAGAAAAGCAAAAAAATGCGAGTTCAAATCTTGCTTCTGGGACCATTATAATTGACAGGCCGTTGGTTCAAGCCCAACCAGCACCACCATTTAAAATACAGGTAGCATTGGAGTAATTAACCAATGAGAAAATAATGCCCAAACATTAAGCTGTATTTTTTAAAAATTCTTTTGGGAGGATTAAAAAATGATTGAGTTAACTGAAGAACAAAAAAATTTAGAATTATCAAACGATAATTGGAAAATTGTTCCAAATTGGTCAAGATATGAAGTAAATTAGTATCGGATTTTACGAAACAAAAAAACCAAACATATTTTAACATCAAAAGATAATAAGAGAGGATATTTAATTTATCTTGTTCTTAGAGATGATGATAACAGAATCCACATTTTGTCAAAACATAAAGCTGTAGCTTTAGCATGGATTCCTAACCCTTAGAATTTACCTATTATAAATCACAAAGATGAAGACAAATTAAATTGCTTTTATTAGAATTTAGAATGGTGTACAAGCAGTTATAATAACAGTTACAACGGGACAGGTAAAAAGAGAAGTGAAAAATTTAAAAAGACTTTTTTTGTTTATGATTCTGAGCGGAATTTAATAGAAAAAAGAAGAGGTATAAATGAATTTTGTGTAGAAAATAATTTATCTTCTCGGTGTGTTAGCTCTATCTTAAAAAAGAATAGTGAAGAAGAAAAATGTTATAGTATAAAAGGATTTTATCTTTTTTACGAACAAATAACAAAAGAAGATTTTTTATAGAGAAAGCAAAAAGTTTTTAATATAGGGAATTTAGGTAAAAAGAAATTTTCTAAAAAAGTTTATCAATATGACTTACAAAACAATCTTCTTCAAATTTATTCTAGTGTACATGAGGTTAAAGAGAAAAATGATTTAGCTACAACGTCAGTAATAAGTGCTTGTTGTAGAAATAAAATAAAAACTGCTTATGGATATAAATGGAGTTATGTTCCATTATAATAAAAAATAAAGTAGACTCTTACAGCAATTACTTAGAGACTTGTGATTTGGGATTACATATGTTTTGAAAAATGAGTCTAGCTTTATTAAGCGCCTGTAGTCTAATTGGATAAAACAGCACTCTTCTAAAGTGTATTTTTTATACGAGTTCGAATCTCGTCAGGCGTACCATGAGGAGTAGCATAGCGGCAAATGCACTAGTCTCTAAAACTAGGTAAACAGGGTCGGCACCTGTCTCCTCTGCCAGATATTGAGGGAATTAAATAAAAAATCTTAATTCCCTCTTTTATATAAAAACAAAAACAAAGCAAACAAAAAACTAAAGTAAAACAAACAAAGTAAAACAAAGAAATTAAAGGAGACAAAAAATTATGTGTGACAACTGCAAGAATGACATTTCCCGACCGTCTAACTCTTCCATTGCTTATGGTGTTTATGAGAGTGGTGGCGTAGTCAAGGCTGAGGTAACTGATACTGCATTTGATGCAATGCATGTTATTACTCGTCTTTGTGAAAAGGCTGATATGAAGACTATTTCTCTTGAGGGTATTTGGGAGAACACTCTTCTTGAAAACAGCTATCGTGGTAAGGCTAAGGTAAACCATGCTGACGGTGATAAGTTCGTTGAGGACATTGGTAAGGAGTTTGCTCGTGGCAAGGCTCTTGAAAAGTATCATCGAGCATTTGACCGTAAGATTCTTGCAATGCTTCTTGATGCACGAGTTCTGGTTGCAACTATTGAACATTATTGTGCTAAGAAGAGTATCAACACTGAAAAGATTCCTTCGATTGAAGCGATTTCTAAGAAGCGCTTTGGTTGTAAGTAATTAAAAATAAAAAACAGTTCATTTAAAATTTTCATAAATTCACTCCAAAAAGAGGAAGAGGTCTAAGGGCTTCTTCCTTTTTTTATACATTTTTTGGTAGAATTTTTTAATAAATGCTTGACAAGAAAAGATATCTATGGTAATATCTAAATAAATAGAAAGGAGAGTTGTTATGGCAATTAACAATGCAATTACATACGGAGAAGTCGAGGAATTTTTCTCTACTCTTTTGTCTCCTGAGACTCCTAAGATTCGTAAGTATCATGTTTATGGAATGTATCAGCGTGAACAAGAGAATGAAAAGAAAGTTGCCGAGTTTGAAAATGCAGTAACCAAGAATTCTGATGGTTGGCGTTTTTTTGGCTCGATGATTGGCGAAGATATGTGCATTGTCACAGGAATCAATCGTAAAGAGGAAATTTATTACATTCCCACTTATAAAGACAAAGAAAATAAGATTCATGTTTGTAATACTTATTTTGTAGATTTTGATGAAGCAGTTCTTGCTTGTGTGATTTATAAGAAAACTGATTCTGTTGAGTCTGTACAATGGGTTTGTAAATTAATTAATAATTAAAAGAGGTAAAATAAAATGCGTAAGCTTAATACAATTCAGAAGAGAAATAATCTTAATACTGTGTACGCAGTTGATGAAAAGGGCATTGGTAATGCCAACCATGTTTACAATGTTATTGTAACTGATGGTCAGGGTAATGAGACTCCATATTCTATTGCTTTCCAGAATGGTCCTCGCAAGGAAATGAATTCAATTCATGGACTTCTTGACACAGACCTTCTTGAGATTGTTCGTGACCGTCTTCAGGGTTTCCAGTCTGGTGAATTTGCTTGTCGTGAAAATGCCATTGCACTTACTCATCTGGAAGAGTGTTTATTGTGGATGAATTTTCGTGTTGAGAATCGTGCAGAACGTGGAGTGCTTGGTACTTCTAATAAGTAATTAAGATGGATAGAAACAATCTTGTTGTAATTAAAGGGGGGAAGGATGAAAATTCTTCTCCTTCTTTAGAAAATAGACCAATTCCAAAGTGCAAATTCTGTTCTCAGCCAATGATTGCTGGAGAGAAAGATACCTATTATTGCACTTGTAAGAATTATTTATCTTATTTACGTTTATTAGAGCAAATGCAAAAGTTAGAAGAAACTTATAAAACCAATATGGCTACTTATCAATCTATTGCTCAAAAGCTTTTGCAGGATTCTGATTACTACAAAAAGGTAATTGCTCTTACAAGAAAGAGACAGGAAGAAGAAAAGGAAGAAAAAAGCAATCCTAAGAAACCAGTAAAGGTAATTAACTTTACAGAAATAAACAATAATAAAAACAAGACAAAAGCTGAGAACGATGATGTTTTAGGATATTATTGGTTTCCTCCAATTAACTGAATTATTAATAAAACAAAGTAAAAAAGAAAGGAGACAAAGAAATATGCCCCAGTGGGAAAGATGGCAAGGAGAATTGCTTCACAGTCTCCAAGATATTACAACATATAGTCATTTAGGACTTGTATTTACTTTAATTCCAAACGATGAAATTTCTATAGACCAAGAAGAAAAAGAATTGCATTTGTCAATCAAAGCAATGGTTTATAAAAAATACTATAATTCTATTTCGCCCCCAAGATGGACTTGGAATGATTCTTTAGCATCCGCAAAAAACAATTTAATGGTATTTATCAATGAATGGTTAAAGAGAAGGGGGTTATTGTAATACAAACGATGGAAAGTAATAATAAAAAGCTGCATGGTATTTTAGGATTAATTCTTAATGCTTTTTACTTTTTTATTGGAGCACATTATTTAACTACTTGTCATACGACAAGTATATTATCGTATATTGTTTTAGCTGTTGCATTTTCTGTTTACATTGGATATTGTTATACTTTTGGTGTTAAATGGGAAATTAAACACATTCAATCCAGTCAAGAAAAAATTGAAGCCATGGAAAAGAAAATTGAAAACATGGAAAAGAGTATTAGTTATCTTATGCAACACACGCCTTTAGATGAAGAAAAATATCAAAAATATTTAGATATTTCTGAACAAGAAGGGTTTGACCCAATTACACAACAGAGGCTTTAAAAAATATTTTAAAAAGTATGTAATAAGTACTTGACAAGATGAAAGTTAAGTGCTATTATATAACCAAGCTAAAGGTAACACTTTAGCGAACTAGAAAAGGCTTAAGACAAGATGTAGCAAGCATTATGTAATTGATTTGGTTGTAAGGCGTCTCACCAACGCAGATTGCTACGACGAACTAAACTTGCTTAAAGGTAGCGGGAGCAATCCTCTAAAAGATTTCCGATGGTGGTGTATGGAACTTCTATATCTTATGTAAGAAGGTAAATGGATAAGGCAACATTCGTGTTAGCGTTTATCGTGTAGGAAATTTTAGAGCAGATAAAAAGAAAGGAAAATACAATGTCTACTAAAATTTATGAAATTATTCCTTATGAAGTAGAAGCTTTAAAGTGGGAAAAAGACAATTGGAACGAAGTGGTAGAATTTTTTAAAGCTCATAATACTGAAATTAAGAATATTGTTAAATATTCTGAAAAGGAACTTGAAGGTTTTAAGAAGCTTAATAAGACTTGGTTTGAAAAGAAATTTGATAATGAAGGTAGAAATTCTTTTATTGCTTATAGACGAGAAAATGATTCTTATGATGAATATGAAGAATTTGTTTTACTTGGAGATTATTTTGTAATTGGAAAAGATGGTTTAGTTTATGTAAAACACGGTCTCAATTTTGAGAGTATGTTTAGGGAGAAAGAAAATGTTTGAAGTTAAGTTTCTTCGTCATAACAAAAAAAAGTACAACAGTAATGTTTCTCAAGAATATTCTTTTAAGAAGACTTTTAATACTGTAACAGAGCTTATGCAGTATTTAGATAAAGCTCCACGAGCCTCTGTTTCAGTAGTTGATTATAGTGGTCTTAGTCATTCTGAATGGTATGCTTTTTGTCAAAAGAGACATCAGCAACTTTGGAATGAAAGACTTAAGTATAAGAAAGACCATCCTGAAATTTCTTGGATTGACCAGTATCTTACACCTGAACATAAGAGATTAGAATTCTATAATTTGTTAAAAGGCGGAAAGTTTGAACCTACGCATAGACTTCCAAAAAACTATTATAAAAAGCACAATCTATAATTAAATTAACAAGTTGCTGCAAAGTTGTCAAGAAAAAAGTTTTTAGAACTTCTTGACAACTTTGTTTCTTTATGCTATACTTTATTTATAAAAATATTTAAGGAGTTTTTGAAATGGAAAAAACTTTTAATATTAAGTGTACCATGGAAGAAAGATGGATTGATTCTTTTCTTTCTATGTTACGTTATATGGAAGCCTGTGGAAAGATTGGACATTCTACTTTAATTGGTTTCTATAGTGATGGTGATGGAGATTTTAGACCTCTGTTTGAACCTGATGTACAATTTAATAGAGATGACGGCTATGTTCCTGAAAAGGATAGTGGCAAAATCCCTTCGAGGATTTATGATGCTGGCTAAAAGTTAGCCAAGATTGGAGACTTTGATGATTGGAAGTATTGGAAAGTAAAACAGTTGTTCCTTTTACGCCAGAAGAATTTGTCGAAAGAGCGCAAGAGATTGTAGATTTATGTCAAGGTGATGCAACTCTTTTAAATGGTTGGGGACATAGAGCAATGGATAGTTTAATGGAAGATGTGTTATGGTCTTTAGGTTTTGATAAACGGATTGAAATTTTTGACCAATTACGTCGGATAAGGTATTAATATGAAACAAATTAGGAAAAATGTTTTTGAGACTAATTCTTCAAGTGTTCATTCATTGAGCATTGAGGGTAAAGATAATTATGATTATACTCAGTTGGATGATTATATTGAAGAAGATTATGGTCACAATGGTTACGGCAAGTATCTAAAATTAAATTTTGAAACCTTTGGATGGGGTTGGGATTCTGATTTAGATGACAATAGCGCAATAGCTAAACTTGAATATATTTTAACTGCTATAACTTGTTTCCAAGGTTATAATGTTAATTGGAGCAGCAAAGAAGATAAAGAAGAAGCTATTAAAGAAGTTATGGAATCTGATGATTTCCAAAAGTTTGAAGATGATGTAAAGTACGCTCTTTCTAAGCATGATATTCACATTACAGGAATTGAAATTAGTCCTGATGAAGATGGTTATGTAGACCATCAAAGTCTTGATTATTATGTTTCTGATGGGATGTATTATATTTTTGCAAGAGATGGAATTACATTAGAAGATTATATTTTTAATAAATGTTATAGTTTGATTATCGACAATGACAATCACTAACGCAAAGATAAAATAAAACAAGATAGAATAAAAGTGAAATTTTATCGTATCAATTTTTATTAAAAAATTAACAATTTCTCTTGTTTTTTAATAAAAAAGTTGCAAAAACAGAGTAAAAAAACAATTAAGGAGTAATTAAAATGTCTAATAATAATAGTTGTATGTTTAAGTGCAAGAAGAAGAACTCAATTGATGGCAAGATTTATCGTGTGTATTAGATTATGCCTCTTCCAAATCAGTTTGGTGCTCTTGGTCTTGTAGGCATTATGTATTGTGAACAGGATAAGAAGTTTGACGCTAATGATTTAAGTCAGTTTGAAATTATTGATGAGATTTCCCTTCAGTAATTAAATCAAAAGTTAACAAAATAATTTAATAAGTACTTGACATTTACCTCTCCTTATGATATTCTTTTAGTAGAAAAAATAAGGAGAGGTGTTTTTATGAACCTTTGCAATCAGTATAATCGTTTCGTTCGTTTTGTTGGTGATATTCTCATTACTGACCCTTGTTATATTATCCGCGAAGACCGTAAGATGAATTATAATGCTTATCCTAAGATGGAAGATTATTATTCTAAATACAAGATTATTGGGGATGGTCACAAGGGATATCCCTCTCCTGATATGTACGAGGATGTTACTTGGATTGATATGGAAAGACCTCTTCGCCCTCATGAACTTCCTACAAATCATCGCACTCCTGAGCGTGAGCATGAAGCGGCAGAAGCCTTTGATAAGTGGATTCATGGAGAAAAGACAAAGAATCCGAGAATCCATAGAGTTGCTTTCTCTTTTACTTACGAAGCAGAGAATCTGGCTTATAATGAAGCTGTAGAAAAATGGGAAGTTGAGCAGGAAGATGATTGGGGAAAGTGTTGCTGTGGAGAAGCCATGGAAAAGCTTGGCCTTAATACTTTTATCGTATGCGACACTATTTATGGTGATTGGTCTTGCAGTGTTTTTAATTCTTTGACCAAAGAAAAAATGGGAGAGTTCTGTGCTGATTCTGGTCAGGTTGGTATCTTTCTTATGGATGAAGTACTTAAGTACAATCCTGACCTTAATCTTCCTAAGCATTGTGCTACTATTATTAAAAACTTTGATGGACATGTTCGTGTCAATAAAAAGAGTAATGGTAAGTACACTTACGATGGTGAAGAGTATGAGGATATTGTTGCAGAAGTTGAGGGGGTTAGCAATACTTTGAATTTCAAGAGTGCTCAGACTGGATTTTAAGGAGATAATATGAAACAGATTAGACGTAATGTTTTTGAAACTAATAGTAGTTCAAGTCATTCTCTCGTAATTACGACTGATAATGAACATTATACGAGAGAAGAAATTAATAAAAATTTTTATGTGACCAAGAAGGGTATCGTAAGGTTATGGGAATCTTCTCTTGAATTTTACCGCTCTCCTTTTGATATGCTTGTGACTTTCAAAGACAAGTTGAGATATGCAATTGCTTCTTCTAATGGTAATCTTGTAGATGAATGTAGAGAAATTTGTAAAAAGTATATTGATGGATTTACAGATTTTGAATTCGATACCAAAGATTATGTTTGGGATTCAGAAGTTAAAGATTATGTAGAAGCAGAAGAACCCATTCCTAACTATGGTGGTACTGATGATTATCAGATTGAGGGTTGGCTTAAGTCTTATAACGTATCTCTTGAGGAATTTTTAACTAATAAGAGATATATTGTAGTTGTGGATGGCGATGAGTATCAAATCTTTGACCATATTAAGAAGTCTGGTCTTTTTGATACTTCTAAAATCATCCATGATAGTTACGAAGAAGCAGAAGTCGAATGGCGAAAGCAATATTTAGCTCAACTGGAAAAGGAGAAAAAAGATGCAGACTCCAAACATAAAGACTAAACGCAAAATGAAGCGTTATGAATTATCTGACTATTTTCTTTCTTTAAATACAGCAGAACAAATTATTCTTCTTACTGATGCAGGGTTTAAAGAGGGATTTTGGAGAGAATCTAAAAAGTCTGACCATTATTGGATGACTTATCATTTTTGTCTTTTCAACTCCAAAATAGAAAGAATTTCGTATGAATTTAGCTTTGATGTAGCAATTGACCTTGATGACCTTAAATCTTGGAATGATTTTGATAATCTTGAAGTTATTGATGATGATTTTGGTCAACCGTACAATGCTTTTTTCAGAGCTCAAGATAGTGGACACAGTTTTTCTTTTCTTGATATGATTATTAAGAAGTATGAAAATAAAATGAACAAATTGGTAGAATCCAAAATTTTAGAAGAGGTAAAATTAAATGAAACAAATCCGTAAAAACGTATTTGAAACGAATTCTTCTTCTACTCATACACTTGCTATTTGTACTGAGGATGAGTATAAAGATTGGCAAAATGGTAAATTGCTTTTTAATAAGTGGAAGGAAACATTTATTAAAAACACCATCAAAATTACAAAGCAAGACCGAGAAGAAGCAGAAAGATGTTATAATCAATACAAAGGCAAGTATTACAAAGACTGGTCTGAACTTACAGATGCAGAAAGAGAAGAATACACTTATAATCATATTGCTCAACAGCGTAGGCAGGAAAAGAGTCTTTCTTTTGAAGAAGATGGTTTAACCTATCAAGAATTTATGCAAAATTGTAATAATGATGGTCTTGAAACTGAAACTTCTCATTACACTTCCCCTAGTGGAGACAAGCTTGTTATTACTTGTGCTTATGGATATAATTAAATAACTAGAAATTTTAATAGGTCAAGGAGAATATTTTTTATTAACTCCTTGACTTATTTGTTTTTATAGGGTATAATTTAGTTACTCGAAAGGAGATATGATTATGCTCGAAGGAATTAATATTATTAGTACAGAAGTAATTAAATATGTAACCATTCCTATTTTTATTATTTCTTGTGCGATTGCTTGTGTTTTTATGTTTTTGTCAATCCAAATTTTAAAAATTGGTTTTGAAATTACGAAATCTATTCCGCACAAGCTCTTTAAAATTGTTTTTAGCAGCTTAAATATTATTATTTTAGGACTTTGTCTTTTCTGTTCTTCTATTATAGTAAGCAGAGCTCTTAATGATTGTTTTTTCAATCCAGTTTACGATACAGAATATACTGTAACGATTTCCGATGAAGTTAGTTATAATGAATTTACTAAGAAATATGAAATTCTTGAATATAATGAAAAAGATAACACTTATGTAATTAGTGAGAAAGAAAATGTCGATTGAAAATAATCCAGCTATTGAAATTCTTAATACAGTTGTAACTATGAAAGACGGAGACCTGTTTGTTCTTGTTGTTTCTGTTATTATTGTGCTTACTGGAATTATTTGTATGATTGCTTTTATTGTAGATTGGGTTAAAGGATGTGGGTCAATGGATGGATTTGGTTTTATTATTGCAGCAACAATTATTTTCAGTGTGATTACAGGATTCAATGTTTATGCAATGAAACATCCAGTTGAAGTCATCTCTTATGAAGTTAGATTTACTGACCCAGACCATTTTTCTTTAACTGATTATGAAAAGCTTCAAGAAAATTATACAGTAGTGTCTGTTGATGGGAAAATTTACACATTAAAAGAAAGGGCTGACAAAGATGATTGATGGTGTTAATCTAATTACTACTGAAACTATTTGTATTTCTGGTAGTTTTTTAAGTAATTTAATTCCTGCTATTGTTGGAGCAATAGGCTGTATTGCTGTAATTGTTGTAGCAATTTCTTGGGTTAAAGAAGAAGAAGCATGGGGAGCATTTTTCTTTTGTTTATCTATGGGTCTTTCTTTAGGTGTTGTTTCTTTTATTTGTTTTAATGATGCCTTTAATCCAAGATATGAAGACCGATATCTTGTTCAATTAGATGATAAAATTTCTTCTGAGTTTATTGATAAATACGAAGTAGTTGAACGAAAAGGCAACAATGTTTATGTAATTAGGGAGAGAGATACAGATGATTGATGGGGTTGAAGTTTTAACTTCTGAAAGTGTTAGAATATCTCCTGAATTTGATGCTTTAATTTTTGTTGGAGTTCTTTTTATAGGTTTCGCCTTAGTTGTATTTTATTGCTTTGGCTACTGTGTTAAAAACAAATTTGGTTGGCTAGCTCTTGTTTGCGCTATAGAAGTTATTTCACTTAGTTTGATTGCTGGTAAGATGTTTAAGGATGCCTTCTTTCCAATCTATGAAGAAAGATATATGATACAATTAAAAGAAGAAGTTCCTTTAAATTTTATAAAGAATTATGAGATTCTTGAAGATAAAGGAAATGACATTTATATTGTTAGAGAGAAAGGAAACGAATAAAAATGAAGTTTTATTGGGTTGATTTTAATTAAAAATCTGCTTTTTAAGGCTTGTTTTTATTAGAAAAGTTGCAAAAATAGTATAAAATAGGAGAAAAACAATGAAGATTTATTGCGCATATGACCACCTGAATTGTGAATCTGCTCCAAAGTCTCAGGAAGAGGTTCATGCTTGTGAATATTATGGTTCTTACCTTTGTAATGTTTGTCCCTCTCGTTATGATGGTGACAAAGTAAAGAAGTATATGGAGGATAATCCTCGTGAACACTAATGGAGTTAAACTGTATAATGAACGTGTAACGAAAGAATTTCTTAAGTATCGTAAGGTTCGTCGTATTTATTGCAGTGATTGTGATGTTGAAATGAAGCTGGGTGAAATGAATTATACTACTTATGCTACTTATCCGCCCATTTATGAGTTTGTATGTCCCAAGTGTAATCACAAAATGACTTCTTCTGTTATGTATCCTGTAATTGAGGAAGTTTGGGAAAATGAAGATAATATGAGAAGAGAGGTAATGGACTAATGAGCAATATTAAGACTTATCAGAATGGCAACTATATGGTTTCCATCGACTTGGCAAATGGAACCAAGACTCGTGAAAATGATTTGAGCTTTTTCAAGGCTGATTTTCCAGAGTGTTGCGATTATAAAATTACAAACTGCTGCCCATTTGGAAATTGTCAGTTTTGCCATGAAAATAGCACTCCAACTGGCAAGCATGGTGATATTCTTGGTGAACAGGGACTTAAGGTACTTGAAAGCTTCCATGAATACACAGAGCTTGCAATCGGAGGTGGAGACCCTCTTTCTCATCCTGATTTGATTCCTTTCCTTCGTAAGTGTAAGGAACTGAATCTTATCCCTAACATGACTGTTCACCAGTTTGCCTTTATGAAGAATCAGGAGCTTATTGAACAGCTTGTTAATGAGAAGCTTATTTATGGTATTGGTGTCTCTCTTGTTGACCCTCTTCAGCCGCAGTTCCTTAAGACTATTTCTAAGTATCCTAATCTTGTTCTTCATGTCATTAATGGCATTGTAACGATGGATACTCTTCGCGCTCTTAAGAATCGTAATCTTAAGATTCTCATTCTTGGCTATAAGACTGTTCGTCGTGGTGAGGAATATGTTAAGGAAGATTGGGCTAAAGAACTTGTAGCAAATAAGCAGAAAGCAATCTATGACAATCTTGGTCGTATGATTGACGAGAAGTGGTTTTCTGTTATTAGTTTTGACAACCTTGCTATTAAACAGCTTGAACCTCAGCGTCTTATGTCTGAGGAAGATTGGAATATTATGTACATGGGTGAAGATTATGGTAATATGTCCAGTGCTTCTATGTACATTGATGGAGTTGAGATGCAGTACGCAAGAAATTCTTGTGATGTAAATAATCGCTATGATGTTGGCGATAAGACTGTTACTGAAATGTATCAGTTTTTGAGAGATTTGAATGAGGAGAAGAACAATGAAACAGATTCGTAAGAATGTATTTGAAACAAATTCAAGTTCTTGTCATTCTCTTGTTATTTCAAAAGATGATTATGGTCCTAAACATATTCCAGCTTATCTAAATTTTAATGCGGATGAAGATTATGGCTGGGAAAGAAGTTGCTACTCTTCCACAGAAGATAAGGCTTCTTATCTTTACACTGCCATGCTTAACTGTGATATGTTTGCTCAAGCGAAGGATTTTAAGCGTAAACTTGAAGAAGATTTTAAGATTAAAATTTTCGTTCCTGACTATAAAAAAGAGACAAGCAAATATAGTGGTTGGGAATTTTGGGATAATGGCGGTTCTGTAGACCATGCAGGAGAACTTGTTCCCTTCATTAATGAAATTCTGGAAGATGATGACAAGTTAAAGCGTTTTCTCTTTGACCCAAAAAGTTGTATTTATACTGGCAATGATAATGGTTGCGACCCTGATGATGATTGTTATGTTGCTGATGTAGATGAAAATGGCGAATATTACGATTGGCGCACTGAAAAAAATGTTAAACATCCTTTTTGGAATGGAGAACATTATGAATATTACTTTAAGGGGAATTAATAATGACTAATACAGGTGATTATCATCCCGTTAAAGGGTATTGCAATGAAAAAGGCATTTGGTGTGAATATGCCAATATTAGAGGGTATTGTGGCTTAACTGCGTGTTTAAAGCACAATCCTGTTCAGTTGAATAACGCATCTGATTTCAGTTTAAATTTTTCTCGCTCTGAAAAATCTAAGATGTTTGTTAAATTTGAGCCAAAAGAATTTAACATGGAGAAAAATTATGATGATACAGTTAATTTAAATTTTACTCTGCCTATTGTAAATCAGGATTCTAATGAAGAAACTGGTACTTTAAAAGTAAAAATTCCTCGTGCTAAATATGAATTCGAGAAAGGTGGAATTAAAATTTTTCTCTTAAAATCTGAGTAAAGGGTATAACTGGGTATAAAAGGGTATAATTATGGTTGATATTAAGTGGCTTTAGACTCAAGAAGGATAGAAAGCTTATTAGACTTGGATAAGAAAATTAGCAAATAGAGCAGAAGATAGAACAGATATTCCAATTTTAGTAGATACCAATGGAGAAATTTAGGTTTGGGTAACAATAAATAAAAAATACCTATCTAAAGAGCAATTTGAAAAACTTGCTGACAAATCTGATGGTGAAATTACTACAAAATTAGAATTTAAAACAAAAGATATTATTATAAGAGAGCTTACTTCTATTGCAAAAAGCAGAGATGCTTTAGCAAATAATGAAGATGAAAGAGAACTTTTATGTCCCCTCGTTTCATTGTTTCAGGGAATAGAAGATGCTATTACTAATGATATTTGCTATAAAGCTCAAAATGCTAAACAGCTTTTTATAAACAATTTCGAAAAAAATTTAGGGAAAGACGAAAATAATTCTAATAACCTCTTGACAAACTAAGATACATCTGTTATAGTATCTATTGTCATAAGTAGTTAGACTCTCACAGCAAACTACAAAAAACTTTTATTTTGAAAAAAGGACAAAAAGAGTCTAGTCCTTTAGAAAAGGAGAAAATTATGTATAACTACAACAATCCTAACAAGAAGAAGAACACTAAGGCTTGGGCTCCTAAGCCTGAGAAGACTGTTCAGACCAATCGAGTTAACCGTAAGGCTTCCTTTATGGACAAGGTTGAGAAGACTGCCAAGGGCTACTACACTCAGGTTGCAGTTCCTACTCTTCCTGCCGACAAGCAGTATACCTCTAATGGTGCTATTGCATATAAGTCCTCTGGTTCTGCTCTTCTTGACATTAACACTTCTATCTCTGCTCTTCGTAGCCTCCCTGATGGTGATATTGTGAAGAAGTTCCGTGCGGCTTATTCTGAGAATCCTCGTCTCGCTATTCGTTGGCTGTTCTATGCTGGCGATATCCGTGAGGGTCAGGGTGAGCGCCGTCTTTTCCAGATTTGCCTTAAGGATATGATGAATAATGGTGGTGCTCAGATTGTGGCGAACCTGATTCCCATGATTCCCGAGTATTCTCGTTGGGATTACATCTATACTGTCATGGATAATCCTACTACTAAGCCTGTTGTTCGTGAACTGATTCGTAAGCAGTGGAAGGAAGATATGGCTAATATGAAGAAGGGTAAGTCCATTAGCCTTATGGCGAAGTGGCTTGATAGTGCTTCTTCTCACAGCCATGATACTCGTAAGCGTGGTCTTAAGACTATGGATATGCTCGGTCTGACTGAGCGTGAGTATCGTAAGGGTCTGTCTGCTCTCCGTAAGCACCTTGACGTTGTTGAACGTAAGATGTCTTCTCAGAATTGGCAGAGCATTGATTATGAGACTGTTCCCTCTAAGGCAAACCTTAATTACAATAAGGCTTTCCTTCGCAATGATGAGGAGCGCCGTCGCGCCTATCTGAACGCTCTTACTAAGGGTGAGGCAAAGATTAATTCTTCCGTATCTAATCCTTGTGACATCGTTCATAAGTACTGTGAAAACGAATGGAATACTTATCCTCGTTCTCGTGATGCTGCCCTTGAAGGTATGTGGAAGTCTCTTCCTAATCTTGTAACCGACGATAGTTCTACTATTGTTGTTGCAGATGGCTCTGGCTCTATGTGCGCTACTGTGGGTCGTACTCGTATGACTGCTCTTGAGGTTGCTAACTCTCTTGCAATTTACTTTGCAGAGCGCGCTAAGGGTGCATATAAGGGTCGTTACATTACTTTCTCTGCACGTCCTCAGATGGTTAATGTAAATCACGACTCTTTGTATGAAAATCTTAGGGAAGCTGCTCGTCATAACGAAGTTGCTAATACCAACCTTGAAGCAGTATTTGACCTGATTCTTGATACTGCAATTAAGAATCATTCTCCTCAGAGTGATTTGCCTAAGAATATTCTGATTATCAGTGATGGTGGTTGGGATTCTATGGTAAATATTCGTAATTTTAGCACTGGCAGTGATTATGGTTATTGGGGCTATAACACCACTCGTGCTACTGCTAAGGAAGCTCCTGCTTTCCTTAAGTCCATTGAGCAGAAGTACAAGAACGCTGGATATGCAATGCCTATGATTATTTATTGGAATGTATGTGGAAACGGTACTACTGGTAACGGTCTTCCCATGACTAAGAATGATTATGGCATTATGGTTAGTGGTTTCAGTGTAAATACGCTTAAGATGGTAATGTCTGGTAAGACTAATCCTTGGGATGCGCTTATGGATGTTCTTCTGACTAAGCGTTATGACGCTGTTGAAACTAAGGCTTTTGCCTAAGTTAAAAAATAAATTAAGAGAGGGGTAATTCCCTCTCTTTTTTTATTGTTTTCTATTGACAAGTAAGGAAAATTGTGTTATTCTTTATATATAATCACAATTATATTAAGTGAAAGGTGTATTATTATGGGCTATTTTCGTAATTTAACTAATGCAGAACTTTGGTCGGCTTGTTCAGAGCTTAAAGAGATTGAAAAAAAGAATCCTCCAAAAAACAAAGAGAATTGGCCTATTAAGTACGGAAGCTATTTTTCTAAGGCAGTAGATTATTATGACCATTTCGTATCTATGCCAGTTACAGTAGCGGTAAGCGAACTTAAATTTGAAGCAGAAAGACGAGGTATTATTAATGACTGTAAAAGAGTATAATGAATGGCGTAAAGAATTTGGTCATGTTCAAGTTTTACTTTATGCTTTTCCAAATGTTTTAAAGAAAATTGGCAATGAAGATTTAATCAAAGAGCTTAAGATTTTAGGGTATGATGAACATACTCTTGACTTTCTTAATTCAGCTATGGATGCTTGGGAGAAAGTTGAAAAGGAAGAACTCATGAAAGATATGAATGTTCAACCTGACCCAAATACTACTACTCCTAAGAAAGCACCTGTTATGCCAGAAGAGCCTAAAAATCCTTCTATTTCTAATTATCATATTCAACCTTTTTATTGTGATAAGTGTATTCATAGTTGGGGCGTAGATTGTTTTAGAGACCCTGTAAATGATATACCTTGTCCTAATTATAGAAGAGACCCGCCCGATGGAGGTTTTTACGGATAATGAGAGTTTTATCTTTGTTTGATGGTATTTGTTGCGGTCATCTTGCACTTGAAAGAGCTGGAATTAAGATTGATTCTTATGATGCTTATGAAATTGAAAAGAATGCAATTAAAGCCACAGAAACAAATTTCTCTGATGTAGTTCATCATGGAGATGTAACTAAAGAAGATTTTACTAAATATCAAGGTAAAGTTGATTTAATTATTGGTCGGAGTCCATGCCAAGGTTTTAGTAGTTCAGGTAAACAGCTTAATTTCAATGACCCTCGAAGCAAACTTTTCTTTGAATATGTAAGAGCAATTAAGGAATGTCAACCTAAATATTTTCTTCTTGAAAATGTTGTAATGAAGAAGGAATGGCAAGATATTATTTCTTCTTATCTTGGAGTAGAACCCATTGAGATTAATTCTTCTCTTGTTTCAGCACAGAATAGACGTAGACTCTATTGGACTAATATCCCTAATGTAACACTTCCCGAAGATAAAGATATCAAGTTAGAAGATATTCTTGAAGATATCGAATTTTCCAATCCTGCGGCAATTAGAGGACGTAGATTAAACAAAGCTACTATTGTTGGTCGCAGATTAGATAAAAATGGACATAGGAAAGATACCGATAAAACGATTCCTATTACTCAGTGTCTTGAAGTCCGTGCTACAAACACAGACAAATCAAATTGTCTTACTACTGTAGACAAGGATAATGTTCTTACGCCACTTTCTATTGGTAGACATCCAGATGCTTTTAAAAATAATTTACCTTTTAGATATTATACGACAAAAGAAATGTGTCGTTTACAAACTGTTCCTGATGATTTTCTTAATATGATTCCAGATAGTGCAGCAAGAAAGGCATTAGGAAACGGATGGACAGTAGATGTAATTGCTCATATTTTTAGTTTCCTTCCAAATGAATATAAAGAGGATAAAACGAATGACTGAAAACAACAACATAGATTTACTCAGAGCCAAAGATGCTATCTTTAAAATGATTGCTCAATTTCATCATTGTTCTCAAAAAGAAAAAGATGGAAGTTATTATATCAGTGATTATTATGAAAGTGCTTTAGAAAGATGTTTTCAAGTACTTGGATTTAAAGAAGATGAAGTTCCCCTCATGGAATTTTGTCAAGCATGGGAAAATAACAATAGAAAATTTTATGAGCTTTATAATAAAACATATAAAGGATTAACTGCACAAGATTATTATGATAGTTTTGTCAAAGATTATCAAAGTTGGGTAAAGTCATGGGATGATATAGCGAATGAAAATGATGATTAAGATTGGTGAAAAAGAATTTGTCAATGGCGATATCTATTATAACCCTTTTTTCGGTGATTTATGGATAATTCAAAACGATACAAAAATTAAAAAAATCAACGATAGTTATACCACTGATATTAATGATGTTGCCGAATTTGTATATGTTGGTCATATAGATTTAGAATAACAAGGTGGAATAAAATGAGCTACGATATTAGTTATAGAGTTCAATGTAAAGATGACCCTAAACTTTGGGCTGACATTGGAAATTGTGAGGCAAATACAACTTGGAATTTGGGTGATATGATTCGAAAGTCAACAGGCTTAGAATGGAAAAATGAAGAAGATAATGGTCTTGTAAAAGATGTTATTCCTTTTATCATTCATGGTTTAGAAGAGCTTGAAAGATTCCCAAATAAATATAAACAGTATGAATCTCCTAATGGATGGGGAACAATTAGTGGATGCAAGAGTTTCTTTACTCGATGTATTTTAGATTGGACTACTTTTACAGAAGATAGTTGGACCTCTCCATATAAAGACATTGTTCATTTTTGGATTGTATGAAATCAAATCGACATTTAGTAAATCTAAATTTGGCAAATTGTTTATTTTATTTATATTATTTTATTTTAATTGGAATAGCAGGATTAGATAATTCAACTGGAGAAATATTAACTCCTTTTTGTTTATTTATAAGTGGTTGTTTATTTATGATTGCTGTTCATTTTTTCAAACTTTATTTAAAGGACAAAGAAAAATGACGATTGAAAGACTAAGAGATATTCTCAATGATGTAGCAAACGGTGCAAATTGGGAACTATACAAAAACTCATTAGTAGTAATTAGCGTAGAAGATTCTAGAAACACTGTGGGAAGTAGACCTTACACAAAAGTTCGCTCAGTAGGTATGGGCTTTGATTGGGAAACAGGTCAATTTAGAATTGAACCTGAAAATAAATTAATGGAGGTTAATAAAAGAAAATGAACACTACTCAAGTTGTTTTGTGCATTATTCTTGCTGTTGGAGTTTTAACAATTTTCTTTTTAGCAGGAACTATTATTGGTGGTATCCACGCTTATTCAAAAGCTTTTGCAGAAGCCGAAGAAACCCATAAAAATTTAGATGAGGCTAAAGAAAGTCTTATTAAATCTTTAGAAGGGAAAGCAGAAGCACAAAAAGAACTTATTGAATCCTATGAAGAGCTGGTAAAAACTCTTCAAGAAAAAAATAATAAACCCTTGACAGAGAACTAATCTTATGGTATATTAAGATTGTCCCAAGGAAAAGAACGAAAAAAGTGCGGAAGAGATTCCCATCGGTTTGCACTACTCGGGCCTGATAGACAAATCACGTTCTTGACTGCAAGACACACAATTGAATATTCAATAATAGCTGAGATGCAATGACTTCTTAGACATGTATAAGATTTATACTATCGGAAGCACCCTTCATAGGAATAGGAACTATGAAGATACTAAGAGCGTCAGGCTCTCCACCTGAAAGTTAATGGTGGAAATTCTTGCAAGAATCACAAAATCCTACCCCCGAATTTGGTTTGGTGGTGTAGGCAGAAATCCTAACTTCCGAATTCTTGCTCGGTAGCGTAGGTTGATTGCCAACTAAAGATGTTGGACGAAGAGCGTCGCATTTCTTTAAATGCTAGGACCAGAGGCTCATAGTGAGGTGAACGTCGTCTATTCCTCACCTTTAATAAGAATCCGATGGGGTCGGAGCGCTTATTATCGTATTTGAATAACCTACGGGTAGGTTGTTCGCAGTTTTACAGAAGACTTGTAGATTTGTAATCACTTGTCCGTCGAAATGGATAGCCGCAAACGGGAAAGTTTCAATGAGTGTAGGAAGTAATGTAACGGGGAATAACTTCCAAGTCTTCACAATTTATTGAATTAGCTAATTTAATAAAAGGTCTCATAATTAATTTAATATTGATTATGAGACTATTATTTTTATAATAAAGGTGTAACATGGAAAACATTTGGAAAACATCGTTGGAAGCCAAAAAGAAAGAACTTTCTGAAGTTAACAAAGAATTAAACAAGCTTACAAAAAAGTCTTATGATGAATATATTATGAAAGAACTCGCTCCAAAGCTGATTGGAAGTTGTTATATTCATTGCGACCATTATATTATGATTGTTCAGCCTCCTAAGTTGTTAGAAGGTAGATGCGAAGTTTCTTATTCTTCTCAGTGGGGTTGTATTGAAATTAACAATTTTGAAGATGAAACACCTTATGGCTGTTATACAGATTCAGAAATTGATGTAGCTCCTTATTATAATGAGGACATTGATTTGTTTTTCCTTTTAAATTATCCGAAAAATTTTGACCATTTTCAGCCTATTTCTCGTGACGAATTTAATGCAAGAATGGATGAAGCGGTTAGGAAATCTAGGGAACTAATTGAAAAAATGGAGAAAAATATTACTCCTCGTAAATTTTATAGATTTTAAGAAAGGGGAATAAAATATGTTTTTTAATAAGTCTAAAAAAAATAATTCTGTCGAAAACAATCCTATCGCATACGATTCTTACCCTGCATCTGGTGTAGATTTTGAAGAATCTTCCAGCGAATCTTACACGAATAATCTTCCTAATCACACAGTTCTCAGCAGGAATACTTGGGAATATGAAAAAATGGAAGATGTACCTTTTCCTATCGGAGAAGATTGGGAATGGATTGATTGTTACAAAGCTCTTTATAAGACTTATTACCCTACTAATAAAGAAGTAAAATATATAGGTCCTAGTCGAAACTTTGCATACGAACTGAACAGAATCTATTCTTTACCAGAAGGAGAAGAAGAATTTAGCAAAGTGGATTACTGTGGCAATGGTTTTCATGCTTGTTTAACTATAAAAGATGCTCTGAAATGGTATAATTATATTTCATATGTTTCAAATTATGGTTATATTTATTCTGTTAGTATTAAATTAATGGTAGTTGCAAAAGCAAAGCTTTTGGTTAACAAAAAAGATTTATCAAATTGCTATGGCAACCAAAAGCTTGATAAAGGTAAAATTGTTGGCAAAGCAATTGTATTAACTGGTTTTGTTAATCCAGAAGAAGTTTACGCTAATCGAGAACAAGATATGTATTGGACAAGTAGTATTCTTAATAGTGATGCTTGCAATTATTTAAAATCTGTTTGTAAAACTAAAGGTGTTAGTTTAAACACTCTCGAAAAATTGACAAAAAATCTTAATATCACTTTCTCTGATTATAAGAAGATGCTTAGTCTTGTTGAGAATGGTCAACCTTTTGATATGACTTATGCTCAATGTATGTTTGATGTATATGTTGTTGAAAATAAAAAAGTTTCTCAATGTTTAAACATGAATTATGGTCATGTATTAGCAGAAGAAATCATCAACCATCTTGACTATCAATTTGCAATGCGTTTGGCTGATAATGATGATGCTTATAACAGAAGCTTATCTATAGCAGAAAAAATGCAGATTCTTTATTCTCATCAGAAGCTTTCTAAAAAATAAATTAATAAGTAGTTGACAAACTCGAAAGAGTATGTTAATATAATAATAAGAACTGTGGTACAATTTACCTCCTTATAATAGACTGGATTTGCTAATAAGGCCACCTCCTTTTTCGTATTTTGTTCATGTTTGTTTCCTCCAAAAACAAATTTTGTACCACAGTTCTTTTTTATTCCTTTGTAAAGGAGCTTGTTAATGAGATTGAATGATGTATCTCTAATAGGTTTTGCTCTTTATCTTTTATGTGGGCTTGCAGTAACATATAATGTTTATAATTGTCCTGCTAATAAAAATGATAAAGAAGTAACCTTGTTGCATTATTTAACTTTGATTTTTTGTTGGCCTATTGCTCTTGTTATGGCAGCAATTTATTGGTTTAAGATTCAAAGTGAAATAAGAAAACAAAAGAAAATTAAATAAAGCTCTTGACAACAGACTCTTTTTGGTTTATACTATTGATAGTAAATTAGACTGAAAGGAGTCTTTTCTATATGTGCAAATGGTGTGAGAATTATAGATTCACTATTAACGCTACAAGCAAAAAGAATCTTATTGACCATGGTGATTTTTATGTCCATGCTAATTATTGTCCTGTATGTGGTACTTTACTAAATGAAAATCTCAAAAAGGATAAGGATTTAAACAAACGCTATATTATTCGTGTTAAGCCTAACGCAACAGGATTGGGGATTCCTGTAAATGGACAAAACTATTATTATACTGCGGAAGGTATGACCCGTGAAGAGGTTATTTTTGAAACAAAAAAAGAAGCTCGTTCTTTTAAAACTTACTTTGAAGCAAAATGCACGGCTGATTGGTTCTTCAAAGAAGAAGATTATGAAATTGAAGAAATTACTGTTGAAAAGCCTCTAAAAAAAGAGACAGAAACAAAAACAGAAGAGCAAGTTTATATTGCTAAAATTAATTCTGAATTTGTTAAAGGTCCCAATCCAGAACAGTGCTATTATAAAGGAATGAGTACTTTTGGAGATACGCCACTTATTACAGATAAAGATGGGGCTAAGTATTTCACTTCTATTAAAGCTCTCAAAAAAGAACTGAATTGGTTTTATAATTCAGAAGATTATGAAATTTTTACTACAACTCGTGTTGTTGCGGAAATGCCTGTTAAAGAAGCTAAGGCAAAACTTCCTCGTTTTACTATGGAAGATTTTTATCTTAAATCTGATTCTGGTAGTATAATTAGAAGAATTTATGATAAAGATACAAATAAAAGTTATGAATTTTCTTCTAAGACAATTGATAAGTTTAATCAAATCGTAGACAAACTTAACAGTCTATAATTAAAACAAAGTAAAGGAATGATAATATGATTAGTCCGACATATGGACGAGTAAATATGAGACAAATAGCAAAAATTATTTTTGACTACATTAGAGAACGTACAGATGTAGCAGAACATAATCATATTGTCATTGGTACTGATAGTCAAAATCACAAAGATGAAACAAAAGCCGTCATTGTTATTGCTGTCTATACCGATGGCAAAGGTGGCAAGTTCTTCTATGAGATTCAAAAACTACCCATTATCTTAAATTTGAAAGTTAAAATTCACAAAGAAACTGAATTAAGCATTGCTTATGCTGACCAGTTAATTGATGAATTAACAACTTTGTCTATTCAAGAAAATTTTGACTATGAAAAGTATACTAGCATTGGGATTCATGTAGATGCTGGATATGCTGGACCAAGTGGTCAAGTAATTCCAGAAATTGTTGGATGGTTGAAAGGTGCTGGTTACGAACCAACTGTTAAACCAGATAGTTTTGTAGCAAGTACGATTGCAGACAGGATTAGTAAATGAAAAGTTCAAAAGATTTTTATTCTAATTGTTTACTTGAAGCTATTAAAGCTAAAATAAAAAATCCTAAAATTAAAATAATGTATCTTCCTGCTTTCTTGAATGAAGTTCCTTGCCCACATTGGATGTGGCTTGATGAGGAAGGAGAGCATGATTTTCATTACAAGGGATGCTTACCTTGGTATAAATGGGTTTGGCATAAAGGTCATATAAGAACAGTTCATCGAGGTTGTTATAAAGGCTGTATTGACCAGATGATTGAAAAGAAATACTACAAAGGAGAAAAACAAAATGGCAACTAAATGTTTTTGTGATAGATGCGGAATGCCTATTTCAAATCTTTTCAATATGAAGGTTTTGAAAATTAAAAGACATTTTGAACGTGGCGGCGAAATTTGGGATGATTATCAATCTTATGATTTATGTAGTAATTGTTTAAAGAATGTGGAAGAATTTCTTCAAAAAAGTAATTCTTAATACTTTTTAAATAATAAGGAAAAACAAGCCATGAAAAATTTTAAAAATAAACTTCTTGGTTTTTGGTATTATATTAAATTCTATTATATTCATCCTAATAAACCTTATATGGATAAATTAAAGCGAGCAAGTGAAGTAATGAAAGCAAGTCCTTATTCATATAAGCAGTGGGCTGAATTTTTAAATAGGTCAGAAAAAGATGTAAGAAAGATTTTTCATAAGAGATTTTTCTTAACATGGAGAGATTATCAAATTATTGCAAACAAAACCAACACTACAGTAGCATATTTAATGCAAGGGACTACTGCTAGTATGTATATTAGAAGGAGTTAATTTAAAGTGAATTTAAAAAAGAGTTATACTTATTATATTGTATATATGGGCTTGAAACCTGAAGCAACTATTACAACTTATGGTAATGAAGAACGCACTCTTGATAAAGAGATTGACAGCATGGATGATATTGTTGCAATTCAAACAAAGCTCAATGAAGAATACGGCTTTGCTGATTGTGTAATTATGTTCTATAAACTCCTTAGAACTTCTTATAACACTGTCCAAAATAATCCTAGTGGTATGACTGATATGATGAGCGCTATGGCAGGAATGATGGGTAGTGGACTTCCTCAGACTGCTACAGAAATTTCTGCTGAAGCTGAAGTAAAGGATGAAAAAAATGTCGAAGAAGCAAAGGAAGAAGATACGACAAGCAAAATTCAGTGATTATCAATATAATGATAATGACCCTCGTTTTAAAGTTCTATTCCGTAATGGAGACTGGCTTGTAATTAAATTTATCAATGATGGAGCTTTTTATTCTTACTGCTTAAATTGTAGAGAATATATGCACGCAACTTCTATTTTATCTAATCCAGAATTCATTACAAGATATGCTCCCGAAAAAGAATTTATTTATTGTCCTTATTGTGGTAGTAAAAATCTTAAAGATATGAAATCTTCAAAAAAGAAAAATGATTCTTATCTTATTGAAGAAAAAGCTATCCAGTATAAAGATTTACCAGAAGAATTAAAATTATATCCTTATAAAATTGGTAAAAAAACTTAATAACCACTTGACAACTCTCTTTGCTTATAGTATTATATAAATACAAACTAAAAAAAGTAAGGAGAGTTGTTAATCTATGTTTACTAAACAGGAATATCTTGAAGAATATAAGAACAATAATAAGAATGCCAATATTATGAAGTTGCTTGGCTATATTGAAGAACGTCTTGACCATAATTCCAGTTTGGGATATGGTGTAGCTCGTTTTGAGAACTTCCAGCTTACTCCTACTATGTGGAAGATTATGACCAATGATAAGCGCTTCAAAGAGCTTTGCGAATGCAGAGGTTATGAACTCGCCTTTCAGAAGGCTGAAGACGGTTCTTTGGTTTGGGTTGATGTAATCAGTGCTAAGGCAAGAGAAGATGCTGAAGTTTGGAATCAGACTTTTAAAGATAATGATGTGAGCTATTTCTTTAATATCATTATGGGGCGTCTTTTTGAAGTCGGTCGTGAAAAGAATGTCAAGCATCCTTATTATATCATTCACAAAGATTGTTGCAGTTCTATTGTTTGGAATCTGGCAAATAACAAGACTTTTCTTGAAAAAATTGTAGAAAATGGATGGGACTTTGATATTGGTCCCGAGTCTATTCCTTATATTCAAATTAAGGGATAATAACATATATAGGAGAAAAATAAATGTATATTCCAAAAGGTGACAGATAGATATCTTTACTTTCTTTTACTGGCTGTGATGAGAAGAAATGCCCATGGAAGGATTGTGTAAGGCATCCTGAAAGTGGATTTACATATAATGCCATGGGGCATTTATCTTATCTTTGTAAAAAATTCAAAGAAGTTCCAAAAGAAGTTGAAGAAGTAAAGGAGAAAGAAATAAAGACAGATGATTCTAAAAATTCTAATTAACATTTGGCGATTTATTTTTATTTTGGATGTTTCGGTTTTCTTTTATCTTGTCAGAGAAATTACAAAATATGTAAACGATTTTTTTGATGCAAGAAATGTTGAAATTAAATTATCCAGTACTGGGTCTATAATTCCAATCATTCAAATTCTCATTTTAAGTGCTCTTCCAATCATCAATCTTATTTTAGGTTGGACATGGATATTTAATTATAACGAATTTATTAAATTAGCTTGCATTAAACTAAACAAACATTTTCACAAAATGGGTATCATTTCTGATGAATTAAAAGATGAATTTTATTATAAAGTAATTAAAGATTTTGAAGGGTCTTAATTGATATGAAAACTGAAAAAGAAGTAATTCCTGCTCAAGAAAAAACATATTGGGTTGCAGATGACGGTCGTAGATTTTCTACCGAAGAAGAATGTTTCGCTTATGAAAAAAGAGCAAGTATTCGTGATGTAATGGTTGAGCGCTCCTTCTTGGTTCCTAACCTTTACGAAGATAAAGTAGAGTTTTGGTTTATTTTAGGCGAAGAAGCTACTCCTACTTATCTTATTAGTTATATCGAATATTTTTTAAGAATTTATATCAGCACTTGGCAAGAAAAGACTTTAACTCAAGCTTGTTTAGAACAGAAAAAAGACCAGAAGTATTATCTTATCGGTTTAAAAATTGATAATAACGGAGATAATTCTACTTTTGAAGTTCTTACCATTGATTCCGCAGAAGAAGAAACAAAAGAAGCCATCACTGATTACGAAAAAATCTTGAAAGAATACTCTGCTCTTAGAGAAAGATTAGCTGTATTCCCAAACTCAATTTAATAAACACTTGACAACTCCTTTTAAGTTTGGTATACTTTAAACATGAAGTGAATCCATTGAAAGGAGTTGTTTAATAAATGTATAATCGTAATTTCCATAATAAAATTGGTTCTGATAAAATCAAGCTAACTTTTCATTCTCGTGACCGTGGACTGGAAAGATTGGGTATTAAGAATGAAAGAGAGCTTCGCCAGTTAGCTTGCAATGCTCGTAACAAAGGTATCAATCTTGATGCTATAACTATTTACAACTACGAAAAGAATGGGCTAACTAGTGAAGAAATGTATGCTTTTAAGCGTCGTTTCCGTACCAAGTCTAACAGTGAACGTATTTATTACCATAAAGGTTTTGTCTTCGTATTCGCTGGTAAAAATGCTTGCACACTTAAAACTGTAATCGAATTAAAAAATATTTGAGGTAGTATTATGATTTATAACGCTGGAGTTAACGGAAAAGAAAATAAAATTGTTACCTACTATCCCGTCTTTGTGGTTGAATTTAATCAATATAAGTGTGTTTACTATATCGAACGAAATAGTTTGCATTTTGTTTTCAACTATTTCTTTGCTCAAGATTGCGAAGCGGACAATATTCTTTGCGCTCATTCCGCAGGAGAGGCTTTGGCATTTATTGGAGAATTTAAATCTGACCCTAATAGCAAAAGATTGATTGATAATTTTGTTAAGTCTGTTAAATCCTACAACAACCCCTGTCATATTCCTAATGCTCCTCAATATCTCGGCCACTATTTTTCTATTGTCCGAGATGAGCATATTTTTAATCTTGCGTTAATGGATAATAAATATCACACTTCCCCTGAAAACTTTTAAGGAGGTTTAACATGGATAACTATGAAGCTATGAAGCCTTGGGAGCACGGAAAGATTGTTGAAATTCATCATGATATTAAATCTATTTCTGTATATCCTGTCGTTTATGAAAACAAAGATTTTTATGTCTGTCGAGTATCAGGTTCTACAGAAGTAATTACAATTAGAAAAAATTCTTATCAAAATTACGTCTTTGAATCTTACGAAAAGTATATGAGTTGGAGACAAAACAACCCTCTTGCTAGTCTTAATAGCAGACATTTCTTTGTATATATCCCCAAGGATGGGAAAATTTCTTTCGCTGATAATTTTCCTGTTAGAGATTCTCTTGATGAAGCATTGGCTAAAGCTGAACACGCTTATGATGAAGAGGAGAAATCTTTTAAGCGTTTGCAAACCAGCTTTGAATATTATGCCAATAGAATTGAAGACACAAAAGAAACTTTAAGACAGAAAATGTCACGTATTGAAAATATTAAGGCTCAAATTGCGGAAAGGGATAAGAATAAAAATGGTATTTAATATTACTGATAATGGTCTTGCTCATTCTAATATGGAGACTTATTATTGTATTGGTATTCCTCGAAAGAAACTCCCTCTTAACTATGGCGAATCCGCTTCTTATGGTTTTGCTAATAGAGGTTGGGCAAATATCCCTTATCTCATTGCAGAACAATTTACTCTTTCTTGTTATTCTTTTGATACCGAAAAAGATGCTAAGGAATGGTGGAGTAAGAACAAGAAGTTTTTCCTTGAAAACAAAACTTATACCAAGGAATATGAATTTAATTATGCAAAGATTATCAAGGTAGAAATTGGTAGTAAGTATACTATTATGCGTTAAAGGAGAATACTATGGTTAACCTTAAAAATCAGCCTGTGTATTATATTACCATTAAAGCAAACCGAGATTCTGAAATTAAGACTCTTTATGCAGGAGAAGATTATCTTGGTCTTGCTGGTTTCTTTATTGACTTCGATAAGGCAAGACGTTTTAGTTGCCCTGTCTCGGCAGAAAAATGGTTTAAATTCCATTTTGACGAAGAAACTCTTCCTCCTGAATATTATGACTGGACAAGCATTACCATTGAAGAGCTTAAGCTCGTTCCTGTTATGAATATCTATCTTTCTAAAGAAGAAACAGTTTCAAATTCTGTAACTCTTGAAACCACCACAAAGCGAGAAAAGCCTAAGCGCACTTACAAGAAGAAAAAGGTAGAAGACAAAATTGACACCATTCCAGATACCTAATTCATAAAAATTTAACAACTTAAATATTGACAAGTATCTTTTTTTATGTTAAACTAATAACAGAAAAGGATACTTGTCCTTTATTTTAATTTAAATTAATCTATTGAAATATATAGAAGAATGGAGATAACATGGCAACTGTTTAGTATCATTATGGTAAAAATAATTCTCTACTTCGTTGGTATCATCCTATTGTAAGAGGAGTTACTTATAACAATGTAGTTGTAATTGATTGGCCTAAAAGCGAATTGAAAAGTGCAAGTATTGATATGTGTACTCAACCTAAGTTAAGTCCAGAAAAAATGTATAATCTTTATGGTTATAAGCCTGATGTTGTAACAAACGCTTTCTTCTTTGATACCGCAAGTGGGACTTCTATCTGGAATTTGAAAAGTAATAATACTGTTTATGCTAAAGATGGTAATTTTTCTAATGGCTGGGGTATTACAAATTCTGGGAAAATTATGAATGGTGTATTTAATAATGGTGTTGGTTGGAGAGATTTTGGCACAGAATATCCTGCTTTGTTTAAAAATAAACATCCTCAATCTGTAAAAAATTATGCTGACATTGATTATGAAGCTAAAAGACAGATGTTCGGTTGGACAAAGATAGATGGTAATCCTAAGAATGAAAAGTATTTTATTGTTTCTGTTGTATCTGGTGGTATGAAACTTTCCGTTGCTCAGAATCTTATTAAATCTCTTTTCCCTGATGTAGATTATTGTTGCAATCAAGATGGCGGAAATTCTACTTACACAAACTTTGAAGGAAAGCGTCTTTCTGCGTCTGGTTGGTTAAGACCTGTTGATTCTATTCTTGCTTTCTGGCTTCGCTCTAATGCTGAAAGAGAAAAAGCAGAAATAGAAGAAAAGAAGCAAGACAAGGCTAACAAGAAAGAAGAAAACCGTCCTAAGAAAACTGGTTATCGTTGTCAGTTAGGAGCATTTAGTAATTCAACTCGCGCAATTACTTATAGAAATGAAATTAGAACTCTTACTGGCGTAATTGATTATTCAACTGCTTTTTGTATTCACGACCGCAAGACCAATCTCTATAAAGTTCAAGTAGGATTCTTTGCTAAAAAGTCTGGTGCTGAAAAGGTTAAGGCTGATTTGGCTGAAAAGGGATATAATTGTTATATCTGCTATGTGGAGGAATAAACAATGTCTACCATATTTACTATGCGAGAAGTAACTGAAAACTTAGATAAAATAGCTCAAGACTATAATTCGTTAATTATTTCAGCTTATCAAAATAATGATGAGTAGAAACAAAAGTATTACAAGGCGGAATTCTACAGGTTAACTTTTGCTTCATCCGAATTGAAGAAATTTGAAGATTGGGGATTCTGTGCTATAACTTATATTCCTATCTTCCAAAGATGGGCTTGTCTATTCCCTAGAAACTATAAATATATAGGTGGCAGAAGCTATCCTTATTCCGAAGATGACCCTCCTATTCTTTTTGTTAGTGGAGTGGTTGACGGAATTTTAGACGAATATTTGTATAAGGAGTACACTCAAGGACATGAACGAGAAGAAGTATGAAGTGATTTCTGATATTACCTCTCCTATTGATTAGGAAATTGCAGATTTTGTTCAGCGTATTATTGACCAAGACGAAACTCTGGCTTCTTTAACTGATACTTTTTTTATCAGTTATGATTATGAATATGAAAATGTTTATATTTGCACTACCTATCCACAGTATTTAACTGTAATTAATCACCAACTTTTTAAAGATTTGTGTGATATAATTAATGAGTATTATGGATTTTCTGTCTTTGTTAGAAAAGTTGATTCAATTATTAGCATTAAATCCAAGGAAAGCTAACAATTTAATTTAATAAATAGTTGACAACACCTCTCTTTTATGGTATATTAAACATACTAAAAAAAGAGAGGTGCTTTTATGTTTAAAATTTTGTGTATTGTTGGCGGATTCTTTTTTATTGCACTTGTTGTATTTGTTTGTCATCTTGCCTGTATTATTTATAAAGATGAAGATGATGGATACAAAAATACAATAATTGATTGGATTAAACAATATCACAAAGATTGGCGTAATTGGGCGCATTTAAAGTTTAACGAATGGAAAAAATATTATATTTTAGCTTCTGATAAATGGAGATTAACATGGTTTTCTCCTAAGCGAACCATTAGAGATAAAAAAGGTCTTTGGGATACAGTTTATATTAACTTTGGTTTTATTGGAAATATTAGATATGTCCTTTTTAAGCATAACATGGACAATAAATATAAAAAGAATAAAGCTGCTCAAATCTCTCAAAACAATTTAAGATATGTTCTCGAAGCTGTTCAGGGAGATATTGATAAGATTCAAAAGGCAGCCGAAGAGGAAATCAATAAAGCCAAAGAAGAAACAGATAAGATTCGAGAATCCTATTTAAACGAAGAATCTTATTTAAATAAAGAAATTGAATTAAAATCTACTGATAGATGGGAGAATTAATATGCCACTATTAAAAATTGCTCTAGTTTTATGTCTTGTTGTTTTGATGGGAGTTCTTATTTGGCTTCTTTGGTTTCTTTGGCTTGGGCCACTTATTTTAAAAGTAATATTTAATGCTGATTTAGATGATATCAATGAAAAGCGCAAAGAAGAATGTACCAAGATGGATTTTGATAAGTGGTACGACATTTTTTGTTTAAATAATGAGAAATGGAATTTGGGTTGTCTTCCGTATTGTCGTGTTGATACAACAAGACAAAAATTTGGAGAAATTATTATTACCTCAAATTATTGGAATCATAATTATTGTGTTAAAAATATTTATGTGGATTTTGGTTTTATTGGCAATCTAAAATATTCTCGTTGGCGTCATAAATATCTTAAAAATAAAAAGACCCAAGAAACTCAAGAAAGAGAAGTAAAAAATCTTAAATTTATTCTTGAGAGCGCTCAAGAAGATATTGAGATTCTTAAAAAGCAATCTAAGGAAGAGATTAACAAAGCGACAGAAATCACTAAAAAAGTCAAAGAGAATCTTGATAAACAAGAATTACGAAGGATGAAAACAGGGTATAATAATGAGCCTCCGTACTCCATCTTTAGATATGATGACGTAGATTTTTAAATAAAAGATTTCTTTTATTTAATTAAAAATGTTAAGGAGAACAACTAATGTTTCTTATTAGTAATAATACTTTATTTAATCTTGATAAAATTGAATTTGTAAGAATTAACGGGAATGATATTTCGATTGGTTTAACAGCCAGAAACTACCTTTTAAAATATAAAAATGAAGACCTTGCAAAAAAGGCCTTCTCTGAAATTTGTGCTGCTTATACAAAAAATTCTTCTATTGTAGACATCTCTGAAAGCAAAATTCAGGAGGTAATCTAAATGATTATTAGTTACGATAACCAAATTATTAATTTGTATATGGGTTGGAAAGCTATTCATCTTGACGCTGGAGGCTTTGATATCGCATATCCGCTGGATACACCAACTTATACTATCACTATCGAACTTAACGATAAATCTTCTTGCCATTTGGGTGTTTTTGGAGAAAATGAGCTTTGTTTGGCAAAAATGATGATAGATAAAATTAAAGAGGGTTTAGCTAACAATACTTCTTTCCTTGACCTTGATGATTACTTGAAAATGTGGAAGAAGAAATTAGAAAAAGAAAAGGAAACTGAGAATGGATAATGGATTTAATTTAAAAGAGGATAGAATTACTTTTGACTGTATGCCAGAAGACAAACAAATGACAGATGCAGGGTTTAATGCTCTTATGGGATGTACTATCCTTTGGGGATTGATTTGTAATTTCTTCATCTGCATGTTCCTTGAGGTACAGGTTTTTAACTTCGTAGCGGCTCATCCTCTTCTTTTTATTCTGGGATATTTTGCTTTAGCTTTTCTTGGAGCTATTATTAGTGGTACAGAAAACGCTGTAATTGCTTTTCTTGGGTTTAACCTTATTTGTTTGCCCATTGGAGCACTACTAAGCGCTTATGTAAGTCAGTATACAGCTTTAAGCATTAGCTATGTATGTCTTCTTACTGCTATTATTGTAGTAATTATGATTATTGTTAGCACAGTATTTCCAGAGTATTTTTGTTCTCTTGGACATATTTTTTTAGTATCTTTAATTAGTATTATTTTTATTGAGGGGACTTTGATTTTCTTCCTTGGATATACTGGTCATGTAATTGACTATGCAGTTGTAGCGTTGTTCTCTCTTTACATTGGGTACGATTGGTATTGTTCTCAGAGATATGCGGCTACGCCTTATAACGCCATTAGTTGTGCAACAGACCTTTATCTTGATATTATCAATATCTTTGTCCGTTTGCTTGCAATTCTTGGTAAGAAAAAAAATTAAATACTTGACAACTCCTTATTTTTCTGGTATTATTTGAGTATCAAAGATAAGGAGTTGTTTTTTATGGAACGCATTAAAAAAGGACGTAAACCCCCTACTCGTGATAAGAGAGAGAACTGTGGTATTGTAACTTCTCTTCTTGATGCCAATGGTAATAATATTATCACTGGTAATCTTTATGAGTTTAAAAGTCAGAAGTATCATTATATGGGGAAGGTTTTTTATAATAGATATCAGAAGGCTTTTGGTGTTTTTATGGGGTGTTGGTATGGAGATAGGAATCCTAACAATCCCGAAAACTATGGCAAGTTTATTGCTATCCCTAAAGACAATGGTATGAAGAATCAAATTTTCCCTATTGAAGAAATGGAGCTTTGATATGAAAATTAAACATATTAAATCTAGAGTTGTTTTACCAGAAGAAAATTACTGGTATGACATTAATTATAATACAGAAATTGCAACTTGTTCTCGTTGTAAACGTAGAGGAAAAATTAGAACCACAATTACTAAATGGGGTGGTTACGCAATCAGTAATCCTTATTGTCCCGCTTGTGGTGCTTTTATGAAAAATGGATGTAATTGAGGTATAATACGTCAAAAATTGTTTGTGCTGCTATTAAATTTACAAGCAAAGCAGATGAAGATAACATTATTGTTCTTCCTTGTATTCGTCATGGTGATGGATACAAGCAGTTTGCCTATCTTAATTTTGTATTAGCTGAAAATTATTCTCGCGCTGATTGGAATATAGAAGAAGGTTTTGTTGATAGCTATGGAAAATTTCATTCCAGAGAAAAGGCTTTCGACATTATGAAAGATTCTTTTCCTGCTTCTCTTATTTATTTTAAAGACCAGCGTAATGAAACAGAGTTATATTCGGAGGACTTGTACTAATGAATAATAAAGAACATCCTGATACTGTATCTTATGGTGTCTATGAACAGGTCGCATGGGAAAGAAGCCTTGCAGAAGAACAGTTGAACACTCTTGGCTTTAGTCTTGGTTGTAATGTAACTTGCAGGAAGGAATTTGTAGCTACACATCAAAAAGACGGACGCTATAATATTGTTCGAACCTTTAAGGTTTGCTCAGAATGCGGTGAACAGTTGCACTCTGATATGAATTTCTGTCCTTATTGCGGAAGGAAGATTGTTGATGACTAAGATAAAAGAATTTTCTAAAACTTTCACCTTTTGGATGATTTTAATTAACATTGCAGTTTATATTGCAATTTTAATTAATCCCTTTCTTATTTATTATCTATGGAGTTACAATTTACTATACAACAGTCCCGTTGAAATTTGGCGATTTGTAACTCCTGTTTTTACTCATGCCCAGTTATGGCATCTGGTAACAAATTTGCTTAGTCTTACTTATTTAGGGAGCATGGTGGAAAAATATCTTACAAAAACTGAATATCTCTTTGTTTATTTGGGAACTGGTATTATTTCTGAAATTGCTACAACTATTGCTTATTCTTTATTTAGACCTGAGACAATTGGATTTGGCGCATCTGGCGCTATTTATGGATTGATGGGTTTTATTATTACCACTGTCGTAGATGATAAAAAAGATAGACTTAAAGTTTTAATTGTAGTAATTGTTTCCGCTATTGGTGTAAATCTATTTATTCCCAATGTTGGCAATGTCGCTCATTTTGCAGGACTTGTTAGTGGTCTTGTATTTGGTTTTATCTTTATGAAATATTGCGAGCATGAGAAAATGAATCAATTTTTAGAAGAATATACTGTTGGGAGTAGATTCTAATGAATAATATTTTTTCTATGCCTGTTGGTCTTAGAGGGGTAAGTTCTGTTTGGCACAACGATACTAAAATTGGTATTTGTCTAACTTCTAATAATTCTCCTTTACTTGGAAACTTTGTTCCTTTGAATGAAATTTCTGTTATGGATAATAAAGGTGATAATCCCTTGCCTGAAAATAAGCTCAAAACCATTACAGAAATTAGAACAGATATTTACGAAATTAAACCAGAATACGAAAACTTTATGTTACTTTGTACAGATGAAGAAGAAGTAACATATCTTGGAGAAAGAATAATTCATTTGTTTTATCTTTCTCATCGTGATGAATTTCTTGTAATTGGAATTAATTATTCTATTATTAACCCCGAAAAAATTTGTTAATAAACCCTTGAAATAATACTTTTATTTTGTTATAATTACTATATCAAAATTGAAAGGAGATAAAGCTGATATGAGCTTTTATCTGAAAGAAACCACAACTAACTCTTATGTTCAGTTTGTTGGTAATCAGTACAGCTATATTTCAAATCCTGACAAGAAACATTTGTTTAAGGATGTTGACAAAGCTGCCAACATTGTTCTCAATCATTCTCTTGTTGACAAGTTTTTGTCAAATCGCGTATTTTCCATCTATCACGCCGAAACTGGCAAACTGGTATATGATAAACTTGTCTCTAATGAGGCAAATAAAGGATTGATTCTCTCAAGTGTTTCTAAAGCGGTTCTTAACTTGCAAGAAAGCTTAGGTGAAGCACCTGTCACAAATGGGAATCCTATCGAAATGAAATTTAAAGATTCGGTTTTGCCCGTTGTTTCTCATTCCAATTGCGCAAAAGCAATGATTGATGGTGATGAACTTCCTGTCAAAGATTCAAACAAGAGATATCAAGCAAGTGAATATTCCAGAAATAAGATTCTTCCTCCTTTGGAAGCTATGTCAAAAACTTTTGAAAATATCACTTCCGCTATTAATTCTCTTCCGTCCAATGAAGACTTAGCTACACAACTGGGTGATTACAATGCTCAGGTTGTTGATATTCTTCATTATATTGAGTTTTCTCACCTTGATGCTTGCAATGGCTATCTTATTTTTAAAAAGCTTCAAGATGTCCTTATTGCAAGACGTACTGTTAAGGAACAAATGGAAATTATCAACAAGCTTGAAAATTGTGGCTTGATTGTTGAAAAAATTAATGCTGCTAACAATCAAACTAAGAAAACACTTGAAGAATCTCGTTCCTATTGTCCTCGTAGTGACATTGATATTTTTGATTAAAGTTTTTGATTAAAATTTAATAAACACTTGACAGCTTCTTTCTTACTTGCTATAATGTAATTACAGTAAAGAAAGGAGCTGTTATTTTATGAAAAAGATTGATAAAGTCCTCTGGTATTCTCAGGAAGATTTAAGAAAAGATATCGTCAAGGCTCTCTTTGGTGAGAATGCAATTCTTGGCGGAGACTATGTTGATTTTCATTACACACCTGAAAATGATGCTGGTCTTGTTGTTAAATTTTATGATAAAGACTCGCCTTTTATATCTAAGACCTTTATTATTAGAATTGAAGATGCCGACAACAAGGAGGTTACAAAGGAGGAAATCTAATGGCTAATAAACCTGTACTGGGCATTATTGATTGCCCTCATTGCGGAAGAGCTAATATGGTAGGTTGGAACGGGAATTATAGATGCACCTGTTTCTACTGTCATAAGTATTATACTATCAAAAGAACTCGCATGTATAATACAAAAACACTCATTCTTGCAGATGAAGATAAGACTCTTTCAAAAGAGGATTAACATTGGTCTTAGCGAAATTGAAAGGAAATAAAATATGATTGGTATTCTTTATAATACTTTTTATATCGAAAAGTATTTACCTTGGGCCGTTCAGAAGTACAAGGATAATAATGGAGAACCTGCAAAAGCACTTTATGGTATTCCCGTAAATGAAGCTTCCAACAATTTTCTTTGGGGTTGTCTTCATACAATTGAAGGTCCTGTTTACAATAACTCAATGGGCAAATACAAAGAATGTTATGTAATTAAGGGTCCAGCTTTTGATGGAGTTATTCTCCCCGCAGAATTCTTTAAGCGTATTGAGTATGATTCTGCTACTATTATCGCTTATGAAGAAGAACCTGTTCCTGTCAAAGAAGAAAAGAAGTCTCACAAAGTTACTGTTCGCAAGGTAACTAATGACCACGATTATTTCTGTTATCTTGCTAAGAAATACGGCTATAATTTGTCAAAGCCAGCTCCTTTGCCTCGACGTAATTAATCGCATAAACAAGTTATAAATAAGTTTGTTCAAATAAATTGGAGGATTAAATATGTGGTATAAAATTCCTAACTATACCATGAAGTGCAGAATCTATCCTAATAAAACTCAGCACGAAATTATTGATAAGATTCTTTATGGTATCCGTGTGGCTTATAATGTTACCATGTATGAAATGATTACCAATTTTAAAAATACCAAAGAAGCCAAAGATAAGAAAGAAGATAAAATTGTTCATTTCCCTCAGTTTTCTTCTATGATTAAAAAAGAATGGCTTGACTACCTTAGAAACAATTACCCTGCCGTGAAAGAAGTTCCTGCTGGTTGTTTGAGTTCTTCTGTTTATGGTATTTTTGCCTGTGATGCTAAAAAGGCTTGGAAATCTATGGGTAAAAAACCTGTGGAATTTTATAAACCTTTCTTCTATTCGGCTAAAAAGGCTCGCACCAGTTATTCCTATCAAGAGACTTTTTCTAAGTTTTCTTTTTCAGAAGACAACAAAAATGTCCTTTATATTAATTTAAACAAACTTGGAAAAGTGAAAATTCGTGGATGGAATCAGAAAGTTCGATTCGATGAAAAATATTCAAAAGATTTTATTGCTTTTGTAAAAGAATCTTCTGGTAAAACTCAATTTGGTCTTACTATTAGTAAAAATAATATTGGAGAATATTTTATCTGCTTTAAGCTTAACAATGTTTATAAATTTATCAAGGAATCAGATTTTAATAAGGAAGAACTCGGAATTGATGTTGGATTAAAGGATATTGCCATTTGTTCCAATGGGGATAAATACGAAAACAAGCATTTTGCTAAAAAAGAAAAAAGACATAAGAAAATTCTTAATCGTCAGTGTTCTCGTAGATGGGGTTGGTCTAATGAGGAATTTAGAAAGGCTCATAAAGATAATCCCGAAATCACGCCTAGCAAACGTTATGAGAAAGCTATGCTATCTATGAAAAAACTGGATAATAAAATTGCAAGAAAAAGAGATTTGTATAATCACGAAACCACTCTTAAAATTGTTTCTTCTGCTACCTCTCTCGCAGTTGAATCTCTTAACGTAAAAGGAATGATGGCTAATCATAGACTTGCTTATGCTTTATCTGATGCGGCTATGTATGACGTATTAAATAAACTGTCCTATAAGTCTTTATGGTATGATAGAACTATTACAGCCATTGGACAATTCAACCCTAGTAGTCAACGCTGTAATAATTGTGGATATCAAAACCCTCTTGTTAAAAAGCTTTCTATTAGAGAATGGGTATGTCCCTGCTGTGGTTCGCACCATGATAGAGATATTAACGCTGCTAAAAATATTCTTTGGTATGCAAAACAAAAAAAATAATAACACCTTGACAAATAAATAATTTAGTGTATAATAAATAATATAAAGGTTGGAGGTTCAACCCCGCCTTGGTGCGAAGTAAAAACTCACAGATTTTTTCTGAGAGGTTCGCACCTAAAGTAGCCCAAATAACTCATAAAAAACTATCATAAATTTGATGGAGAGATTGATTTGGGAACTTCGCATATTATAGTGTGTGCATGGATTGAAATTCCGGTCATCTGAAACGCCTCATTTCGTTTGAAAATCGCAACTTGCGTGTATGCGTGCATTGAAATTAGTGCTCATTACAGACATATGCGTGGATTGAAATATTTCTTGACATAGGGATACTTCATTTCTTCAAGTCACAACTTACATGTGTGCGTGGATTGAAATAATTATGAAAGCTCCAAATCTCGCTCCTCGTTGTGCTCTTCTCTATAAGAATAGGTAAAAATATATGATAAGAGTCTTATTTGTTGAGATTAAACCCTTGACAAGTAAGACTTTTTGTTGTATTATATTAAAGAATAGAGGTGAAAGTATGGCAATGAAAGTAACTCCTCCCGAAGCAAATGTTATTAACGCAGTAGATGTGATTGAACATATTTTGGGGAGGGATGGATTGATTGAACAAAACAAAAATGTATTATTTAAACCAATTCTTTTTAATGAAATAACTCTTGATGTGTTATTTCAATATCGTGAGTGGTTTTTTGCTTTTGTTCCTACTTATGAATATCTTTTAACTTTAAAGAACCCTCGTAATTTTTACCTTTTTCCTGATAAACAACAAATTGTATTTAATAGTACATTGCTTGACTGCCAAAAAGAAAACTTCTTAGTTTCTTGTACTAAAAATTATGATAAAATTGTTCTTGATTACGGTTTTCGTCCAGAACAGTTGCACAAGAAATACCTTGAATCAGGAAGTGCTTTATTTGAAGACACTGATAAATTAATTATGGATTTAAAAAAGCAAAATAAAAAAGACCTTTTCATTTTCTTATATTATACTATGGAAAATATTTTGACCGCTGTAAGTATAATTTGGGCTTTTAGAGATTTAATAAAAGAAAGCTATCCTATAGCTAAAATACTTAATCGGAGTTGTTTTGGTACTCATGTTACTGACCTTGTTTCTTATTCTACAAATGAATTGAAAGTCTATGAAAACACTCTAAGGAAAAACAAATTTGATTGTAATCTTTTGCCTATTACACGAATTAGCAGAGACATGGAAAAGTGTGCTTATTATCACGGTTTTAATGAACATGGGGATGATTATTAATGGAAAATAAAACAATTACTTATGGGGATATTAGAAAACAATTTGCTTCTTTCTTAAATATTCTTGTCGAAACTCCTTTTAAATTTTTCTTTGACAATAAAGAGGTTTGTCCTGATAAATTCGCTGTATTATTTAATTATCTTGAACCGACTCTTCCAATACTTTCTTATATCACTATGCTCAGAACTGAAAATCCTTGTGTAACTATTCCATTTTTCGTGAATAATCCTTTTTTTGACTATGAAAAGAACAAAGATGGATTAAAAATAATTAAATTTAACTCTTGGGTTGGTTACTATGTTGAAATGAATACTTCTTTTTATGCGGATTTCATTGTTAAAAATGACGCCATTAAAAATTATAATCTAATGTATAAATATCTCAAGGCTTTAAAAAATTGTGTTTCAATTATAGATGATTTTTTTCTTATGCTTGATGCACCAAAAAGTTATCTTAATCCTATTTATAATAGTATTTCTGCAAAAACTATTAGGATTTTAAATGAGTTATTGGGATTTTATGGCAATTATATTTTGGTAAAAAAGAATGGTGTAAGTCGATATCCAATAGACGATATGATTTACAATCAAACAAATAACATGATTTATATTCATTGCACTCAACCAAACACCCAAGCTATTTATAACCTTGTTCCTGTTACAGCCGTTGGTACTGATAATCCCCTCTTCCCTGTTACTGCCGATTTAACTCTTGCTAGAGGTGGAGAAGGAACAAATTTCTTTGAAACCATTCCTCACACAAGATTTAATAATATTGCCGCTGAAATCATTGGGGAAGAAATTGAAAGAGAATTTGACAGAACTTTGCGTGATAATGCTCATAGAACTGTTGCAGAATGTACTGAATTATTGAGGACAGCCACATGATTTATTTAGATATGTATGGCATAGATGAATATCAAGACGAAAAAGCTAAAATCCTTTCTAAAGGTGAAAAGCCTAACAGACATAATATTGTTCAATTTATTGCGGCTATGACTTGCTTGACGAAAGATTTAGGTGATATGGATTTTGGGGAATTTGTTTATAAAAGCCTGAGAACAAAAATGATTGGATGATTCTTTATAGCATTTCCAAAAAGTTTGATGCTATCCTTGAATATTATAATGAATTGATTGTATGGCAACCAAGTTGGTTTATGTCTCTTGTTAGTGATGCTTCATTATGGAAAGCAAAAACAAATGGAAAGCTGCCACAACCTTTTACTTATCTTAATGATGGTGCATCTTATAACAACCTATTAAATGGTAAATCTTTCCATATTACTTGGTTTGACATTATCGAAAGAAGACCATTTTTTGAAGAAAATGAGGTTGTTATTACTCAAGCATTTGAACGCGCATTAAACGGTAACAACAAAATTTGTAACAAATATTTTGGAAGTTTGGGATTTTATATTACTCGTCATTGGCATGATTTACAATTTGCATTTGCTCTTTTAGATTATTTAACAATTCGTATTACTCTTGATAAATATGAAAAGGAATCTTGTATTTGGCGCACTTTAGAACAACATAATATTATAAATAATTCAAAAAATTGTAATGAAATAAGACAAACAATGGTTACAATTCACAAACTTCATTTGTCTATTAATGCAGTTAATTCAATATTAAATTTTAATTCTGATTCTATTGCTACTGAAAAAGAAAGAGCACGTAATAATTATTACAATTACTGGATTTAAAATAAATTAATTAAAAAAAGGAGATAACTATAATGCCTAAATCTCGTATGGCACGCAATTTCAAAGCTCGAAAGGGTATTTCTCGTAATTACACACTTCTTGCTCGTCAAAAGGAATTTCCCAAGTTGACCTGTAAGAAAAATCTTCCTACTCCTGATACTAAAGATAGTGACAATCCTGATAATGTCAAGTACATTCTTAAGGAAAATGATACTCAGTGTGCTATCTTTTCTACAGAACTTAAGTCTCAGGATAATCATAAAGACCCTCTTTATTTAATTGTGGGTGCTCTTACTGGTGCTCTTCTTCTTACTGACAAGGAAATTGAAGAGTATTTTGATTTGACTCCTATGATTGATAAGAAACTCACTCTTAAAGATGCTCCTTATAAGAACACTGGTGTTAAGATTGAGTATGACACAAATGATATTCCTACAGATATTGTTGATTTCAAGGGCGCTCCCATTAAGTAAAGGAGAATAATATGAAAAAGAATGATTTCCCCACTAACCCAGTAGCTTTTGCTCAATATGTTTGGGAAAATATTGAAATTGGAGACATTTTAGTTGATAGACTTCGCAATGTTTGGGAAGTAACCTCTTGTCAAATTTACGATGGTCGTACAATAAGAATTAATATTCGTTGTGTTGATAGTGAATCTTGTACAGGCTATAATAATGGAGATTACGAAAAATTAACTCGTTATGACCTTGCTCGCAAATATTATTTTTATATTGATAATATTGCTGTTAGGATTCCCGATGTTGAAGATTGGAATGCTGGAACTTTCGTTCAAAATTATAATCTACTGTGGAACATTATTGACACAATGACTCCTATTACAAAAGAAGAAACAACAGATATGTATGCTTTGTTTCTTTTAACTCAAGAAGCAGATAAGATTTACGAAGAAAAAAACGAAAAGATTTCTACTATCAGGGATTTAAATGAGTTAAAGAACAAATTTGAAAAACGTGATTATTATGATGGAGACAAGATTCGAGAAAAATGTGTTAATTGTCTCCCAAAAGAGGACACAAAAATGACAGAAATCGAAAAAAATTACTTCCTTAAAAATAAGGAAAAAACGGGTGCTGATAACCAATTAAAATGCGGATTTTATTCACAGGAAGAATTGGACGAAGCCATCAAAAAAATTGGCGACTTCCTTGAAACCCAGTCAAAATCTGTTAAAAACACGTGTGAAGAATCCGTTAAGAAAATTACTGACCTTTCTGATGAAGATTTGGACAGAATTTGTACGCGAGTGGTGGACACTTTTTGCGATGGAGTCGATAAAGCTACCGATTTCTCTAAGAAGACACTCTACGACCTTAAAAATTGGTGGAGAGAAAATCATAAAGACGATGAAGTTAAGGTAAAAGAGTCTAAAGAAGAATCCAAGACTAAAACTGAAACTGCTAAAGTAAATAATAATCAGTCTGTTATTACCGTTGACAATAATGAGGTTGATACTAAAAAGAATAAAGTTAACAGCACTGATGTAGAAAAGCCGAAGCCTGTCTTTAAGCTCGGTGATGTTGTCTATACTAGGGGAGAATCTGTTGGCTATATTTCTCGTACTGGGTATACTGATAGATATTGTTATTATTATTGGACACCAATTATCGTTTCTTCTAATGATAAGACACTTAAACATTTTATGGCGAATAAAGAAATTGGCTTAACTTATCCTTATGAAACTCATTACAAACGTATTGGCAATTACCTTATGTCTGACCTTCATTGTGTCAAGGAAATGGCTCGTATTGATTCTGTTTATAAGTTAAGTAAAGATAATCTTAGGCAGTTTCCTTATCTTGATAAATATGTAAATAACTTTAAGGATAATGAAGACGAAAAAAACGAAGAAGATACAGAAGATACAACCGACTTTATTAACAGACCTTTCCATATCGGAGATATTGTAATTGATAAAAATGGAAACGTAGGTTATATTTCTGAAATTTGTTCCAGAGACGATACTTGGTTTTATTATTATGTTCCTGTTGTTATTGAGCCTAACCATATCGCTTTTAAAATTCAAAAACCTCTCGATGTTACCCTTGAAAATTATATTCAAATTGGAGCATGGGATTTAACTTATAGTGGAGCAAGAAAAAATCTTTCTGGTTTTAAAGAATTTAAGAATTTATCTTTGACTTACAATAAGGAACTTCCCAAAGAACTCCTTAAAGAATTCCTTGACAGAAATAAAGAAGCCCTTAGTAAAAAAAAGACCGATGAAAAAGATAATAACACATCTGCAACAGATAGCGCAACACCTCCATCCAACAGAAAAGTTGCTAGTGCTGATTCACTTCCTGATTATCTTGGTAAGCTCTTTCTTACTGATTCTGCTTATAATTATGAAGTAAATACAAAGCTCACTACTGAGACTGTTTGTAAGCTGAATGACGTTATCGAAGCTCTTAATGATGTTATTCGGTATCTTCAAGAAGAAGAACGCAAGAGACAGCTTGAAGAAAGATAATTAAATACTTATAATAAACTTGTTTATCTTATATCGGATAAACAAGTTTATTTTTTGTTTTAAAATTATTTTTAAAAAGTGCTTGACAAGTTGACTTAGGTGTGCTATAATGTATATAAGTAAAAATATAATTATGAAAGGAGATATAAATGACAGAACTTGAAAAATTAGAGAACCTTTATTTAAAAGCTGAAACTCTTTTTTCTAATACTAAAAGAGTTAATACGTACAAAGAAATGTGTAAACTTTTAGAAGAAACTGATTATTCTTCTCATCAAGATTTGAAGAAAAAACAATTAAAGAAATGGAAAATGTGTTTTACTTGGCGTAAATCAAAGCAAAAATTTATTAATATTAAAATGATTCCGAAGGATATTTTTGACGAAAATCTTTAGAAAATTAAAACCGAACGAGAAGAAAAATCGAAAGAACAATCTGAAAAAACTCTTCAAAACTATATTAAGAATTATAAGCTTAATCATTTATTAACTGGAAGATGGCCTTCTCGTCCCTGCTCTTGGGATAAGAGAGGTGTATATATAATTTATAATAAATCTAACAAAAATTCCTATAAAGGTCCTGCTTGTTATATCGGTAGTACTACTATTGCTTTTTATAAAAGATTTAATAATCATTTAAGTCCTTCTCAAACTATGTCTCAAGAAATAAGAGATTTAATGGAAGAAAAAGATACCCATATTAACTTTTTATGGTTTGCTCCTGATGATGCAATAGAGGATGAAATACATGAGAAAGAAGCCGAGTTCTGGTCTATATATCAGAAAAAAGGATATCATATGCTTAATAAGCATATTCCTCAATATCACAGGACTTTAAAAAATCCTAATAAAAAGAGATATAATCCTCATGGTTCTTATTTAACTGATGAAGATTGGGTTCAATATAAAAAAATAAGCGCAAAAATCCCTTCTGACAAGATTCCGCTTTTAATTAAATTCTTACAAAAAGATTTAAAATTAGAATTTTCAGAAGATTTTAATATGTGGACAGAACCAGATATGATTCCAAAAATACAAAAATTTGTAGAAGAAAATAAAAAGAAAGTAGAAATACGAGAGGTTGATAAAGATGACGAATAATTAGCTTTATAGAAAATGCCAATAGAAATTAAAAAATGTTACAGAGGTAGAATCCTATAAAGCTATGTGTGCTTTATTAAATGAAGAATATTTCAAGTACAAGAAAAGTAAAGATAGATAGCTTGAAGTTTGGAAAACCTGTTTTAGCTATGATTTACTTAAAAGTGGTAAGTTTATTAATATTAGACTTCTTTCGGAATCAGAACATTTCCAGACCCTTACGGAACTGTTTAAAACAGATTCCATTTCTTACTCCCTTTGTGGCTTGCTTAACCAATATAGTGATGAAACAAATGAAAGTATTGTTTATATAACTAAATCTGAACTTGCTTTTTGTTTAGGGTTTTTTAATGAATCTTATAGCACAGTAAAAAAATATCCCGAAGTGTATTCTTATCAAGTTGAAAATGATATTTTAGCCCTTAGAAATAGTCGATATCCGTTTATTAAAGAACATAAAGATTCTATTAAAGGTTGGAGAAAAGTAAAAGAAAATTCTTCTAAACCATCTAATGACACTCTTCAAAAAGTAGAAGATTTTACTATCCATTATTCATCTAATTATGAATATAAAGTTGAAAATGCCTTAAAGAATCTTGCTGATAGTGGTTATATCACTTTACATGAAGTCTATATGGGTGCTTTTGTTGACGATAACTTTAACTGGATTCCTAATATAGACAATATTTCAAATAAAGATGGCAGATATTACTTTAAAAGTGATGAAACAACTACTTTAGTTATTCCTTATAAGGATAGAGAACTTACACCAGAAGAAGAAGTTAAATATATTCAAATTACTAACGAAATTTTCAGACAAATGAATCTTGATGGAATCCAAGATGTTTTTAAACAAAATAAACAACTTAAATTTAGACAACAATTATTTCCTCAATTACTTTCTAATATGGGATGTTTGTATATTTATAAAGCATATCGTATCGGATTTTCTTCTGAACATATTGGAGACAAAGAAACAAAAGTAAAAACTAAATTACAATCTACTTTTGATATAGCTTCTTTAAAGAAAGCATTAGCAGATAATAATAGTACAGCTACCAAAGCTAATCTTAAAAATGCCCAAAAACGTATTGAAGATAATATTTTTTCTAAACATACTTTAGGTAATACTTTATCTGAAAGTCAAAAATTAGAACAAGAATATTCTACTTTTATATTAAAAAAGTTATCAAAAGAATTACTTAATATAGATGTTGATTCCTATTTTCCATCCACTTCTGATTCTTCTAACGCAATTCAATTTATTAATTCAAAGAAAAAAACTATTTTTAATAATAGTTTACGACGTTTAAATAATAAAAGATAGTATAATGAAAAATCTCAAAAATAAATTCCTTTATTTTACTACCCAAAATCCAAAAACGTACATTTTGAAAAATTAATGATTCTTTAAACCCTTATTTTATATAGCTTTAAATGAGGTCAGGTCAAAATTTGTCTATAGATATATTATATATTATTCTTAGGACGAATTTTGACCTGACCCTCTTAAAGCCCTTATATTTACTGTATTTAAAAATTTGCTAAAATTTCAAAATGTACGTTTTTTGAAAAAGTCCCTCAGCAAAAGTCCCTCAGCAGGAGAGTTTCTAACTTCATACTTCGCTTACGCTCGTATTCACTAAGAAACTCTATCATTTCTCTAAACTTTATTTCTAAAATTTTATTTCTATAATTTATTCAATAATAAGAAATATATCTTTCCAAGAAATACCTCCCTGTTTCATTTAAAAACCACACGACAGAAAATGAAAGAAAGGTTAGAGTTTGTTGAAGTGAGCCTTGCGAACGATTACAAACTCTTACTCCTTTCTTCATTTGGCAGTCGTAACCGCGAGAGGATGTTTGCATTATGAAAGAGAGAGCATTAGCGACGGACGGAGCGTAATGCGACCATCTTTCATAATGATACAAACACCGCATCACGGTGGATTATCGGCGAAGCACCTTCGTAATAATAATCCATTCGTAACAATAAATCATTACAATAATAAGAAAAATCTTTATTAAACTATTGACTTTTTACTTTATATCTGTTATTATATGTATGCTTAAAAAGATAAATGACATTCTTTAAGTATTTGTCTTTCGTAACACCAAGATTTTGGAAGTTCTTATGTGAAGTGGAGCACTTGTGCGAACACTGAACTTAGAACTTCCTCTGTGAATGGAGTTTGTATTATGGAGTCTATTAAACTTAATAATTCTGCTAAGTATAAACATAATAAATTCCAGATTAAGTATCTTAAAGCAAAAAAGAATGATATCATTCTATTTGCTAAATATGAATCTGATTGGGATGAAGAAGATAATATCTTTTATAGAACATATAATTTCTTTATCTATTTCAATAGAAATAAAAGAGCTGTTTGTTATATTGGGAATAATTCAGCTTATCAATGTTATGGATTCTTTTCTAATAATAATATGAATTCCTTAATGAATTCTTTTCAGAGAAATGCTTCTGAGCTTTTAAATGAAGTAATTAATAAGGAGTAATAAACAATGAACACTTATAATAAATATACAGTCTTTCGTACTATTCGCTCTATTTGTGAATCTAATAATAATATCTCTCCTTGTATTGTTGCTTTTACTCCTTGCGATAATATGATGGTGAGTACTATGGATTGGGAACTTCCTGATGTATTCGATACCTTTGATTATCTTTTGAAAAATCAGTTTGACCTTTTTGCTAAGTTTGCTATCTATGAAGGTAATTCTTCTCCTTTGAATATTTCTGAACTTGTTGATGAAGTTATTGAAATTATGAAAAAAAATTATAATTTTTATAGATGTAGTATTGAAATTGTTAAGCCTATTGAAGATGTTTATATTGAAGAATTAACTGGTATCAGAGATATTAATAAGACCAAAGAAGTTAAGAAAGTCAATATCAAGTTTGTTGAGGGTATGGTTACTGAGGAAGACAAAGCTAAAGCTAAAAAGTTGGAAGAAGAGTATCAGAACAAAAAGTAAGAAATAAAGAAAGGATAAATTGCGAGCAACGCTCGCGTGTTGATTATGATTATTTGTTTTAAATTCAAAGATATGATTGATATTGCTTATCATAGTAATAATGATTGTTTATATCTTTCTCTTTCTGATGATTATCTTCAAGAACATTCTCCTTTTAAGAATAGCAAAGATTATACTATTGACTATAACAAAAGAACTACTGACAATGAAGAAGACCTTGAAAATAATATTGTCAGTATTATTCTTAAGTTACATCCTAACGATATTTTTGGCTATAACTCTGGTTGCTATGTTGAGCATTTTGTTAGTAAATTCAATAAGAAAATCGGTGTTTATGACTATGACTGGGATAGCTACTTAAAAGTCTTTAAGAAGCAACCTTTGCTTAAGTTTGCTAAACTTATGATTGATAACAGTGATGATATCAATGATGAGTATGATGTTATTTCAGCTTTATATCTCATGTGTAAGAACCCTAACTTTGCTACATTGGCAGATGCAGGGTTTAAGTTTATTAATATGACAGGGGAGAATTAAAAATGTCTGAACGTGTTTATAATTTTCAGGATATCCTTTATCTTAATTATTATACCGAAGAAGATAGCGAACATCACTTGATTGTTGATAATTTGGCTATTGATATGACTTGGGAGTATTCTTGCGAAAATGCTCCTTTTGATTTGCTTGCGGCTGTTGAATTTTGTAACCGTGTAGACAATGTTGTTTATAGAGGTTATAAGTATAATCAAGATAGTAGTGTTACTTTTACTACTGGCGTTACCTTTTTGAATTTTACACAGACTGTTCAAGATGCCATTGATAACAAGAATGGTTGGACTATGAAAGCTCTGGCTGAGTTATTTGAATCTCTTCCTTTGTCTAAATTTACTTCTCTTATTCAAGTTTGCAGTGATGGATTTTTTCTTGATAGTACTTATGCTGTTATCTCTTGCCTATATATTTTGTGTAATGGCTTGAGTGTTCCTTTGGTTACTGAGAGCGGGTTTAAGTTGGAAAAGTTTACTATTTCCTAATTGGTATTAAAAATTTTTTAGAATTATTTAAGGGGATACTTTTATGAAGTGGTTTGTTGATGGATATATTCTCAATGTTCATTTTGTCTATGATGCATTATCTGATACTCTTACATTTGATGGCGACAACGCCATCGCTTCGCGTAGCGTTGATGGACAGAGTAATAGTATTGGTTTAACTGGTGATAAAAGCCATGCGTGTGATGTTGCAAAAGAAAAAATTTATTGTGGTACTGAATATGTGCGTGATGTTAAAATTAGTAATGCTAAAATTGTAAAGGATAATTGTGAGCATTACCCACGCAATGATTATTTTACTTTTAACTTTTCTAAAACTGTCACGATTATTAAGGCTATACAGATTAAGAACTTTACAAATACTTTATATAATAGATGGCAAAAATTTGAGAAAATTAAGCCCAATGAAAATCCTATCAATGAATCTTGGACTGATTATTATGATTATTATACTTGGTACATTTCTTTAGTAGCTACCTTTAGTAATTTCCTTATGCAGAATTATATTAAGGTTCAAGGTAAAAAGCCTTATAAAGAACTTGAATCTGATATTAATGCTTGGTTTGATTATATTAAGCGAAAGTATAAAGGTGAGACTAAAGTTAAAACTTTTGATAATATTATGAATATTGAAGATTTCTTTAGAGCTTTGATGTTCTTCTGCTCTGATTTTAAAATTTTTGGCTACATTGATGGCGGTTGGAATGAAGAGTTAAAGTTCGTTGACAGAGGTTTAATGTTGTGAAAGTTGTGAAAGAAGATACTTTATTTAAAATTGTTTGTTTAATGGTAAGTTTTTTCTTTTTGGGTATGTATGGATATGCTTACTGGTATATATTTTTAATGAGGTAAAATTATGGTTGTTATTGGTATTATCTTTTTGTCGTTTTGTTGTGTGTTAGCTATTGCTGAGGCGCTTGGAAAGATGTGAGCAATGCTTGTGCGTTAATGTAAAGGAGTTAAAATAAGATGATTTATGATGTTGTTCTTGCTATAGCAATTGGTTTTTTTGTATTTGGTTTAGCTGCTGTAATTATTTTATAATCAGTTATAATTAAATATAATAATTTTTCTTTCTAATTTTGATTTTAATTTTAGGGATATAACTTGACCTGTTTTAAGTTGAGATTGATTGTAGGAGAAAAGTTTATTATATTTATAATTGGATTTTGGAAAATTTTGGTGCGAAATGGGTGTAATTGTAGGATGGATAAAAATGAAAATAACCATCGCTTACGCGATGAGTTTATCAAACATGAACAGCAACTTTTTAATAAGCAAGTTAAAGATGTGTTTGATAAAGAGCCTTTTGTAATTATTTTTGCTGATGCTGTTCAGTCTTCTGCTTATGGTTGCCATTCATATCTTACTATGTATAACAGTATTTTTACTTGGAGAGAAAGTTTGAGAATGTTGTTTAATGGTGGTTTAAGATATCATGGATGTACTGTTAATAAATGGACTACTTATAAGTGTAATTGTGGATGTAATTCATTCTATATTTGGAAGCATTGGTATGTTTGCTCAGAATGTTTTACTAAACATGTATTAAATGCTGAAAATACCATGATTACTTTTAGAGATAAAGATAAATGTGGTCCTGAATATGAATGCGAACATCGCTTACGCGATGAATATGACGCTAAAGCTATTATTAAGTGGCATAAATTTGGGTTAACAAGTAAATTTGAATTTGATAAATTTATGAAGAATTGTACTAACCCTGAACAAGTTGTGTACTGGTGAGGTGAATTGAAAGTAATGCTCACAGAATAAATTGGATGATAAGATTAGTAGTGAGTGAAATAAAAAACTTGCGGATGAGAAAAGTTTGAGTGCTGATTTCTGTTTAGGATAGGGAATATATGGAGAAAAACGTAGGAAAGTACATTTTGGACAGAGTGTGCAGATATTGGATGGGTGTGTAAGGTTTTTAGTGTGGTATGGGATTAAGACTTGAATTATATGGGGAAAATTGAGAGTATATCGGTAGTCGATATAAATAGATATAGATAGAATATAGATAACAAGATTCTTGTGAAAATTTGAATGAATTACAAGAAAGTTGTAAAGTTTGAGAGCGAATTATCGTTAAACGATAATTTTGTTTGAGAAAAAACGTAGTCTGGAACATTATGGTACATTTGGTACATTTAATAGAATGTTTGGAACATTCTTGGAATATTTGGTACATTAGCCCTGACGTACCGAAGGCCAATTTTGCTCATTTTTCTATTCTGGTGCTCTTTTAGGTAAGGAGAGGTAGGCACAAACACAATTCTTTTTTTAAAAAATTTACAAAAAATTCATAATTTGTTCACAATTTAAACAAACCCTCCCAAAATGCTCAAAAAATTCACATTTCCTCTTTCATGCCCAAAAAGTAACAATCTGTAACTAAAATCCCATTAACTTCTTGACAACCTTCCTCCCATATGTTATAATACTCTCATGGTTGTATAAAGTAGGTAATAAACATTATTGCCAACGACCTAAGCGTTAAGGGTGAGTAATCTATTAAGAATCCGTATCTTAATATAAGTTATTCATCATATAGACTTAAGGAAGGAAACGATAAATGAAAAACAAGAAATATACAATTAAATACGCCAAGCCCAAGTATGGACTTGAATATAGTAACAGTAAATATAATAACAGTACACAACTCACAAATACACATCCTCTAATTAAGACAAGTATTCGTAAAGCGATTGCAACTTGTCTCACATTCAGTTTAGTGGTAAGTGTAGTAGGATATGCTCAAGCCTTAAATAAAACAGGAGAAGATAATTCTTCCAAAGATAATATTTCAACCCTGAGTGAAACTGAAATCTTATCTCCTCATTATATCGCTATTAAGAACTTTCAAACGCAAAAAGAAAATTATTGGGACATAAACAACATTAGAAATGTTAGTCCTAATAGAATTTTTTATGTGGACATGAGTAAAATGGTTGAGAACAATACTGAAAATAATGATGAACCTGTTTATATTTTTTCAGGCATGAGCATACAGTATTCTGAAAGTCAAACTTCTGGAAGCCAAAGTTCTGAACCTGAACATACAGAACCTAAGACCTCAACTTATCGCTACGCATATTTAATTCATCTAACTGATTCTGAACGTCATGTAGCAGAAAGCATTGTAGCTGGTGAGAGTGGAAATCAACCCTTTGTAGGAAAGAAACTTGTAGCACAGGCTATTTATAATGGTATGCTTAGAGACAATATGTCCCCCTCACAAGTAAGAAAACAATACTCCTATGATGGATATAAGGACATTGATGAATTTGAAAAAGAATGTCTTAAAGCCTATGTCAATACAAATGCTGCTGATGAATGTAGACAAGCAGTAAAAGAGATATTCGATAATTATAGTATGCCTACAGATGATTTTGTATTATTCTTCTATGCTCCTGCGCATAGTAAAGGCACATGGCATGAAAATGCTAAGACTTTAAAGCCTATTACTTATGTAAATGAAGATGGAAGCACTACTAATTATATTGGTGGTCATAAATTTTTTGCTTTGAAGAATGAACCTGTAATCAATTATACCAGAGAAAGTTAATAGATTTTAATAAAGTTAAAGATTTATAATAATATAATTTATTTGTAAGCAAGCTTAGGACTTGAGTACGGTCTGAATGTAGTTTGAATATATTTTGGATATATTTTAATTCTAAAATATGGCGAACTTAATTTAGACTGAAAAGTAATAATAATTATAATTAAATTAAAGAATAAATAAAAAGAAAAGCAAAAAAAGCCAAAAGAAATAAAGAATAAATAATTTAATTATAATACATTACAAATACAAAAGTACAAAGCTACTAAAAATTAGTAGTATACTTTTACCTAAATGATGATGCAACAAAAAACAGAACGAAATTTATAAGTAATTAATATATAATTAATCCATAATTTTGTTTAGTTGTATATCTATTGCTCAAGTATGCTTTATACAACCTAAAGATGTCTGTAGTAAGTTAAGAAAAGTTATTAAACTCTTGACAAGCTACAGGCATTTTGTTATAATTATATTTGTAAAGTAAAGAGAGGTGTATGATTGATGCCGAGAGGTAGACCGAGAAAAAAGCCATTGCCTACTGTTGATACTGTCACGACAAACTCTAGTGGGGATGTTGTAAAGGAAGTCTCTAGTGAGACCATCAAGACAGAAAATGTGAACGAAGTGGGAGTAGAAGTAGAAACTGCAACTAAAAACAGACCCAAGAAAGATGATACACCTCGATGCGTATGTTGCAAAGAACCTGTTTATTCAGGACGTAGATTAAATCTATCTTTACTTACAACACTTGCGTCTTATCATTTTGCTGTAGAGGAAATGCAGCCTTATATTTGTAGTAGGTGTGCTTCTGATTTAGGTGAGGTTATTAATAAATGGCTCATTAATCATGGAGCAGAAGTTAAGCCATACTACAAGCCAGAATATATGGCTAAAAACTATGATGAGAATTTAAATAATTCAACCAAAAATTCGAAGGAGGATAATTCAAATGGCTGAGACCAGTATTGATTTCATTCATGGAGAAGATGTTGCTGTATGGAGTTCTGATTATTTTACTGTAATTAGAATTATGGAGGAATATCTCAAGAATTATCCTGATGAAGTAAGTGTTGTGTCTGATTACAGTGACAGTGATGGACAGAACAGATGTTTGACTATTAAGATTCCTGCTAAGTGGATGAGGAATCCCAAGCCTCCAAAGAGTCGCAATTTAACCGAGGAACAGAGAGAAGCCATGGTAGAACGTGGCAAGAGAATTGCTGCTTCAAGATGGGGAAATAAGGAATAATATGTAGATTAATGTAATATATAGATATAAGAAGACCTGACTTTTATAAGTTGGGTCTTTTTTTGTTTTATAGTTGCGCTTTGAGGGCGTAAGATGGACGAAAGATGAATGACTTATAAATAAATTATTTATATTTGAGCTTCAATTTTGAAAGATGGGGATGAAGTGGTGTAATTTGATGGGTGAGAGATGGAAGTGATTTTAGGATAAAATTTATAAAGAATTGATTATAATGAAATGGGGAGATGAAATTGCTGAATATTTGCTGGGAAGAGGTGAAAGTAGCGAAGCGGGAAAAAGATTCTCCCTTGTGGTGATTAAAAAGACTTCCCCCCCCCCGTTGCATTTTAAAAAGGGTGGGTGGGTTGGGAGATTAAAGTGAGAGAGAAACATAGTGGGACCTTCGCATCCGACGAACCTAAAAAAGTTTTGCCCTTTGATGAGGGTTTATTGAAAGGAAGGCGTTTTTCCTTTCGATTACCGATTTTTAATTTTTTTGGGGTGGTGGTGGGGAAAACTAAAAAATCTCCCCCTTGAATAAGGAAAAAATTCCCCATCAAAAGGGAAGACAGATTCTCACTGAGTAAGAATCTTAACTTATAGTCACTGAGTAACTATAAGTGCTAAGAAGTCTAACCCACCCTCCCTACCAAGACTTCACTTAACGGACACAAATTGAACCAATGTCTTCATAACGAACGACTTTGTATTCTTCTCGATTATTGTCACGAAGATGAATTTCCTGAAGTCGTTCATTCCATGTTACATAATCGCACCACATATCAGTGCCATCTTTAAGATAAACCTGAGTCACTGGATGCTCCCTCCTTATTTTCTTCCAAAAATATTTTTGTTGTTCACAGAAATGCTCATATTCATATTTTTCATCTCTTCGACGGTATTCCTCGTAATACTTTTTAGCCATAGCTAAAGAATCAATAGACTTACTATCTTTGAATTTTCTTGCTGCTAAGATTGAAGTTTCATCCATTTTAGCAATTCCAATGAATGTGAGAATTGTAATAGGAATTACAATAAACCAAAACAAAGGAACTCCTGCAAACAGACGAATTAGAATTGCAATGGGAAGACCAATTGCGAAGTAAGCCAAAGTATCACAACCTTTCTTTAATTTTGATTATACTTAGGTTTCATCAGTAATTTTCCCTCCTCTCTTTTCTTTAACTACCTGAGCATAATCCATTTCATAACACCAAATAGAGCCATTGTCATACAAAGGCTTGACAACAACACTATCAGGATTCTGCAAATTATCTCTGACATAATTTACTTCCTTCATAGAGAAGAAGTAACGACTGGTTTCATCCTTACGTTTACGCATACAAATTTTATTGAAATGACAGATGCACTCTGTAAAGTAAGAGTCAAGCATTTCAGACATAACTTCAGCAAAAATAGCAGCAGTAGAGATAGGAGCAGTGTTGTTGTTAAGATTCTTTTTCATAATCATAAATCCTTTCTTAAATAAATAGTTTGATTATTGAAGTTGATTTGTAAGAAAGGGGAGATTTCTCTCCCCAATCTTATTTTGCTCTACCAATGAGCCACAGGATTGCGATTGCAATCTCAAAACAAAGTAACACACCTTCGATGGTTATACACTTCACCTCCTTTCATTAAATTTTAAAAAATTTACATATACACCATCTCCTTTCTTATTATAACATTAATGCTGCTGGAATACAACAGTTTTCACTTTCTTATTCCAACATTTCTGACAAACTGTACAAGTGACAGTCTTATCATGCTGATTAGGACAAGTCGTATAATTCTTGGGGAATTCAGGATTCTTAGACTTGTCCTTGAAATCAACATAAGCCACAGGAAGATTATACGGATTAGGAACAACCCAATCTTTATCCCATGCAGAGAAGATAACATTTAAGTTTTTGGGAAGCTTTTCATTTTCAGAAAGCCATTCATTCACGATAAAATACTTCTTCGTAAATGCCATAAACTTAATCTTGGGATTCTTCAAAGCAATGTTAACCATTCCATCGAAGAAATCATAATCAGGAATATCACCAGCATCGAAAAATCTGCAAAGACCAAGACCAGAATGTTTGAGCTTGAAATCAACCTGATTCCAAAAATCCTCATGGTCGTTGTTATAAATACGAAGATTGCGCAGATATGAAGCCTGAACAACCGCAATCTGCTGACAACCTTTCATACAATAACAACCATCCTTCTTACAAGGAGCATCTTCACGACAACAACAAGTCGGAACTGCCAAATCAATGACTCCCATACCAGTCTTGGAGTTCTTGGTAGTCATGTGAATCTCATTCGTTCTCATAGAGAGATGCTGAATGTATTCCTCACGAGACATGGTGAATTCCTTTTTGTTGTTAACAGATTTAGCCATAGTTAAAACTTCCTTTCAAAAATAAAATGTTTGTCGGTATGTTAGGGACTATATGTTAGCAATACTCATGGGTGGTTTTATTTTCATCCATAGCACTGATTGCCTTAATAGAAAGACATAAAAGGTCTTCATTTGTAAAAGTATGAAGCTGATTTTGTGCTTTGTGCTTGGCATCGTCAAAGCTTTTTGCTTCAACGACAACTTCGAGAGTACCTTTAACCTCAAGAAGAACGTCATATTTTTGAAACTTAGAAGACTGTTTTAGCTCTGTTGCATAATACTCTTTAAGAGTACTTATAGCCAGAATAAAACTAGACCTAAAAGCAAGACCAGACCAAAGGGTAATGTTTGTCTTAAGGTCAACAATCCAATAGACAGTAGGATGTTCAAGCTCTTCCTTCATTTCAGACTGCTCCTTGAGATACTTCATAAAGTCCCGAAGATACTCATACATATAGGCTTCTTTGATATGTTTACCATCATAGTGAGAAGTAGGCAAAGAAATATTGTCATAATACTCAGGGTCTCCAAAAGCAATCATGACAACGGGTTTGTTAATATGGTCTCCACAGAAATAAGTTAACATTACGCACACTCCTTTTCAATTTCTTTAATGTGAGACAGCATGGAATTTGTGGCGGGAACAAAGTTGTGGATATAAGAAAACGCATAATGATTTTTCCAATCACGGCTATCCCAAATCCACTTGATAGAAAGCTTTTCAGTTTCAGGGTTATAGATAGTCATGATTCCCAAACATCTTTCAGGACTTTCATCAAGAATATCCACTTTAGGAGGATAGAACTCGATGTAATATCTATGTTCTACATTTGCCCAAGGGGTAAAGATTTTAAATTTGCCATACTCGTTTTCGAGGTTGGTGCGAACAGAATGAAGATTTAAAGTTGACATAATTATACTCCTTTCAATTTTAAACGGTTTAACTTAAATGATGTAGGACTTATATTTTTCGTTTGTAAGTATTTTCTTTTTAATCATATCCTTATAATTCATGATATAAGATTCGACAGGTTTATTCCACTGCCAACAATCCTTACGAGTTTCCTGACCGATGCAAGATTTTGTTCCCTCGTAAACAGTAATAAAGAAAGGTCTATACTGATTACGAAGCATTTGAGAGATACGTTTCACCTCCGTCCAATCACAGATTACATTAAGGACATTGGAACAAATGAACACATCTGCGCTAGGAAAGCCATAACCCTCGTCAGGATAATTCCTATATCCATCAGGATACCAATACGGGTCATACCCAATGTATTTGATATTCTTACACTTAAGGAAATCTCCGATAACTTCAGGATAACGACCACACCCCCAATCATAAACAATCAAAGGAGTCCCGAAAGTCTCACAATAACTAAAGGCGTTTTTACACCAAACCTTGTCATATTTCAACTGACTCCAATCAATGTGATTGTAGACACGAGGAAGTTTGGAGCTGTTGATGGATGTGAACTTAGAAGTAATAGGCTGGTTTTTCATGGTTTGTACTCCTTTCAAATTCAAAAAGTTTTGTTACTGTCTAAGTGTAAGAGGAGGAACTTCATAACAATCCACCTGACTGGCTTCGTAAAGTTCATCAATATAAACTTCTGCATCTTTGATAATTTTACAAGCTTTTAATTCTCCTTTTGATAAACAATCCTTATTAAAAATAGGATTTTCAATAAGAATGGAAGCAATATAACACAGAGCCAGCTTTGGAAAGAATTCGTACTTGTGAACTTTAAAATCAACTTTGCCCTCATTTATTAAAGAATTGAAGATATTGGCCTTCATACAAACTGCGGCAGGCATATTTTCACAGCTATAATCTTTAATGCAGATATCCTCCCAAGAATCAATAGAATCTCCATTCTTGTCATAATAGAAAGTTATCTCTAAAACGCAAGTTACACTAAAAGGTTGAAGAAGACAAGCATTTTGAACTTGTGCTTGTTCATTGCAGCGTTCAATACAATATTCAACAGCACTATCATCGTCTTCTTTATCAATTCCTTCATCTTCTTTAATTAGTTCTTTATCGTAAAAGAAGATTTCTTCCCCTTTTGCACAAAGCCAAGGATGAACAATAGGGGTAGATTTCTCTACCCCATATTCCCCATTGATAATAGGCTCGACAGCAGATTCAACGCACCCATGATACAAAGTATAAGACATAATTCATAACTCCTTTCAAATGTGTGTTGATTTAATTAACAATCAACAATTACAGTTTCTTCAACGACAAGAAAATCACCAATGAGTTTACAAGCATAGAAAGTAAGCTCCCTACCAGCGACACATTCAATAGAAGCTTTATCGCTGTGATAGCCAAGACTCTCAAGGATTTCGTTTCCTTTGCGTTCATCAATCATAGCGCTGAGTTCCAGATATTCTTCTTCGCTTTCAACTGCATAGATGTGAAGCTGAGTTTTGGAACAGGAATCATCACTGAGCCAATTGTAGAGAGTAGAAGAATTGTATTTCATGTTAAACTCCTTTCAAGTTAAAACGAATTATTTTGTTACCAGTTGTAGTTATCGGAATGAAGGGTATTAGCTACATAGTTTTTAGCAGCCTTGAGGGAAGAGAATGCTTTGATGAATGTGTAAACAACTACACCATCAATAACACTTCTTCGACTCAATTCCCAACCTTTACGGGAGAAAACAGGACGAGAAATATAATATTTCTCATCCTTAGACATATAGAAGTTTTCTCCTTTCGTGCCAGTTACAGGCTTCCAATGAACGACGTTGCGAGAATCAATAAGAATGATATTAGACATACAAGCACTTCCTTTCTTTTTCTTTCTTTCCTTTTCTTTTTTAAAGAATTCTAAGAGTGTTAGTTTTACCACAGCCACCACATCTCCAAGCAGAAGGATTAGACCTAATACCTTGAACTGTGTTACAATTACGCTGATAAGTTTTCACCACCTTTTTACAACAATCACAATAGATTTTGTAATTACTGCTTAATTTGGTTTGTTGATTGAGATACTTGTGATAGTTAGAGTCATAACTACATCTTCTGATATGCGTACCATAAACAGCATTGTATTTGGTAATGGCTTTATACCAACCACTTGAATGTTCATGGCTTAAGCCATTGGTAACACAATGAGCTACTTCATGGATAATTGTACCCTGTACATTGCTATCATCTCCAACCTCAAAATATTTCTTGTTAAAATTGAGGAGAAAATAGTGCTTACCATCAAGTGACCGTTTAGGACAGCACTGCCCAAGTCGATTTTTAGCTCTTGTGTTCCATTCCGTCACAATTTTTGTATCGAACAATTCATGAAATCCAAGGTTGATTAGCTGTGTTCTTGCGAGTTCGATATAATTTTTAACAGCTTCAATGTTGGTATACTGAGACATAATTCTTAAATCCTTTCTTTTAATAAAAGTTATTGTTACTGTTCCAAAGCTTCTTGGTCTTTAATGTCCTGCATAGTGGTCTCGACTGTATTGCCACATTCCCAAGAATAAAGAAGTTGACCACATTCAGGACAAATGTAGTCAAATTCACCATCAAATGTAAGATTTACCTCTACTCCACAATCAGGACAGCATTTACCAGTGCCATTAATAATTCGCAACATATTGTTCACCTCCTTTTGATTAATCCATACGACCACAATGCCATTCAATGTCAGTACAACCAACAATGGATAGATAATTCTTGATTTTATCAACCCACTGTTCCCAACTCCATTCACCCAGCTTATTAGAACGAGGAATCATCTTGTACTTTTGACCCTCGTATTTAAAAATCATACCATATCCAATTGCACAACATCCCTTATCCTCAGACATTTTGCAAAGGTCTTCCCAAATCTGAGCAATTGCTTTAATAGCGGGGATTTTATTGTCATCATAATCTTCAGGACCGAAAAGGATGATAGGATAATTCTTATGCTCTTCGGTATCATCAGTTTCATAATCGCTCCAATTATTGCACGGAGCGAAATAGAAGAACCAAGATGTAGCACACTCAATGTACATACCATACTTAAGAGCAAATTTCTCAAGCCATTCAGGAGCACCTGAATACATATAACCACACAAAGTTCCCTCAGAAGAGAAACTGATAATATTAGTAGAAGGAGCGTACTCGCAATACTTGGTGGGATGAACACCTTCAACATCATCAATCCAAGTATTCAGGGGGACATATTTCTTTTCTTCCTTATCCCATAAATTACGAATATAGCGAGTACGCTTGTTGTTGTAATAAATACAAACATCATCAACGCATTCCTGCTCGGCAAGTAATGCCTTAAACTCCTCAATGATATTGGCGATATCAGACTTGCTGTAATCATACTTCTTAGACATAATCATAATTCCTTTCTAAATAAAAAAATTTTAAAAGTTGTTGACAAGAATGAATTTGTGTGTTACAATACACATAGAGTTAAGAGACCCGTAACCTCTCAACTCTATGTGTTATGTTTTAGATTAATGTTTAGACTTCCATGAAGCCCGTCAAGACAATCACAGAATAATAAACATTAAATCTGTAGTTTATCTATTTAATTTTCTACATGGTCTTTCATCTCCTTTCTTCCTTAAGACAAGGGTTTCATTTATATGAACAGCTTACGGGGCTGGAGTTTTAGATAGGAACAGGGTCACTCCTGTTCCTTTTCTTTTTCTTCGTAAGGCTTAAGGGGAATGCGATTACGAGTGGAGTATTCGCCAGTATCATTGTCCATAAGGAACTCGTTTTCGCACTCATCGCAGAAGAATTTGGTTTCAGTCTTGAAATCATCAACTCCTGTTACTCCCCAGTTTCCACAATAAGGACAACGAGGCTCACGATACTGACCAAAGTGAATATCTTCCTGATACTCTTCAGACCGAGGTTCACTCCAAACCTTAACAGAGAAAGTATTACCAGATTTATCATCAGGGTCAATCTCTGCCATGCAAATATCCTGTTCCACATCCTGTCCATCACGAACAAAGACAATGTTTACACCATGATACCCTTCTTCCTGTTCACAATAGATTCTGAACTGACCATTGGGAGTATCGACAGAGACGTAAGGATAGGAATTATTCTTTGCAGAGTGGATAATCATTTCGTTAAAATTCTTGTTAGACATAGTTTTCTTTCCTTTCTTAAATCAAAAATGTTTGTAGTTACCAGCCGTAAACATTGCGAACTTGCTTACCAATAGCGCGGGTATACTTGGTAATATCCTTGGAAGTTGCTTTACCACGGTAGAGTTTCCAGCAGAACTTGTCAAGCTGGTCAGAAGAGATTTCAGGTTTCACCTCCCTATATAAAGTGTAGTTTGTTCCGTCGTGATGAGTTTGCTTAGAGCGAAGATTGTTATGAGAATCAACCCACCACTTACCATACTCGCTACCGCATTTAAAGTTAAGACAGGCTTTAATATTATGCTCATCTAGAAGGGTATATCCCATCCTACGCCCATTCCAAAGACCGACATCAGCAATCTCGATGATACGACCTTCGGTGGGGATGTCGAGGTTAGATTTTTCATCCTCAAAGTACATATCATTAAGGTCTAACATCTCTTCATAGAACTTATATTCCTCCCATTCAGAGTAATCAATCCCACATTCATCGAGATTTTCTTTAATCCCGTCAATCCAATCATCAAGGTTCAGGTCATAGTTGCTCCAAATGATATGAGGATTGCTTTTCTTGTTCTTGGTAGCCATAATCATAATTCCTTTCTCGTAATATGTATTTAGGGAACATTTGTGTATGAAAAAGCTGGGGATTATACCCCAGCAAATCCTTTGTAAGTTTCAACAATCTTGTTCTTTTCTTCAAGGATACTTTTAATTGCACTTTTGATGCTGTAAATAAGATTATCCCTCAATGTAGGATAAATTTGATATTCGTCCCATTTAGCAAGCCAACCATCTTTATCCTCAAGCAAAGGTTCGGGGCAGCATTCAGGAGAAGCATCAAGTACAATAGAGTCAGTATAACTACCACTTATCCAAGTAATATAATAACGACCACCCTGTTTGCTAACTGTGATACTTTCATCCACACCATAATCTCTGTAATAATGAGCATAAAGATTTACTCTTGAAAAGAGATTAACTTCTTCAGCGATTTTCACCAAAGAAAAAATCTGGTTAACAATCACAGTCCACTTAGCTCTACCAATTGCTTCTGTACGAGGGATATAATATTCCTTTGTAGCTTCATGAAGAGTCTTAGCATCCTGATAACGCTGAAGAAGCTCCAGCATTTCGGTGTCTTCGTTTTCTTTACAAGTAACGGTAACGGTCATGTTTTCATAAGTCTTAGTATTAGTCATAATGCAAACCTTTCTCCCCGTATAGCCGTTAGAGCAGCTTAAATATGTTGTTAATTATTCTGGTCGTAAGCGTGTTTACCAAAATATTTCTTTTCTGCTTCTTTTCGAACAGCAATTGCTTCATCTTTAGTGTCAAAAGTTCCTAAATAATGATAATTATTGTGCTCTCGAATTTCTGCAACCCAACCTTTGTTGGATTTGTTGTAATATACACCACTACAGCCAGAAGTGTTTGTTGTGGGAATAATATGATTCATATTGTTTTCTGAGTTCGTAGTTATGCGAAGATTGTTTTTTCGATGGTCTATCTGTTTTTCATTTAACCTTTTATGTGTTTTATGGTCTACAAAACCAACATCACCTTTTTTTAAACCCATTAGGTAACGATGAAGAAACAAAGGAGATTTTTGAGCACCTTTAGAATTTGCTTGAAGATATCCATGAGAATTATAACTCCAACAATATTTTTGTACTTTTTCAATATCTTCAATATCAACCCAAAAAGGTTCATCTTTAGAAGTATAAAAAATAGCATATGTTCCATCAGGACTTAATTCATAACGATTTTTTCTACTCCTTGTTTCTCCTTTTTGCTTGAATGAACATTCCAGACATTGCTTGATTAAACCATTTCTAAGTCTTGCTCCTATAGCTACTAATGTGTTCCCACATTCACAAACACAGTTCCATCGGATTCTATGTTTTCCACTTGAAGGAAGAATATAATCTTCTGCTCTGTCAATGACTGTTAATTTGCTTTCAGGAACTCCATGTTCTTTCATTACCCATCCAGTCATATCTATAAATTTTTTATTCATCAAATCCTCCTTGCCCGTATACCCGATAGCACAGGTTTAAATTATTAGTCACGAGGAGTAACACAAACTTTAAATTTGTTTTCCTCAGCGTACTCACGAATTGCTTTGTATTCATCCTCAGTGATGCTACGGTTAGAAGCCCCTCTTGCCTGAACAATTGCTTTATTTTCGACTTCAATGGTAACAAGAGACTTATCAAGCTTATCTGTTTTACGAAGGAAAATAATCAGGCAATTTCTACGCAACACCTTTCCGATATATGAACTTACACAATGATTCAACTCAGAACCTTCGTGCTTGACATCATCTGCATTCTTAGGACGAATAATACTGTATGTTTTATCTTCCGTGACAAAAGGCTTGAAATCTCTATAAGCATTTTCGAACAGTTCTTCCTGCTCTTCGGTAAGTTTGATTTCATAATTGCGAGCTGCAATATCATGAGTCTGTTTAAGATATGAACTGTAAAGAGTTGGTTTCAAATCCGTGGTGATACACATATTAATATAGTCATTAAGTTCCTGAATAAAAGCGTGCAAACTTTTAAATCCTTGATTGATTGCCTCCTCACAAACATAATCCATGAATTTACCAAATGTGTAATACTCATAAATGTGGCTGCCTCTGCGTCCGTAACCAACTCCCAAGTACCATCTAAGACACTTTCCAAAACTGCCTTCGTTGTCATTTTGGACATGATTGAACAGGAGTTCTTCATCCCAGTATTTGCTTTTCTGAATGATTCCAATCCACTCATCCACCGTGTAATGGAAGTAGCTTTCGGCAGTGCATCCCGAATCAGGATTTCCATAACCGTATTCGTTAGTTGCGGTTTTAATAAAATCCTGCAAATCAAGCCATTGTGTGGCCACACCAAAGTCAGTTACCTTTTTATATTCAGCCTTGGTCAAATTGAGAATCTTGTATACAGGAATGGCTTCGGTAATTTTACGGTTGAGTAAGCTGCTTTGAATTTCCTTTGGGGCGGTTCGAAGAATAATCTCCGTAGATGCATTTCTTTCTAAAGTAAATTTGAATTCAGTAAAATTATAATGAACTCCGATTTGTTCTTGAGGAATGTCATAAAGTTGAGCAATAAAACTTGTGGCACTATCTCTCCAAGAGAACTGACAAGGTTCTCCAGATTTGCTAACAGGGGAAGCGTTTTTATCAAGGACTGGAAATAAACCTTCATCGACAAGAATGAAGGAACAAGAGAGATTATTTGAAGCGATTCTGTATTTGTAGTTACGAGAAATAGCAGCTCCAAGCGGGAAACAATAACCCACATTAACCCAAAATTCACCTCCTTTAACATTAACTTCTTTCAACAAGACTTCTTTCATGTTATAGTCATTGATATCAACTGCATTACCAGAAAGAAGGTCAAAATACAGACTCAAATCACTACGATTGGAAGCGTAATGGACAATGATAGTTTTCCCATTAGGGGTGAAATCTTTGTTATAACATTCGCTCTGCACACGAGACAGCTCAACCTTTGCGTTTTCAAGCTGTTCATTGAGCCCCTTAATCAGAGAGTTAAGTTCCTTTTCTTTAGAAGAAGATTCGTAATTTTTGAAGAAGCTCTCATAGTCATGGGTTTTGGTCTGATAGAACTTAGCAATGTTAGACATAATCAATTTTCCTTTCTTAATTAGACAAAATATTTATAGTGACTATATATTAAAGGTAGGAGGGATTAACCCTCCATCACCTTTTTACAAAAAGCCTTGTACTTCTGGCTGTTAAGGATACCAAGAATCTTATCTTTAGCTTCGGGCTGACTCTTATAGTAGTCAGAGTTATAACCAAAATGTCTCTGATAAATCATATCAGGATTTTTCTCCCGTAATGCTTCAAGAGGACAGTAAAGGCTTTCAGTAAACTCTTTACCATTGTGTTTATAAGGCATCTTGATATAGATATCACATGAGCCAGAGCCGCACGTAGGAACATAAGCATTGAATTTGTATTTCTTCAGATAAGGATAAGCCATGAGAATTGCTTCATTGAAAGCTTTTCGAAGATAGACACTCTGATAATCAAGAGGGACAACATACTGGTAAGCATCTTCGTAATGGTCTCTTTTCCAACCATTATGTTCTTCTGTGAATCTAAAATTTCTCTTGATTTCAGGGAGACGTGTGTAATGGGCTTCATAGTAGCTAACACTATTTGTAGACACAGGAATATACTTGATACCACAGATATCGCTCATTTTGATTTTCTCATTTACAAGCCAAAGAAGGACATGAGTTGGGAAACACTTTTCCCATACATCCCATTCTCTGATGAACTTTTTAGCTCTTTCGTAGCCAACAAATTCTTCATTGAGGTAAGTATCCTGATACTGAGCATAGATAGACATAATCTTTTTTCCTTTCTTTTCAATAGATGTGTTGCTGTTTATGTTTGATGTTTATATTTTAGTAGAGTTATTTCTCTACATCAAAAGTAACATGAGCACCAGCGATTCTTGTGCGACTTGGAAGCTTATAAAGCTCGGTAATTAAGTCTGTGTCTCTTGGTTTAAAATGAGGCATAAACGCAAAGTAAAACACTTTGCTATCAAGAGGTTTGGCCTTATCATCGAAACGAGTAACAATAAATATATAATATTCTTTGTTACTTTCCAAGTCTGTAGAAGTTCCTTCAAAGGTGATAGTAAAATTGCCAATAAAGAAATTACCGATACACATGATTTATACTTCCTTTCTTTAGCACAAGTGTCTGTTTGTTAATAATTTGTTTAATAAGTTGGGTTAGCTTTAGAAAATTCCCAAAGTTCTTTCTTCAGCACCGCATGAGCTTCTTCATAAGCAGTAAAGAATTCTTGGTCAGTTTTGTAATCATCCATGCTATGAACAAGTTCTCTTATATAGTCATCCATGAAGGGAATGGATGCTTCAAAATCAACCAAAGCACCACTGAGATTTTTTACTAAAGTAATCATTTTTGCACCTTCTTTCTTTTTAAGTGTCAATAGCAAGATTCTTTACACAATATCCATACCTTTCTTCAAGGCTTTCATAAATAGAGTCTTCTATATCTCTTAAAAAACTAGTACAAAGGTCATCATACTCAAGGTCAACTTCAGATGGAAGGCTTTTACTAGGGATATCGTTTTCATCAGTGTCCCATTCAATATTAGTAACGTGAACAATCATATTTAATCTCCTTGTGTTTTAATTTAAGGGAGAGAGATATTTCACTCTCTCCCAAGTTGATGTGTTGAACAGTTGAAATTAGACAGAGGGTCTACCAAGCCATTCAATGTTGTCTGCCTTGATAGTCATACAACCAGTCTCATTAGAAGACGTGAAATAACTATCAGGAACGAAGCCAGTCTTACGAAGGTCTTCCTTAGAAATAGGCTTCCCATTGAGATAGTGCTGGACCTTGGGCTTATTGGGAGTATCATACACACGGAGATATTCATTATACTCACCCTTCTTATTGGTGTGGCAGATGATACGATTGCTGTTATCCTTCCACTGACCCCAAGGAAGCTTAGAAGCGGTATCAATGGGGATATTCTTCTCAGCAGCCTTTGCGATTGCCTTCTTAGTGTGCTTGTAGTTGACACCGATACGATAAGTACCGATAACACGCTTAAGAACAGAGACACCAGCTTTACGACCAAGTGCAGAGAGAGTCACATCGGAAACGTAAGCCATCTTGAAGAACTGACCAGCGGGGATGGAGTTGACCTTGAGGTTGAAATAAGTGTTATTCATGATATTTCCTTTCTGCCTGTAAACCCGATAGCACAGGATAATAAATTAAATTGTGATAAAATGGTTATACAAATTTGGGATTAGATTTCAACTTCGATGATTTTGGCGTCCCAGTTGTCATGATTCAGTGTAGTACCATAAGCCAAAAGACTTTCGATATCCACCATGTTCTCATCATCCATGAGTTCATTTTCTTCAAGGATAGACAAAGCTTCTTTTAAAGTTTTCTCATCAATGACAAGAGGAATAATATCAATGCCAATGTCTCTGACTGTGCAGAAATCATTAACCATGTGGTAAATGGCTTTTTCCTTCTTATCAAAGAAAGTAGGTTCGTTAATTTCACGCTCACAAGTGTCAATGTACATATACTTTTTCATAATGTTATACTTCCTTTCTTAAATCACAAATATTGTTAAATTTCAACTTCGATGATTTTACCATCCCAGTTGTCATGATTATAAGTCTCAGCCCACGCAGATGTATCATCGAAGTTGTTTTCATCATCAAGAATATCATCATCTACAAGAGACTCAATAGCTTCTTCCAGCTCGTCCATCGTAGAGATATTGCAAAAGTTATAATTATCTACATCAATATACCGACAAGCTTCGATAAACAGCTCAAATAAATGAATCTGAGCTTTCTCCATAGTGTCGAAGAACTCAGGTTCACCAATTTCACGCTCACAGCAATCAATAACCATAAACTTCTTCATAATTTTTATTTCCTTTCTTCAATCAAATGTTGTTTGTTGTTACTCGCCTTTAATCACATTTACGAGTAGATGATAAATCATTTCATCCGCAGCTTCGGCATCCTGCATCATAACGGTTACTTCGTCAAAAGCAACATCGTTAATCACTCTGAATGTGGCTCTATCCTTATTCTGGATAATTGTAATCATTTATTTGCACCTCCTTCAAAGTAATATTCAGAACAATGAAAAGCTTTTTCAAGCGCGTTCTTGATACTCATGAGCTTGTAACCGCATTTTCTTTGCTGTTCTGCCAGTCCTTCATAATACATAGATTCTGCCTGTGTGTTAGAACCTAATGCCCAGATATGTTTATTACGAGCATCAGCAAAGTGCTTATTGATTGCATCACCAAGCGCATGATAGAGAGCTAAAACTTCATCGAGAGAATCAAACTCGATAATAGCTTTCCAACTGTCGGGATTGATTTTCTTAATCATGTTTTCGTCAATGATATTGGGAGTGGGCTTGTAAGCGATAGTGTCCATAGTTAAATTCCTTTCTTAATTAGACATGTTGTTTGTAGGTATTATGTGAGTGTGGATTACGGAGTCGCAATCCACACAACAGCAATGTAGTCATCAGATGTTTCCTTAGTTCCATTATTATCCATAGTGAGAATGTAAGGAGCATCTTCGTATACAGCCATGTTAGTTTCAAGAGTATAAATACCATCGAAACCATCATCCTGAGTTACATTAAGAACTCTGAAACGATATTCTCCATGTTCTACATCAGAATCCACAAGTTCTGCATAAACAGGATAAGTGTTTTCTTCAAACTTTACTTCAGGAAGATTGCTGGGAGGAATAGTAGCATTAGCCTTAGCTAACTGTTCCTGTAATTCCTCTACTTGTGTGAGGTAATCCTTTACAGAATCACCCAAAGCTGCAACTCTTTCTTTGCTGTTGAGATACATAAAGGTCATGAGGATTGCGATGATGAGGACAAACAGATTAATCTTTTTCATTTTTATTCTCCTTTCATTTAAGCTGCGATACGATTCCAAACAGAGTTCAGAATAGGCATGGTGTTAACTGCAACAGCCGTGAATGCTCCTGTGGTGGTAGACTTGGAAGATTTACGCATCTGAGTAGGATGACTTTCAAAGTCAGAGATAGCGTTCAAAGCCTTCCAAGCTGTGTCATTGAAGTTCTGAAGGTCATCCTGATTGTAAGCCGTCATAAGCTTTTCAATCATAGCCAGATTACGAATCTGAAGAATCTCAGAATCTTCAGTCTTGACAGGGAAGAGCTCACGAGCAAGAGCTTCAAAGGCTTCCTTGGAATAAGGAGTAACCGCAAGCTTTTCAGCCTCAACCTTAAGACGCTCAAGATAGTTGGTATTCTGAAGCAGAATAGTCTTAGCTTGTTCCAGCTTGGCCTGCATAGAATTGCTGTGACGAATACTTACACGATTCTCAGCCCCTCTGGTTGCACGAGCGATGCAATTAGAACAGAAGATACGGATACTGATGAACATTGTCTGAATTGCCTTAGAGCCATCATGACTGTTAAGGAACATCATGGTGGGCAAGAATTCATCATCCAGAATCTTCATGGGTTCGGTAGACATAGTAATGAAGCTCTTAGCTCCATTAGGTCCATAGCTACCAGCAGTTTCAAACTTAGCACCTCCCAAAGCAAGAGAATCGAGGAAGTCAAAAGCCTCACGATTCTGAAGTATGTTGTAATTTTTACCAACAATGCCCAACGGAGCATTAGTGTCAGTACGAATGGTTGCGAACTGGTCAGGGATGATAAAAGGAGTATCAACCAGAATCTTCTGACCATTCCATTCCTGCTCAACCTTGTTTACGAACTGGACAGGACGCTTTTCAACGGAGTAATCCAGACCACTGAGCTTGAGAGCGGATTCAAGAGAGTGGACATTCTCAAGAGTGATGCCCATATCTTCGTAGTACTTCTTACGAGGAGTGTTCTCAACAGCTTCCATAACAGCGTTGACTTTATCGGTATTATAAGAGGCGAGACCCATAGTAATTTCCTTTCCGAGCATTAGCTCTAAACAAATGTGTTGTGTTGTTTGATTTAAGATGAGATTATTATAAATCCCAAATCCGTAAATGTCAAGTATTTAAACCAAATAAAGTAAATTATTTAGTAAGAATACTTCCAAAGTAAGGCAAAGAGTTCTTGCGTAAGTTTTTTAACCTTATCACGGTCTGTTTTAAGCATACAGGTATCTGAACCAATATCTTCTTTTAACTTAGTGAGGATGTCGAGATAGCTGAGGTCAGTTTCGACGGTGGTTTTAATTTTCATTTTGTTTCCTTTCTGTACTAAAAAGTACTTGACAAAATTGATGTTGTGTGTTAATATATGTATAGATGATAAGAAGAATCCTATACTTCTTACTTACCATCTATACATCTTCGTAAAATAATCAGTGGGTGTGATTAATTACGGTTATAGATAATCATTATCTACACAAGATTGTAGAAATAATTAATGTAGAAGATTCTCTACATGGCTTTCAACTCCTTTCCTCCTTAGACAAGGGGTGATTATATAACAGTTTATAGGAACTGGTTATATCAAGAAAGAGCAGGATTATTCCTGCTCTTTTTGTATTGTGTACAAATACTGCTTTCGCTTTTCTTTGTACTGTTTGTTAATTTTGTACCGATAACTGCCATGAGTCTTACGTTGAATTCCTTCACAGCGGTCATAGTACATACCATCGTACTGGGGATATTCTGTGATAGCATTGTTAGGTGTACGTTTAGACATAACTTTTACCCTCCAAACCATATTCTTTGGCATCAAGCTTACTGCTACTTGCGCTATAACCTTGACCTTTGTTGAGCACAATGTTTACAGGACATTTAATTCCCTTTTCATGAATCCAGTCAATTACAAACTTGACTGCATCAGGTTCATTTCCAAGCCAACGATTGTAAAGGCCGTGAATTTGAATGACCTCATTGTGATTGTTAACTTCAATCGTGAAGAAAGGAATATCAATGTTTTCATTCTTTCTTAAAAATAGAATGTTTGTTCTACCTTCAGCAACACGACTAATATAACCACCAACACAATGATGAAGATATACGCCTTCCTTTGTAATCTTGTTCATCTCTTCAGGAACAACAATAGAGAAATTATCATCGGCATACTCAAATTTTTCTTTGCGTTGGTCATAAAGTTTAGCGGCTAACTTATTTAATCTCTCCTGTTCTTCTTTGTTTCTTGCTTCTTTGTCTGTAATGTTGATTTCAATCAGCATATTGTGATAACGATGAAGTTCATTCACATCTTTACAGGCGTACAAATCAATATCAGGACGGTTGGTGTTTGAGATTTGTTTGAATAAATTTAAGGCGTCAGAAAAGATTCTAAATACATCCTCGTTAAGACCTTTCTTATCAGTCTTTTCCTGAAGGCGCATAAGTTTGAGAAGATTCTTTCTATTCTTTTCATTTTGTTCAGGAGTTGGTGACTGGATGTCTTTTTCTTTATTTATGTACAAAGTTTCTTTCAAATAATTGTTCCTGTTACCATAATAAGTGTAGACACTGTTATTTACTCCAACAAAATACAAAAAATCAAAATAGTCAGAACGAACATTATTCATTCTTTTTGCCATGCTAAAGTAAAAGTCAGAATCTTTGTCAGTAATAGAAGAAAGATTTTTAACGCCAGCGACAAATCGAACGGTTTCAATTACACATCGAGGAGTATAGGTCAGACCCGTGTAAATATAAGTCGGACTATTAGGATTCTTTCTCTTTTCCTTAAACATCTTATCTACCAATTTAAGCTGGTACTTATTCATGCCACTAAGCTCATAAATGTTTGCAGATTTAGAATATTTTCTAAATCCAAAAAGATACTCAATGTCAGATTTTGCAGATGCACTCATGAGATAATTGGCGATGTATTTATATCCAGCTTTATAAAATTGTTCGATAGTAGGACATCTAAGAGTGTAAATAATCCTAAGAATTAAGGAATTTGTTTTAGTCATAATGTCACTATCATTGATGATAGAAGAGATATAAAACAATCTCTTAAACTTAAACATATCCTCAAAACCTCTGAAGAAACAGACGTTATCAGCAGGAATTCCAATATCAGAAGAACTGGATACCCTAAATACAACATTTTTGTCAAGAGTCGAAGCGGGCTTGAAGATTGTTACTTTTCCTTTGTTGTCAATGAGAATTCGTGTCTGTTCTTCAAACTTGAAATAACCACCAAACTGACGAATGACACAGTAATTTTCATTTAAGATATTAAATGTCCAAATTGTATCTTTGTATTCAGTGTGATACTCATTGTTCCAAGAGTTCTTAACATCAATGGCTTTCTTAGGATATAACTGACGAAGTTCGTTTAAATTAACAGTTGGTAAACTATTAACAATTTCAGAGATATCCGCTGATGATTTAGAGACGGTACGAGGATACGCTACTTTATAATAATCAGCGAATGTATAAGGAGTCCATTGCGTCCATCTGATTCTCGGATTGCTTTCCTTTTCGGTAAATCCCTCAATTGCTTGAGAAAAATGGAAATGATAAACAGCCTTATACAAATCGTGTTGAAGGAAATGAACAAATCCTAAACTATAGAATTTACCTCCTTTAGATTCAAACGCAATGTTTCCATTGACATCAAATGGAACAGGGCAGTTTCTGAAAAGGAAATAACGCTCCATAAAATAGTAGTTTCTTTTCTCTTCAGGAATCTTTCTGGTGTTGATTGTCATTATTCCAAATACAAGCATTTCAAATTCAGGGTAATATTTGGCATAAGCAACTTTTGCATTTTTACCAGAACCAACAACGATTGTGTGGGATTGAATATTACTCACATTGAAATGACCAGTTACTTCTTTACGATACTGTCCAATAGTATCGTTATGCTGAATAATTTCATACTCACCTCTCAGTAAGTGGAAAGCTTTACCATTTGCTTTCTGTTGCCAATAGACAATGATATCAGGACAGTTGTTAAGATTTGGATTAATCCCCTCTTTAGTTGAGAGAAACTTCTTTACAATAGCTTTATCCTTTTCAATGATTTCGTTGGGGATGCTGTCAATGTAAGTGGTGTTCATTTTCTGAATTTCCTTTCATTTTCAAATTGATTGATTGTGTTGGTTGAGTTATTCTTCATCTTTCCATTTGTCGTATTCAGGCATAGGTTCAACTCCTTCCATTTCTTTTGTTTCTGGATTCCAATAAATTCTTTTGCCACACACACGGGGAGAATAAAAATTATTGCGCCACTCCTTAGTTGCTTTGTGTTCTATACTCATTTTCACAATCAAAGCAGGTAAAACAACAAAGACAAGCGTAAACAGGTCTATGATGATGATAGCAATCACTGGAGCGAAAACAATGATTTCTGGAATGTTATAGCTACCAATATATTTGATTACACACATAACGATTGTGGCTACAACAAGGATGTAATTAAGAGTGGCTTTGATATTACAATAATTGTTATTATTCATTTCTGCATTTCCTTTCTTGAAGTGGAGAGGGTGTATTTCAACCCTCTCCTATTTTGTTGTTAATCTGATGAGAATTTATAGATAATTGATTAAGAATTACTCCCAATCTTCCTCGCAATCCTCATCTTCATCCTCATAGTCGTTGTACTTACTTTCGTTGTCGTTACGAATTGCATTGACAGCACGAGCTTCAAGGAGAGCCTTAAGAGCCCGTTCATCAAGCTCACAGTCGATGTCACGAGCATTGCAGATTTCCTCGCCAGCTTCATCAAACAAAGCTTTCTTCTCATAGCTGAGAACACAGGGATAAGTGATACCATCAACCTTGACTTCAAGGACTTCATCAGGGTTGATTTCCTTCTCATTCATGGAAGCTTCAAACTGAACCTGAGCCATAACTTCCATGACGAGAGCCATACCAGTCTTGTCACTGTTATCAACAATACGCTGAATAACAGCAAGACCAGCTTCACGGTCGCGGTCGTTGACGGAACCCATGCAACCACATTTAATTCCGTCGATGTAAAGGAATTCCATATTGGTGTTATTTTCCTTCATGAGCTGAATGCGATTGAGGGACTTCTTAGTGTTGATGTTGATGTTAGCCATAATAGACCTTTCTCTCGTGGGTTTTAATGTCTTTTTCCTTGACAAATTTATTGAGCTTAAAGGCTCATTGAAGTGCAGGATATATTTCAATCCTGCACTCTATCAACCTTTACAGCTTTTCAATTAGGTCTTTTATTTGAGCTCTTAAATAAATTAGAGTGCCGATTCTTGTGCAACAATAACTAATATCTGCATTGTTACCTTGGGACTTAGCTTCTTTTGCATTTTCAATTTCAATGTCCATTGCTTGTAACAACTCATATGCTGCTTGCTTGAGGAAATAGTCCGCTCTACCCTGATGAGTCTTGTTATTCATATTAATTGTTCTCCTTTAGAGTTCTTTGATGATATCGTTTGCATAATTCTTCAGTGCTACAAGAACACCGATTTCCGTACAAATTGGCTCGATATTACTCTCAGGATTAAAGGCGATACGGTCTTTCAATCTCTGAGTTTCCTCTTCGATTGCTTTCTGAAGAAGATATTCAGTACGATTGGTTAGATAAGTTTTATCCATAATTTTAATTCCTTTCTTAATTGAAATACAAAATATATTTTAACCTTTAGAAGTTAAGAGCAGGGACGGTAAGCAGATACATATTCCAACCCCAACGATTGCCCTCAATCTTCTTCAGAAGATGAGAGGGAAAAATTCTCCAATCAGGAGATTCAGAGGTTCCTTTGTTTTCCAACTGGTCAACAGGCTTGATACAATTTAGAATAAGGAAATCCCTCAACCTGTTGTTATCAATTTTGTTGAAGCCATCTTCCTGAATACATACAGCCCACATAATATTCTCCACAACTGTTTTGTGGTTGGAAGAATAAACAGGGAAGAAGTTCTCGCCATCATGGGCAATGAGAACATAGTTGAAATTGTTATTCATGGTTAAGCTCTCTCCTTTTCTTCTTCAGACTGGATATCGGTAGCATCAAACTCATCAGACCACGTGATATCGTCAGCGCAATAGGCACCAATTTTATCAAACGCTTCAGATTCAGAATCAGCTTCAATCTCAACGAAGCCATAACGAGTAAACGTAATTTCGTATTTCATATTATATGGTCCTTTCTTAATGATGTCAAGTATTTAAAAGAAATTTCATAAACTACTTGACAAGTGTTATTATTTATGTTATATTACACTCATCAAGCAAGGTAGCCTGTAACTTTTACTTGATGAGTGTTGTTCATATTATCATCTTTTGTTAGTTGCGATGATAAACGATACGGATAACTGAAATTTGTCTATCCATATCAACATGTAAAATTTTCTACATATTAATTTCTCCTTTCGTGAGTAATTATATAAACAGACTTTACAGGAGTCTGGGGGGTCTTAAGCGAGACTGGTAGTTGGTAGCTGCCAGTCTTTTCTTTTTTACTTCTTATAAACCATATAAGTGAGAAGATAATCACGAATCTTTTCAGCAGGATGACCTTCGTGTTCTTCAATCTTATCCTGAGCAACACGAACAAACTCATCACAGCTCTTATATTGCTTAAGATTCAGCAGAAAATAGTTGAATGCCTTGGTATCTTCACAGTGCTTGTAGCAAGCAGAAATTCCTGCTAACATGCGCTGAGTATAAACCATATCATCCTTCCAACCAGTTCCCTGAAGAACAGCGAATACAAAACGAAGAGCGTTTTCACCATCACGCTTAACAATACGATACAGCTCTTCAACTGCATTGATGTTATTATAACGATTGATGGTGCTATTGCGATTGGTCTTAACAGTCAGACCAAATTCCTTTGTGACCTGATTGATAATCACTGCTGTGGGCTTCTTGGCACAAAGTTCAGCTTTATATCTTTCGTAACCACGGAGGTTGGTCTTACCCTCATTTTGAGTGGCAAACAAATCTGCTTCTTCTTCCAGAGTAAGATTGATAAAAACCTTACAAGTGATGGCATAAATGGGGAAACCCTTACTCTGCATATAAAGCAGAACGCTCAAAGTATGAGCGCCATCCATAAGAAACAGATGCCAAGTGTTACCAACTTTACGAATAGAAGCCGCTTTAACTTCAACTTTATTGATATTAAAGTTGTTGGTAATTTTGGCTACTTCATAGTTTTTGGGTTCACGCTGATAGTGTAAATCCACTTCAGGAAGATAAAGAGGAAGGTCTCTAATAGCCCAGTTACGACCGTCTTCTCTTTTCTCAATTTCTCTTTCAACAGAGAGTTTGAGAGCATAAACAGTTTTAGACTGTTCGTTGGTGATTGCCTTGGGCTTAAGTGCATCGAACAGGACTTCGCTGACGGACTTTTCGTTCTTAATGTTGATGAGATTAATCTTCTTCATAATTCTAAATTCCTTTCAAGTTAAAAAATGTTTGTAGTTACCACTTGACAGATATTATCAAGTGTGCTAAGATAAACACAAGTAGAAAGCCTACACTCTCTACTTGTGACATAATTAATATGGATTAATTACGATTGTAAATGATGAAGACTACTACTGTGGGCCAATAATAGTCAACTGCTAAGATTTTCTACATAGCAAAACTCCTTTCTAATTTAATAATACATTAATTCATTGTAGGCTGAATTAACGTGTGAGTGAATAAGTTGGGCTTAAACACTCTATTGAGGGATGGAAGTTTTTCCATCCCTTTAACAATGTTTAAACTCTTTCAACCTTATAAGGCTTGCAAGCAACAACATCGAAATTGTTTACAAGCCAGTCAGGTTTGGTTTCTTTAGTATTGAGGAATTTACAAACAATGTTTGCAAGCACTTCACTGTTAAATACAGTTTTTTCCTTCATACTCATTGTGACTGTTACGGATTTTCCATAACGGTTAACAATTTTAAACATTTTATTTCACCTCCTTACATGTGCCAAACTTCAGTTTTAGTGCCTTTGCCGTTGTAATAACGACGAGCACCATAGCTAACTTTATCACTGAAGTACTCAGCACAAGGAATCAAATCCTTACGCTTTCCCTCTTTGATTTCCTTGAGGGAGAGATTGAAGCACTGCTCAATCTCACATTTGTCACAGTTTTTACAACTCTTACCTTTGCAGATATTGTTGCAAAAGTTGTGTCTTACATTGCAGAGATGCTTAACACCCCAAGAGGAATTCATCTCATTGATGGTGCTTTCGAGGGTGTAATTGCGACCCATAACACTAATCTTTTTCATTTTACTTTGACTCCTTTCAAGTCTGTATTAAATTTGATTTTGATTTGGCCTTAAGTGTGCTGGTTAGAAGCACACTCTTTTCTTTTTGATTTTGGTAAGCATCCAACACCAAGGATTTCCAAAATCATCCTCAAGTGGAGTAACTTTAATGGTTACAAGCACTTCAGTGCTCAAATGTTCAAGCACATAATCGAGATTTTTAAGAGAGAAAACATATCTCTCTTTTGTGTCATCTTTAGTGCTTTTTGCACACCATTTAATGATTTCTTTCAAGCCCGAATCAATCAGGCAGTTCAGATTCCCGTAGGTATCAAGCGCCCTATTAAGGGAAGGAGTTTCTAAATGGGTAGGATTATTGGTGAGAGAGCGAACAGTGTTTTTCATTTTCTTAGACATGACTTTAATTCCTTTCTTTTGTCAAATTAATTGTTGATACTTACACTTGCTTGAGATATTTAAGGTTTAACTCTAACTTGGAATCCATAGTTAAACCCTTTTCTCTTTTGATTCTTCCCCTGAGATTATTCAAAGCTTGTTTCTCAGAAGAAGCCATTGTGTAACCAGAATAATGACAATAATAGTCATACCATCTGGTGACAGGTCCATCGTAGAAATATTTGAGCTTCATATATACCTCCTTTCAAGTCAAATAAAATCGGAGACTTTACCCTCTTCATGGACATAGCCTCCAAGAACTTCAGGACAGGACTGGAAATAACCAGATGCATCCTGAATGTGGATGAGAATGGTATCATCCATACTTAGGGAGCCATTTCGTACTCTCCTTCTAAGAGAATTACGAATTCGTTTCCAAATTTCGCTTCTTTCTTCGAATACATCATAGATGACTTTGCCATCCTTTTTGATGTATCCTTTGTACCATTTTGTCATTTGTTTTTATCCTCCTTTTCACGATTCAGGGCAGTTTTTCTTAATTCATCTTGAGAATTATAATACTGCTTAAAAGCATCACAACCTTCCCAAGAAATTTTAGATTGAAGCTTTGCAAGCTTTTCAGAGACTTCTGACAAGGTTTTTTGTGCCTCTTCAAGAGCAGATTCCTGTAATGTAATATATGTATCCATTGCAACATTCTTTGCCATAAGAATGGCAGTGAATTCATCTTTGAAGTAACCTTCATAATGCTGAGGCATAATATGCGTTTTCATTTCATTAAAGGTACTTTCGCGGATGAACCGCTCCCACACTTCTTACTGAGC